GGGCCCGGCTCCCGCGCGGGCCCACTCCCTGCCCTTAGGGCGCTCCGCCCAGGCCTCCTCCCCCTCCGGCCCTTTATCTAGGTGTTTCACCCTCTCGCCACCAATTCACACTGCACACCTGTTCGCCTCACCTGTCGCCTGCGCCATGGCCACCGCCGGCGTTCGCTCCTCCGCGATCCTCGAAACTGCTCCTCGCCGCGCTTCCTTCTCCGCCGCCATGCCGCTCGTTGCCGCCACCGCGCGCCAGCCTCTCCGCAGGCCCGCCAGCGAGCGTCAGCTGCAGCTCGGCGACATCGGCGACGCCTCCGGCCCTCTGGCCGCGCTCGGCCTCCCTCATACGCGGCTCAGAGAAAGCGCGCTAGAGGTCTTTGAGCGCTTTATGGCGCGCCTGCCCTCCAGACCCCCGTCCTACAGCGAGATCGACCCCGAGGCCGTCCTGGAGCGCGGCGTGGAGCGGCCCCGCGCCTGGTCGGCAAGCCTCCGCGTTCCGCCGCCATCCTACCTAGAGGCCATGCGCCTGGCGCCCCCGGCCTACGAGGTGGTCTCCGAGCTCTCTCCGCTCCGTGGGGACGAGGTGGAGCCGAGAGCGCAGTGCCCCAACCCCTACACCACCTACGATGGCACCGACGCCACGCTGTGGGTCTCCGGCTACCCCCACCCCAACGGGTGCTTTGTATTCACCATGGTGTTCGGCGCCATGCTCATCGCCCTCGTTATCCTTTTGTCCATTACCCTCAACCCCTGGGTCACCCGCAGAGGCGATTAAACACAAAACGCTGTTTTGACTGTTCAACGCGTTGTTTTCCTTTATTGCTTTCCGTTACAGTGTCCGTGGTGAAGGCTGTAAAAGATCGTGCCCGTCAGCACGAGCACTTGAAACAACAAGATAACAACATTGGCGATGACCAGGCGCTGGCAGCATGCCCCCGCCCCGCCGCTCTTTTGGACGGGGCGGGGGGCGAGTTGCAGCTCCTCCTGCTCACGCAGCGTGGGAAAGCCGTCCAGGTACACGTCGGCCGGCGTGGGGTCACGCCTCCTGGATCCGTTTAGGGGGAGCACGGCGGGGCTCCCGGCCTCCACGCCCAGCTCGCGGCGCACTCCCGCTGCCCCCGAGGCCAGTCTCGAGCGATCGCCGTCGCCCTGCCGCAGGCGCGATGCCTCGTCCGCGTCCGAGTCGCTCTCGTACCCGTAGGGGCTGGTTCTGGCGGGGCCCTTCCAGGCCGACGGGGGGAAGGCCGTTCCGCCCTCGTACCACACGCTCCGCGACCTCGCACCCCCGCGCTTCTTTCTGAAGAACTTGGCCATTCCTCCAATTGCCGGAACCGCCAAGAGTCGCTGTAGCGGGCGCTGGCTCTGGGGCCGCGGGCGAGCGTTGCTCGCACCAAGGTCAGAAGCTTTTAAGCCCGACCGCCGCACGGCTCCCGCGCTTAAACTGGGCTCGGGTGGGAGGGGTTTGGGAGGAGAGGTGCGAGCGGCACACCGGCCCGGGCGGCGCGCCATCGCCGCCAAAAACCGTCGGCCGACGGGGTGGGGCGCGCCGCGTTCTGCTGGGCCCTCTATTTAAGGGCCCGCCCGAGCGCCGTCTCGCCGCTCACTCCCCGGCTCCCTCACCCGCGGCGTGGACGGTTGAGACCCGAGCGCGAACGCGTAGTACCATGGGCGCGTCCGGCTCCAGCCCCGAGAAGCCAGCTCCCGCCCTCGAGGCCTTGGCCTTCGAGACAAACACCGTCCTTCGCTGCATCGCCGGGCGGATCATTGACCTACCGGGGGGCGACGAGGCGCGGATCACGCCCGACGTGGCGGACGACGCGGGGAGCTTCAGCTACTTTAAGTTCACCCCTTCGTCTAAGTACAACCACCTGAAGTTCATCGGCCGGGCGTACGCGCTCACCAGCAGCCGCAAGTTTGTCCTGTACCTCTCCAGCAGCTACAGGGTGTTCGGGTACGAGGAGGGCACTGGCCTGCACTTGCTGGCGCGATCACTGCGCGAGTTTCTGCAGGTCAGGGGGCTCTCGAACCGCGACCTGCGAGTTGTGGACCAGCCCCTGCTGAACTCGCGTATGGAGCGACTCTCCTTTCCGCTCCCGACGCGCGAGGACCTGGACTGCGCGTTCTCGGGCGAGTTTGAGCCCGCCTACACGTCCATGGACAACCTCCTCTCGGAGTGCGACCACTCTCCCGCCCAATGCCGCCGCCCGCGGCGTCACAGCACGGCGTCGTCGACCGCCATCCGCTCTATGCACTGCGAGCACCAGCGCGCACACGGCTCCGTCATCGACCTTCGCCCGCCCCACCTGCGCGAGCCGAGCGTCTGCCCCTCGGTGGGCGCACCCGAGCGCCGCAACTCGCAGCGGGCTCGCCGCAACAGCGCCCCCTCCGAGCCCGGAGCTTCTACCCGCGCCCCCGGCTCCTCCGTTTCTTCCGTGTTTTTTTAATAATAAAGACACCGAGCTTTTACAGTTTAACGCGAGTTATTGTTTATTGGCCTTTTTTTCTTTGGCGGAGGTAATCCCCTTGGCCACGCTTAGGATTTTAGCGCTAGCGGCTGTGGCCCCTTGCCAGCACTCAAGGGAAAAGGGCTGCCTGCAGTGGCAGTGAAAGCACAGTCCGTTGATTAGCGAGTCGTCTCCCTCGGGGTTGTGGTCGTACTGAGTGGCCGCGCTAAACGGGGACCCGCAGGTGCCGTGCTCCCTGGGGAGGTCTTGCAGGATCCGGGCGTTGTTGAGGATGCTGCAAAAGTTTCGCAGGTCCGACAGCGGCAGCTGCCGCTCGCAGTCGCGCTTCTCGTAGACGCCTATAAAGTAAGCGTGAAGCCGCGTCTGCGCGTCGCAACACGCCCGGATGGTGTACGTGCGCATGTTGAGGTAGGACTTGCTGCGCATCGGCTGGCTGGTAGTGGCCCACGAGCTCCATACGAGGTCCAGGGGCAGCGGCGACACCACGTTGCTGATGTCTACCAGCAAGTCCAGCCGGCAGTCGCCGTGGTTCCCGTATCCCCTCTCGTCGGGCGCGCCTCCCCGGCGACCCCGGTGCGGGTCGAGCTGTGGCGCTGGCAGCATGGCGGTGTCTTTGGCGAACCGCGGGAGGCAGCGATCAGAGTCTCCTGTTTGCGCTATCCGGCGGCCGCGGGATCCGCTGTGCCTGTGCCCTCGCCCGCCGACCTTTAAACGCGCGCCCTTTGCGTCCCGCCCCTAATTATCCCGCAAAACATTACGAGCGAGAGGCGTGAATGCTCAGTTAACACATTTTATTGGCGGGGCGGGTGTGGGTGCTGGGGGTGCGTTAAAACAGGTGGTTGCAGTAAAAATACTTCCCGTGCAGATACACCGGCACGGTCGTGTAGCTGGAGACGAGGTTGCACATTGGATTCTTGCACCGCCGCTGGTGGGCGTCTATCGCATCTAGCGTGCCCGCGAGGCAGGCTCCGGGAACGTAGTCGTCGAGCGCGCGCCCGCCGCGCCCTAGGTCGTCGGGCGCCACCGTCTCTGCGCCGCTTTCGACCGCGCGGGCGATGCGGGCGAGGGTCACCAGCATGAAGGTTGGGACGCAGGAGACGTCCGAGAGGCGAGGCAGGTCGCACAGCTCCTCCAGGGACGGGCCGCCCGACGAGGCCAGGTGGCACCGCAGGAAGGGTCCGAGCTTGAGCCGCAGGTTGGCGAGCAGCGCCCCCGTTGTGGCTATGATGGGGTCCCTGGTTCGCATCGCGAGCCCCTTCGACACGAGCATCTTGCACCAAGACAGCGTCTCGTCGGCCGAGGCCAGCGCCTCCAGCAAGCTCTCGCTGCGCATAACAGCGTCCCGGAGGGCCCGCGCCGCCTCGGCTGCGTGGGACCGCACCTCAAACAGCTTGTAGAGGTTTTCGCCGTGGGCCGTCAGGGTTTCCCACGTGACGCGGCGCTCCTCCGGGTTGAACGGCGCCGAGCCAAAGTCGAGAACGGCGGCCCAGGGGGACGTGGTCTCCGCTCGAAAGCCGCCGTTGCGCACAGGGGTCGTGAGCGTAACGCGCGCCCGCTGGAATATGTCGCCGATGCGCTCGCCGTCTACGCGCCGGCTCACCTCGGCCACGGCCGCGGCAGCGGCGGCGTTAATTCTGTCCGCCGCCGGGCGCTCAGAGTCGGCCTCGCGGGAGCCGCGGCCGCGCAGCCTCCGGTGCACGCCGGAGGCGCGGTGCGAGCGCGTTTTGAAGCACCACCCGCTATCGCGCTCCCTCGCCGGCGCGGACGGGTCCGAGATCAACGCCGCGGGCCGCCGGCCCAGGCGCATGCGCACGGAAACTCCGGAGTGCCTCGGGGGGCTCGCCGCGTCCCGAGAGCTCCTCTCTCGCCCCGCGCCAGGAGCCGAGGCGTCGCGCCGCTGTCGCCGGTTGCCCCCGCGACCAAACGGGCGTTTGCGGTTTCGGCGTCTTCGCGGGCGCTCTCTGGGGGCGGCCGCCGGGGCGACAACTTCACTTCGCACGGCGGCGGCCGGAGCTGTGGCGGGAGCGGCCGGCGCCGCCGTTTGTGGGCCGCCGTTCCCGGACAAGGCGCGGGCTCCGCAAGGGCCGTCGAAGCTAGCAGCGACGGCTGGCGAGTCGGCCCCGACGCTGTCGTCCTCGGTGTCGGAGCCCAGGATGCTCATTTCGTCGTCCATGTACTCGCAGCTGCTGACGCTGGACACAGCCATCGTTCGCAGTAGGGAAACGACTTCCTCCAGCGTGGCAAGAGCGGCAGCAGAGTCGCTATGGGGAGCAGCCAAGAGTATAGAGCCGAGGGCTGGAGATTCTTTATAGCGCTAGAAGGCCGCGCCCACTTCAGGCGTGTTAACCCGGAACCGGCAGCCTTTGGCCCAGCAAGCTTATTTGGATGCGATGCTCGTAGTGCAGTAAAATTGCCACAGCGCCGACGATAGCGAGCAGGTAGACCATCTTGATGAAGAGGTTGGCCAGCACGGCCGAACAGCAGCTGACGAGAACGCCGCGCAGGCCCGACGCGTGCTGCGGGGGGTGCTGGTCGTAGTCGACCCCCTTGGTGGGCTTGTTGTAGAGGATGGCCACGGCTTCCAGGGCTGTCATGGCCACCACAAAGGTCCACGACGCGATCTTCACGTACAGGGGGTAGGTCTGCGCGCAGGGCGTGTGGACGAGGCTAACCGTGCCCACGGCGACGAGGCGAGCGAGGAAGTGAACCGCGTACTCCAGGCCCATGAGGACCGCGGCGCAGGGGCTCTCGCACAAAAACCCCAGGGGGTCCGTCTTTAGCTTTCGGCTGAGCGCCGTGCGGCGCAGCGCCGCCTCGCACAGCAGGCGCGCAACCTTTGTGTAGTGCGTCCCCAGCACGGTGTTTGCGATGGCGTAGGTTGCGTAGTTCAGCGTGTACCCGGTGGGGGGCAGAAACTCGTTCTGGTCTCTGAAGGGGCCCAGCAGCCGCCGCTCCTGCCGCAGGCTCATGAAGGCGACGTACAGCAGCCACGCCGCCGCGATCATCCTGAGGTGCACGTTCCACAGGTAGGCGTGGCAGTTTCGCGTTCCCAGCACGATGCGCACTTTTTCGCGCAGCCCCTTCATCGTCCGCAAGACGTCCAGGCTGGTTTCGTTGATCCAGCTGTCTCGGCACACGTGGTCAAACCCCGATAGGCCGTCGCTGAAGCGACGGGCTCCCGCCTCGGGGTACGCGTAGACCACCGTCGCGTTGTAAACCCCCCACGTGGCGGTCGTGGCATTGGGGTTGTCGAGCTGCACGGTGGCGTACACGCACGTGTGGTTAAGGCCGGAGCTGAGGGTGTACCATACGGTGAACACTGCGTACGTGGTGATTAGCCCCAGTGCCGCGAGGTGGGCCAGGCGCCCCCCGATGAGCATCGCGCCGGTCGCCTATTTCTCCAGTCCGACCTCCAGGGTAAAAATGGTGGACATCCTATTGTTCCCGCATTTTGTAGCGAAGCACTGTTGACTGATCGAGGCGCACAGCCGGCCGTGGGCGTCGGCCGCTATGGACAGAAACGTGCGAGCGGCGTCCCGGGTGGAGCGCAGGTGCTTGAAGCGCAGGCAGCCAAACCCCTGGGGGCGGTATGTGGAGTTGCCCGCCCGGGTGAGCTGCAGTAAGATCCAGTCGTCCTTAACGACAACGATGTGGACCCCCGCGGAGCGGTACTCGCTGGCGTGGTTCGGAAAGTGCGCCTCCAGATGGGTTATCGCCTTCTCGAGGACGGAGTCCGCCACAAACGCCTCTACCTCGTCCTGGCGGTGGACCGAGACGTTTAAGCGCGCCAGGAGGGCCTCGAGCGTCGCCCTCTTGGTCAGCGCCGCCTCCCGGTTTCTGGCTACCTTCCGCTCGAAAAAGCTCACGTACTCTCCGCCCAGGCTGGTAACGACGCGCGTAACTTTGGACTGCCGCGGGGCCGCGTGAAAGTGAAAATTGGTGGGGTCTGCGTGGGCAGCTATAAACTCCTCTACGCACTCGCACTGTGGGGGAATCACGTAAAACGGCAACAGGCGGCCGTGAAAGCCCCCGGTGGTGTCGACCTTGCAGAAGAAGGGGACGCGCAGGCTGCGCCCGTGAGCGTACACCCCCGTGTCAACAAAGGAGAAGTCTTTGAGAAAGGGGCACATACTCTCCGCAAACGCGCGCTCCATGACGACCGCCTGCTGGATAATGCGTGCCAGGCCCCGCACGGCCTCGGTGCCCGCCAGGAGGTAGGGTGGCGGCACAGGCACGGAGACCCGAAAGCCCATCTTTTCGGTACAGCCGCACGCCTCCGTGTCGCCGAGCGCGGGCTCCCCTTCGCGCGCGACTTCGGGGTCGGAGGCGTGCGCTGGTGCCCCCTCAAAGTTCTCCTCCCAGCCCGCCTCGTACTCTTCCGCCTTGTTCGCGGCCAGGTCGCACTCGATCAGGTCAGCGTCCCAGAGCTGCTCCTCCCCCCCGCTGCACATCCACTCCATCTCGGCGGCGGCCGCGTCTCCCTCTAAGTCGGTCGCGCGGGCGTTTCGGGCGGGGGGCGGGCATGCCGTCTTGTAAAAGTAGCAGGGGTGCTTCCCCCAGTTCACCTCGGCCTCGGTGAAAATCAGCGACATGGCGGCCACGACTCCCAGCCGGAAGCCGCGCATGGCTAGGTGGAGCAGCCCGGCGGGCACTGCGCGCCGAAGGCTGAAGTCCACGTCCAGGACGACGTTACTCACGGCCAGGGCCGCGTTGAACATCTCGTTCCTGTTTACGTACATTTGCGCGGGGGGGCAGGCCGAGGCCAGCCCTTGCTGTCGCCCCTCGGCCTCCGGCGCGGCGGTTGCTCGCGCCAGTGCCAGGTCGCGCCGGGCCAGGGCCGGCTCCCCGGCGTCGGGCGATACCTGCGGGAGGTTTGCGGGCACCGCCCGCGAGGTCGCGCAGCGCGTAACGCGCCCCCAGTTGTCGCCGGCGCAGACCGCAAAGGCCTGCCTTTTCGCTGGGAGGGCCACGCGGTAGACGGGCACCGGGCCGCGAACGCCCGTCTTTCCGAAGAGCACCTCCACCGGCGACACGCTGCGCCCCCCGGCGGCCGGCGGTGCGGCGGCCAGGTGCAGTAGCCGCCGCGAGACTCCGCACTGGGGGGCGGCGCCAGGGGCCGCGGGGTCTTCGCCCCCCAGCGGCTGGGACCGCGGCGACTGGCCGCCCAAACAGGCCGCGGACGGGCGGCAGCCGCCCGCCTGCCCGGTTGGTGTCCAGCCGTGTTTAGCGAGTGACGCCTCCACCCGGTCCAGCAGCTTCATCATGGGGGTGCTCGAGTCGCAGATGCCCGCGCAGGGCACGGCCAGAGCGGGGGCCGTGACAGCGGGGGGGTAGGTCCTGGCCTCGGCGTACAGGCGGCCCACGGCCGCCGGAAGTCGAACTACCCGCGGATCCACGTTCTGGGAGATGTAGTCCGCTATGTTTACCTGCGCCCGCACGTGCGCAAAAAAGTTTTCTATGGTGGTGGCTTTGAGCGAGGAGGCGGTGGCGACCCCCTCAATCTCCGCGGGCTCGGCAACGCTCACGGCGCGCAGGTGGTCGCGCAGCTGCCTGCGATTAAAGCTCTCAAAGTGGGCCAGGTAGATGTAGGTGATGAACTCGCGGTCCGAGAGCCGGAGGCCCTGTCTGTCGGCGGCGATAAACTCCCCCAGCGCGCTAACCTCGCTCACGTCGGCCTGCACCCGCCGCCGCACGTACGTTGGGAGGGCTAGGGCGCCGGGGCCGCGCGCGTAGCCGCTCCTGCAGCAGAACCCCGAAAGGGCCGCAAAAGAGGTGAGGTTGGCTATTTCCGCGCCGGTGGGGTTGGGGGGCGATGCGATGTTGTACGTGCGAATAAAGTCTTTTATCGCCTGCAGGTCGTAGCTGCTTTCGGGGCCTTCGGAAGAAACCGCCCGGAAGAGGTAGTACCGGGTGGCCAGCACGAGCGACTTTTCCCCGGGGCCGAACTTGGACGTAAACCAGAACGGGGTGGTGTTGTTGTTGCTGTACAAGCGCCGGAACGCGGCGAGGACCTGCTGCTCGTGGTGGATGTACACGGACGTCAGGCCCGAGCGCCCGCCCCGGCCGCCGCACACCGCGGCCTGGATCGAGGCTCCGCGCGGGTCAAAGCGCGCGGCCGAGGCCGTCCGCCCCGCGCGCGCCGTGAGGTGCTCCGTTGACACTACCAGGGCGAGAACCAGGTCGTTGTGGAGCGCGAAGGTGGCCTCTTCGTCCAGCGCGTCCAACAGCGCCCGCGTGGACAGCGGCTGGCCGCGGGCTAGCGCCGCGGCCAGCGCCCGCGCGCCGGCGGCGCTTGCGAAGGCGCACACAAACATGGGCCGGACGCGCTCCCTGGGCCGGCTGCTGGCCCCGCCCACCATACCGCTCAGCAAACAAAAGCTTACCAACGGTCTGCGCTCTAAAAGCGCGGCGGCGAGCCAGTCTTCGTCCGCTTGCGCGCGTTCGTCCTCGGAGCAGCTTGCCACGGAGTCGCTCCGGGGGCACCGCGACAGCCCAAAAACATCGTCGAGGTGCCGGCTCCAGTCGTAGCTAACGACGTAGAGCCCCTCGAGACTCTCTTGTCCGGTGAGCAGCATCAGGGAGTACGTGATAACGCAGCTGTCCGCCGCGTATAGGATCCTGAGCGAAGGCGTTTTAGCCTCCGACGCCATGCTGAAGTGGATAGTGTCGAGTCTGTGCGGAAATGGCAGCGCCAAGCCCGCTGAGGTTTATGAGCCAATACGGGGCGGGCAAAACCCGGCCACCATGCTCCGCCTCCAGTCGGCGCTGGCGGCGGTCAACGCGCTCCTGCCCGCGACCCTGACCATTGAGGACGTGGTCTCCTCGGCCGACAACACCCGGCGGCTGGTGAAGGCGCAAACCCTCGCGCGCACGTACCGGGCATGCCAGCACAACATAGAGTGTTTGGTCCGCCACCAGACCTCCTCGGACAACCCCAGCCTAAACGCCGTGGTGGCCACCCACCTGATCAACGCCAGGCGCCTCGCAGACACCTGCCTCGCCGCGCTGATGCACATCTACCTGTCGGTGGGAGCCGTGGACGCCACCACTGACATTATGGTGGACCAGGCCATCCGAATGACGGCGGAGAACAGCGTGGTTATGGCTGACGTGGCCGTCCTTGAGAAAACGCTTGGCCTAGCGGCCGCCACGCACGCACCGGTACCCGCCACCGGCGCGCACGCCCGCGCCGATCCCGCGGTTCTCGGCGCCTCGCCAGTCCAGACCCCGGTCGAGGACCGCGAGGCCGAGCACGGTCCCACGAGCCCCCTCCTTCCCCGGGAGGGTCCCGCCGGCGAGCCTCCCACACCCCCCCAGCCCGCCCGTGCCCCCGTCAAGTCCAGCCTTAAAAGCAAACACCCTTCCAAGCGCAGGCCCAGTGCCGCCGCGGTACAGCTGTGTTAAACGACAATAAACTCGAGTGTGCATTGTAAACAATGTTTATTGCTCGTTATTTTGGGTGTGTTGGGGAGGGGCGTGCAGACACTAGGCTGGTTGAGCGGGGAGGGCGAGGCAGAGCGTCAGCGGCCAGTGGACCCGAACCCACAGGCGCATCGCAGGCTTGGGGGGGCGTCGCTGTCAAAGTTGGACGTCATCGTCCACTTGACAGCGTGGGCGGCCGGAGCCCGCAGCGCGGGACCGTCAACCTCGTCAAGGCCGTAGGTGGGAAAAGGATCGCTATCGTTGAGTCCCCGCCCCAACCACCAGGCGTCCTCCGGGTCTGCGAGGAGCAGCAGCTGGGCAATTCGCCGTCCCGCGGCGATAGTCACGGGGTCGTCGGTCATGTTGACTACGACGAACCGGCACGGCTCGCCGCGAACCCACCGGGTTGGCAGCACCACCAGGCGCCCGAGGTTCATCGAGGAGCGCCCGAAGATGCACGGCTGGCACGCGGCGCCGTCGCCGCCAAAGACGACGGGTAGCTCCACTAGGCGGCGCTCGCGCGGCCCAAGCTGCAGCTCGTTGGCGGCCCGCACGTCGTAGCCAGCGTCCTCTTCGCGCTTTGGGGCAAAGTACTCGTAAAACGAGTCTTCGCCGCAGCTGGAGTTGCTGAACCGGGAGTCGATGCGGTGCGCGCGTATAGGGCCGGGGGCGAGTCTGACCGCAATGAGACCCACGGCGAGTCGCCAAGGGGTCACGCGGGGTCCGCACCGGCTAGGAAACAGCACGGCCTTTACCGGTCCGCGATAGCCGGAGTCGATGACGCCGACGGCGGTTGAAACCTTCGCCCGGCCAGAGGAGTGTTTTGGCTCGTTGCCAACATAAGTCCAACCGCTGATTTGCGCGAGGATAATGGCATATCCGCTGGGAAACGCCAGCCTGACGCCTACGTCAGCCGGGACGCTATAAAACTCGCCCGCACTTCCAGCTTCCTCACTCAACTCCACCGGGTGTTTATTGATTAGCACCAGCGAGCTATCGCCGGCGCTTACCGCTCTCCACTTTTTGTCGCACTCTACGACAATGACCGCCTCCCGTGGCTTCGCGCTCCCCTCCATCCTCGGGCTCTTGTTGCTCGTGCTCGCGGCGACGGCCCGGGCCAGTTACTACGGAGACGGTCCGCGAGACCGGCTGGACGCGGCGAGAGACGAAGACAGACAGCGATTTTGGAGCGCCGCCTGCTCTGGGCGCGGATTTCGAATCACTGCCCCCGGCACGGCCGCCATTCTGTTTTATGTCGCTCTAGTGGCCGTGGGCGTGGCAGTTGCCTGCCAGGCGTACCGGGCCTTTTTGCGCATTGTAACGGCCGAGATGCTGCGACGCGTTCACTAAGCGGATCGCCGCCGAGCCCCCTCCGGTCCACCGCCCGTTCCCGCCCACGTAGCTACTCCGGATATGATGCCGCGCTTTGGTTGTATAAAAGCCGGCCCGCGCTCAGTCGGGGCCACTCACGCTTGGCGCGCTTGTTGGCTCTTTTTGAGTTGAAGCGCTCCGGTGGTGGTGAGCTGCTGCCTCTCCGCGGTTTTCCGTCCCCCCTTTCTCGAACCTCTCCGACCTCTCTCCTCGAGCCGGGACCATGGCCGGTACCTGGAGCAGACAGAAGCGCCGGAGCACTCGGGGTGACGTCGAGGCCGGAGACGACTTTGTCTACACTGACTGCCGTCGCGGCCCCCGGCGGCACCAACCCGCGACTCCCGCCGACGGCCGCATCGTCTTGGAGAACGAGCTCTACGAGGGCTTTTGCCTAACGCGGGAGAACGAAATTTACGAGGGCGGCTCCGCCCGCTGCGACGATGAGAACCTCTACGAGGTTCCCAACCGCCAGCGCCACGTGTACGAAAACACGCCCTACGAGGAGGACGATTCCGAAGAGAACGTGTACGAGGTGTGTGCCGGGGACGAGGTTTACGCCATAGGTGTATACGGAGGGGCGAACGGCGCCAGACAGCAACCCCCCGGAGGGGGGCGCGTTTGCCCCCCCAGGGGCATCGCACCTCCCCCAAAGCCTGCGCCGCAGGCCACGCGGCCGGCCACTCGCGCCAGCGCCGGCGGGGCCGTTCCCAAGAGACCCGGCGCCGATGGAGCAGGCAAGCAGCGCGCCTCCCCAGGCGTCAACGCGATCAAGTCGGGCAAGCGCCTTGCGTTCAGCTCCACCCCCAAAACGCCTAAGGCCCCGTGGCACGGGTCGACGCACTTGTACAACAAAAACATATTTTGCGCGGCAGTGAGCCGCGTCGCCGCGGCCCACGCAAGCGACGCCGCATCCTCGATCTGGGACCTCGACCCGCCCAGGAGCAACGAAGACCTAGAGCGGTTCCTGAAGGCAGCCGTGATTCGCATCATAGTGTGCGAGGGGTCGAAGCTCCTCGAGGTGGCGAACGCAGCCCTGGCCGAGACCCGCGAGGGATCCGCCGCGGTGGGCGGCGGGACGTATGACCGCCGGCACCGGTCCTCGTCGCGGCGCCGGTCCTCTAGGTGCGCCAGGCCTCCCGCGGGTGACTTTTTCGACGACAGCAGCGACTGATGTCGGTCATTTGCATACGCCTTCCACAACACCCCTCTCCCCCATTCTCAATAAAACGAGCCCTCTTTACACAAAGTTATGTATTTGCGTGGTGCTTTGCCAACGCGCGGTTTGGTGCGCTCGGGGACGGGCGCGACGGTCTCGAAATGGCTGGGTTGGGGTCTCCGTACGGCGATGACGCGAGTCCGGGATACGAGCTCATGGACGTTGACTCGGCGGTAGCGAGCTTTGACGAGAGCATGCTCGGCGCCGGCGAGTCCGTCTTTGCCGGCCCGGCCAAGAGGAGGCCTGCGCTGCCGCCCCCCAAGGCGGCCAGCCCCTCGGCCCTGTATCAGCGGTTGCAGGGCGAGCTCGGGTTCCCGGAGGGCCCCACCCTCCTCTCCGCGATGGAGAAGTGGAACGAGGACCTGTTCTCGTGCTTTCCGAGTCACAGCGACGTGTACGCGAACGATGCTTTGCTGTCAACCTCCGTCGACGAGGTGGTGGACGCCGCGCTCGCCGCTTCGCGCGCGCCACTCCACTACGACCCAGAGGTAGACCTGAACGCGCACGGTTGCGAGCGCCTGCCAGAGGCGCCGGTCGTCGAGGACGACCTGGAGGACTACGTCTCTGCCGTACAGAGCTTTTTTTTGTCGGAACTGCGCGCTCGCGAGGAGCACTATGCGCAGCTGCTGCGCGGATATTGCCTGGCGCTCCTGCAGTACTTGCAGGCCGCCGCGCGGCGACAGGCGCGCGGCGGCGCGGACCCCGTTGCCGCGCGGCAAAGGTTTAAGCAGGCGGTGCGCGACCGGTACTATCGTGAAGCCGCGACGCTGGCCCGGCTGCTGTACCTGCACCTGTACCTCTCGGTCACGCGCGAGGTGTCCTGGCGGCTCCACGCGAGCCAGGTGGTGCGACAGGGCGTGTTTGTGTCCTTGCACTACTCGTGGCCGCAACGGCGCAAGTTCGAGTGCATGTTTCACCCGGTGCTGTTTAACCACGGCGTGGCTATGCTCGAGGACCGCGCGCTGAGTTTTCCCGACCTGCAGCGCGTTAACCACCGCCGCCGCGAGCTGGGCCTGCCGCTCATTCGCGCCGGGCTTGTCGAGGAGGAGGGGCGGCCCCTTGAGGCGGAGCCCGATTTCTCGGGAAGGCTGCCGCGCGCCGTTGGCTTTCTGACCCACCAAATTCGCACTAAAATGGAGGCCTACTCGGAGCGGCACCCGGCGGCGCCGGCATGCCCGCTGGCCGAGCACTCGTACAGCAGACGGGTTGGAGGTCGCGTTTCCTACGGCACGACGGCCGAGGCCATGATGGACCCGCCGTCACCGAGCGCGGTTCTCCCTGGAGACCCCGTTCCGCCCGCGGCGGTGTCCGTGCGGCGGCGCCCGTCCACGCTGCACCTCCCCCCCGACGTGACGCTGCAGAGCATAGAGGCTGGGCACTACGTTCCGGGGGCCCACGACCTGAGCTCCGACGCCACCCACGGCGACGATTTGAACAAATTTTTTGATATTTGATGTAATAAAATTATATAACAATTTTAATCGCCGCGTTGCGCGTCTTCTTGGTTGGGGGCGCCGGAGCGGGCCGCCGAGAGCTGGAGCTGGGGGAGGCGGGCATGCGTACGTCACAAAAACGAGCACCTGGGTGTTTAAAAGCGAGTTGGCGGCTAACTAGACGCCACCTTTCGCCTCTGGGCGCTGTGAGCTTGAAGCGCTCCGCGCGAACGGCAGCACTCGAGTATCGCCCATTCGGCTCTCTTACAACTCGAACCGCGCGGGGGTATGGCGGTTTTGCAGTTTGCGGGTCGGCTATAAAATTCACCGGCGAGCGAGAGTGTGTGCGTTTGCCCACTGTCGGCGCACCTGGTAGCAGTTTGTTGTGCGCTTTCGTCTGTGATACGGCCCCTCTGCGGCGCGCCCGGGCCCGCTATGGAGTCGCGCTACGGAGAGCGGGGGTGGGCTCCGATACGCCGGCCCCGCCGGTCTGTGGAAGGGCGCTCGCACCCCTTTCGCGCTCCGCGGCTGAGCTACCGCGACGGCCTCTCCGGACAGAGTGCCGTTGCGCCCCGTGAGCCCTCCTCTCCCCCCGGGCCGCCCCCCGGCGCCGGGGGGCGGCCCGGGGGGGGCACCTTTTGGGGCTACCTGCGGCAAGTGCTGTCGGACGAGGCCACGCCAGCAGCCCCCCCGACCCGGCCGCGCGGGCCCAGGCTGGACTTTCACCCCCCGCCCGGCGAAGACTCTAGCGAAGAGGAGGAGGAAGCCCCTGCCCCCGTGCCCCTGGACGAGGAGGACGAGCTGATGTACGCGGAGCAGTACTCCCCGGCGGGCTCTAGCGACGAGGAGGGGGAAACCAGGGCGGAGCATTGGCCCCGCGCGCCCGCGAGGCGCGGTTCTTACGGCGGGCAGCTGTCCGCGGAGCGAATGGACGAGGACTCGCCGCCCGGGCCATCCGGCGGGCGCGTTGCCATGGAGCTGAGCGCAGCCAGAGAGCACAACGCGGGGTTGGACGGGGACGAGGATGACAGCGAGGAGGAAGAGGACGGCGATGACGAAGAAGAGGAAAACGGCGCGGGCGAGGAGGGCTTTGGGGCCGCGAGCGGCCCGCGGCCGAGCCGGCCTTGGCTGGACACGTACATTCGGCAAATGGAGGCCGCGGAAGAGCAGTCTTCGAGCATGGCCAGGGTGATGGCGCGGGCCGCCCGCAAGCTGTACGACGAGCAGTTTCAGCCCGGCGGGAGCGGCTACGAGCAGCGAGAGCGGCCGTCGCGGCGGGTCCAGCGCCTGACGCGCGACGGCATGTGGGAGGGGGACACCGTCATCGTGACGGGCGGCTTCATGCGCATGGACCCGGACCCCAACAGCCACTACGGGGCGATATCGCGCCTGCTCACCGCCCCGGTGGCCATGAACCCCTCGTGGGAGGAGGCCGTGGAAAACCACCGCGCCTCGTTTCCCATCGAGGCGGACTACGACGGGTACGCGCTGTTTAAGAGCGGATTGCGCCCCCCCTCGGTACTGAGCGGCCGAATGGACACTCTGGCCTTCTATGGGGTTGTGCCCGCGCTTTACGCCTTTATCGACATAGACCCCGACGACGCCTACGACGAGCAGCTAGCCTGGGACCGGACACCGGCGCTGCACGGACACCCCCAGGTGTCCTGGCTTGTCGCCTCCGGCGACTACTCGCAGGGGGGGATGTACGTCACACCCACCCAGGAACCGCGCGGCGTTTGGCGCCGCGCCTTAAAGCAGGCCATGGCCCTCCAGCTCAGGATGTGCGTCGGGGGTCTGGCGGAGTATTTGCGAAAGCACGAGGAAGTTCAGTCTCGAGCGGGGGTCGAGTTTTTGCTCGACGCCGCAATTCGAACGGCTCGAAACTGCCACGTAGCGAGTCGGCTCCTCCTCTTTGCGTGGAAGCGGCGCAACGCGCCCCCCGAGCACCGCCCCGCGCGCTCTCTGGTGGCCGCGGCCAGGACTACCCTGCTGCGGCCGCTGCCAGCGGAGGTGTCCGAGCTGCTGGCGCAGCGCGAGTTTGACGTCGGAGCCCGCGGGCCTGCGAGCGCCATCTTTCGGGCGTTTTACGGCCCTCTGGTCTACTGGGCGGCGCTCAGGCGCGCGGTCCGAGACCCGGCCACCATCAACTGCCGCTATGTGGGATTTCACGTGCAAACGGCTGAGATTTACCTCCTGGCACGCGCCCATACGACCAGCCCCGGCTTTACCGCCGAGGAGCTCGTGATCATGGAAGTGACCCTTACGCTTGGCGCGCTCATGCTGGAGGTGGCTCTCCACTGGCTGCACGTGGCCACGGCGCACATGCTCGCCGAGAACGACCTCCTGAAGGCATTCCGGCGGGTGCGCGCCAGCATGCCCCACGCGAGGGCGCCCCTCGGCAGCGTGGGGCTGCTTAACGCTGAGTTCAAGACTCTGAGTCGGCCGGACGTGATGGTTGCGCGCGACGAGACGGCCCTGGGGCAGGCCCTGCTCCTTGGCTACTTTTCGACGCGGACGGCCCTGACGGCGTGCATGCGCGACTACGCCGGCGAGTCCGTGGACGGGTTCAAGGAGACGCGCGTGAGCGTCTACCTGGGCATTAGCCTGCTTCTGCAGCGCTGGGCCGGCCACCTCAACCTGCTCCTAAACTGCCTTTCGGGGGCGGCGATTCACGGGGGGCGCCGGGTGGCGATTCACGAGCAAACGCTTCCCCGCTACAGCCTGATGGCTGACGTTATGGCGCCCCTTTTACAGCAACACTCCCTGGCCGACTTTTGGCGCGGCCGCGACGACCTCCTCAGGGGCATGGACGTCACTCCGATGCCCGGCCCCCCGGTGCAGGGCAAGCGCGTGGTTTTGGAGCTTCCGCTGCCGGCGGAGGAGCTACACGCGCTCACGCCCGCGGCGTTGGTTGGCGACGACGACCAAATCGGTAACCCGGTTGACCTGGCGGAGCAGCTGCAGGACTACCGGGAAACAATTTTGGGCGACGACGCCCCCGCGCCCGTTCGCAGTTTGGTGCGGGCGCACGGGGGCGTGCCCGCACGGCGCGGCGGGCGGGGAAGTAGAGGGTGCCCGCCCCCGAGGCCTTAAAACGGCATTTGGCTTGGGCCCCGCTCACACTCCTTGTGCGCTTTTGTGCGCCTCTACCCGCTCTGCGCCGGCCCGCCGCCTTCGCCCTTTGTTGCGCTTTTCCGCTGCCTTCTTGGCAATCTACCAAACATGGACCGAAACGCGCCGTGGCCCCACGTCTCCCGGACCCTGATAGAGCGCCGCGCCGCTAAGGGGTGCATGCTCCCGACTCCCGGCGACGTGATGGAGGCTGCCGTGATGGCGCTAAAGGAGGCCGCGGAGGGGCTGGCCCCAGCGCGGCTCTTTTCGGCCGAGCGGACGGCGGCTCTGTCGGGCATCCACAACAACGACGTTCCCGAGCCGCTGGTCACCTCGGCCGTCGCGGGGGACGTTTCGGGGGAGTACCGGAGGGAATACGAGGCCGCGGCGCGCTGCAACCTCGATTCAACGGAGCTCTCTCAGGATGGGATCTGGCAGGTGGTGATCAGGAGCTACTGGCGCTACCTGCGAGAGTCCAGCGGGGCGGACGTCGTCGACTGTGGGGCCGCCGGCGGCAAGACGCAGTCGACGCTCTCGATCATGCTGCTGTGGTCTACGTTTGGCAAAAAGCGTCTCTCGAAGCACCCCTTTAAGCACAAGAGCGCCAACAGCAATTACAAAGAGGACCTCGAAGGGCTGCGGGGCGCGCTCTCCAAGATCGAGAGGTACGCGTACTACATGCGCCCAAACGACCCCATGACGCGGAGCGAGAACACGGCGCTACGGCTCCACGAGATTTTGGCGTACGTCGCCACGTGCTACCGGTGGCTGCTGTGGTTTATGGACCTGACGGACGCGAGGGTGCTAAAGAAGATGGACAAGGGGCCGGTCATTACCCACGGGCCCCGCGAAACGCGGCCGCCGGACGAGCTCGTCCGGCGGCACATCAAGAGCGGGCCCGGGGTCTCGGCCGGAACGGGGGCGGCCCTGATGCTGACTACGGGCACGGCCGACGCGCTCGTGATTTTGCTGCGCATGAGTGTTGGGTGGACGGCCCACTCGTGGAAAAGCAACACCCACGGGGTCACCGGGGCGATCGTGGCCGCTGTTGAGCTGGTAACGCTGCTCCACCACCACCTGCAGTACCTCATCAACCTGGTTTTCGCCGGCTACGCGTGCTGGCTCGACGGAGGCATCGACGACTCGTACCTGAACTCGGCGCTGCGGGCCCAGGGCCGGTTCGACCACTTTGTGGGCAAGCTGGTGCCCGTTATGTCAGCGGCAAGCTGGGCCAACATGGAGCGGGGCGTTCCGGCCTGGTTCCGGTACGCGCTGGCTAAGAGCCTCGTCACCCACGGCTCCCCGACGCAATACTACCTGGGCGTGCTGGACTCGATCGCCGGACAACGTGCGGAGGCCGGCGAGCGCGGCGAGGACGGCCTCTCCCGCCGCACCGCCAGCTTCTCGTGCCCCTTCCGTGGCCCCCCGCAAACCCCGCTCCCGAATCCCCCGGGTCGCACAACGGCGTCCGCGTCCGCGTCCGCGACTCGCCCGAGGCGCGGCGCGCGCCGCAGCTGCCGTCCGGATGGGGACGCCCACTATTGGGGCATGTCTTCGCTGGTCGCTGGCGCGTCTTCGCACACAAAAACGGGGCGGCTCGCCGCGGGCGCAGACGTTCGCTCGGCGCTCCAACCCCACGACGACGGCGCCTGGTTCATGCCTGGCGTGTACTCGGCTTGGCGGCCCCGCGCCGAGAGCTCCTCGGACGAGAGCACGGCGGAGGGGTCCAGCGGCACTCCCTACGCGACGCTGCCCGGGTCGCCGGTCTCGTCCGAGGACGAGCGCAGCCTCCTGTACGCGGAGACGCAGACGGGCCCGGACGAGGACAGGTTGGTTGACGGGGGGGCGGCGTCCTGTCCGGACGACAGCGAGTACGTCCGCCCCGACGACGAGGGGCTGCTGTTTCGCGCGGACGAGGCCCATTACCAGCGGCCGCGCGTCGCGTCGGTGCCCCTCCCGGACACGCGGCGCGACCCCGACTACGAGCACTACATGCGCCCGCGGAGCGGGGCGGCCGTTGGGGAGCCCCGCTCCGCAGAGAAAGGCGAAGCGGCAGCAAACGAGGGCGGAGACGAGTACGAAAACGAGGGCGGCGCGAGGGCCGAGGCCCCGGGCCCCGCGTACGCCAACTTTCGCCCGCGCTCCCGCCACCTGGACAACTCGTACGGGCTCCCGGCCCTCGCCGCATTGAGCGCTGCCCGCACCAAGGCCATAAACGCCTCCGGACCCCGGCCGTTGTCTGACGAGGCGCCGTTTAGGCGCAGCGCCTCGTGCAGAGTTAAGAGGTTCGCGCGGAGCAAACTGCCCGCGCGCCCGGAGTCCCACCTTGGGTCGCTGTGACCGCCCGCAGCTTCGAGTTGCTCCGCACCCCGGCCCTACCCAATTAATAAACTTGCGACAGAAGGTGGTTTTTTGAACTTTATTACACGCCGGGAGGGGTGGGCAGGGCGGTTGAAGGCACAAAAAAGCATGGGGTGGTGCAAATCACGCGACGTAGCGGCCAAGGCCCAAAGCCTGCTTGGTGCCGGCTACCAGCTTTCCCAGGGGGCTGAGTGGGCGCGCGGCCTGGCACACCCCGAGGCGCTGATTGCGACAGGCTTCGCTGGGCGAAAAAATGCACTCGGCGATTCGAGAGAGGTTTTCGCCCGACGGAGTCTGGAGAAACTCTCCGCGGTCGGCCGTAAAGTGACTTAGAAGACGCACGAGGGACAGCATCGTGTCTGGGGCGGCCGGGAGCTCGGAGTGTCGCGCGCACAGCTCCACCAGGTTCGCGTAGTCGTCAGCCTGCTGGTAAACGGGGCGCACGCACGCCTCGCCCACGCCGAAGGTGTGCGGTGGGCAGCGGTCCGCACGCAGCGCCGCCAGCGGCACGCTCAGCACAAACGTCCCCACCAGGACGGCGGTCGCCGCGAGAACGCCTGCGACGAACACACCCGTTGTAAAGCAGCAGCAGTGGCAGCGCCCCAGGCGGCGCTCTCTGCGGGCGGGCGCCGCGGCCGTCTGCGCAACCTTATTACCCCCGCTCCCATTGTCGATGCCTATCCGCCGCTCCAGCTCTTCTAGGGGCGGCAGAGAGGCAGTGGGGTCGCCAGCCATATCGCCAGAAGACAACGTTTTGAGCTCGAACCCAACGCGCTTTTTTGGCCCTTGATGGCCGCCGTCTTATAGGCTTTTTGTGGCGCGCTTGTAACACTCCCTGGTGGCCGTTTTCACACTCTCGGTGGCGTTTGCACTCGCGCTCGCCTCGCCGCCTGCTGGGTGGGGGCTGCGAAATGAGCGAAACGGACTCGGTTTGGATTTGCCGACACCGGCAGGTTTTAATCGAGATCGGCGAGTTGGGGGTGGGTGTGGTGTGGAGCGTGGAGGGCCCGCGGCGCGGGCTCACGACCTCCTGGGCTTGGAGTAGTAAAAGCACAGGGCGGTGATCAAAACCAGCAGGCCGAGGGCCAGCACCCCCCCGACGATCCCAAGAACGCTGGCGAGCATGGTTCTGTCGTCGGCCTCGGGCGATGCGTCGTACGAGCCCGTGTCGGAAAACGTGGGAAGCCCTTCGGGGTACCCGTCGATGATGCACGTGTACGTCCTTTCGCCGCCCTCCTCGGAGAGGGGCCGCGTACTCCGGAGGTTGACCATCCCCGGGTGCTCGGAACACATGCCGGTGGTCATGTCCTGTGAGGCCACGTCTGGCGTGTTGTCGTTTACCGACCACGTGACAAACACCCCGCTGTTGGGCACGCACTTGGCGTCGCAGACCGCGAGGCCGTCCTGGAAGGTAACCGCGACATCGGGCCTCACAAACACCGATGGAGTGACGATTTTGCTCAGCCGCGTCGACGAGACAGGGTCCTTGTACCAGTCCACCTCGCAGCGCAGGTTGGGCGGGTAGGCCTCCTTAGGGTTTACGGGAAGCGATAGGGTGGACACGCGCGTGAGTAAACCGTCAATCCACACGCTCGAGGAGTTGGTCACGTACTTTTCAAAGTCAACCTCTCGGCCGTTGGCGTGCCACCGAAGCCGCACCGAGCGCCGGGGGAAGTAGTTCGCGGCCACGCACGTCGCTCGGTAGTTCTCCCCGACGAGGGTTGGGTGAACAACGAGGCTTAACACCGGGGGCATGTAGGCCCCGATGGTGACGTTAAACGTGCGCCGCGAGCCGTTCTTCGTGTCGTCGACGAGCCCCCACGAGTACACCCCCGTGGTGCGCCAGTCCACCGAGGCGATCTGCAGCTCGAACTCGGTCGCGTTGTCTGTGTGTGGGGGAAGCTTAAAGAGCTGGCGCTTGGGCAGTCGCGCGGAGATGACGCCGAGCGGCCCCGCGCCCCCCGTGTCCTCGTCTCGCTGGGCGCTGGAGAACAGAAACAGCTCCAGCTCCCGGGTCGCGTTCTTGTTGCTGTAGTGCTCTCTGTCGCCCTCGTCGGTGGCCGCGAACTTGGTGCGCTGCTTGAACCGGATCTCCAGGGTGCGCGCGCCCCTCAGCACCGGCTCGGCCGCAACGCAGCGGATGGTCACGGGGCTGTAGTACGGAACCCAGATGCGCGAGGGCGTGCAGAAAATCGGGGGCGTTTTGGGCCTTTTCTGCTTGGGGACCTTCGGTTTAAGGCCCTTTGGCCCGCGCCTAGTCCTAGCCGACGTCAATTCGGTTGTTGGCCCAGACGTCGCGGCAGCGGTGGCCGGCGGGGGGTTAGTGCCCGCGGCCGGGATGGTTTCCGAAGAGGCAGTGGGGGTCGCTCCCGCCCAAGCCAAGGCGCACAGTCCCAGCAACAGGAGCCCGGCGGCGGCCAGGCGCCGTGCTCGCCCCATGGCAAACGCGCTTTTAGTTAGCGGGCCAGCGGCAAACAGGGTTTCGTGCGGCGAGACAAACTCTGATCGACGGCCACCGCAGCATAGATACCCAGCCGCGCCCCTCGCCGTTTTAAAGGTTGGGGGGCCGTGTGATTTAGACCGACGTTAAAGCCATACGCTACACAAGCGCGGTTTTAGATAAACGGTCAAACTTTATTTTGTGCTGACAATTGCATAACAGAGCCCGGCGGACACAAAGACCCACGTGTGAAGCCACAGGGAGATGTGCGTAGCGGCCAGGCGCCGTGCCCCGGACACACGCTTGCGCACGTACATGGCCCCGATCACCCCGCTTGACGCGGCGACTCCGAGCGCCACGGGTGCGGCCGCGCCAAACCCGACGGCCGACAGCACCACGCAGATCGCGATGGCGGCGGCGTGGAGCGCGGCGCAGACCGGGCCGGCGCGGCGCACGCGGACCACCAGGGGCTCCGACAGCATGCCCGCGCAGTGGCCGGCGGCCAGGGCGATGACAATGGCTATCGGCGTGTGCCACCGCGCGTGCGTCGTGCCGGTTGTGAGGCGTGGCAAGATCCAGGCGATGGGGGCCGCGCAAGCTGCCGTGGCTGGGGTCCAGATTATTCCCGGCAGCTCCCGCAAAAAGCCGAGGCACCCCACGCGCTCCTCGGCCACCTCTTCGATGGTGGCGCCCCCCACGCTGTTGGCCTTCCACCGGTAGTTTACGCCGCGGCCGAGGTCGGTGAAGGTGCGCATCTGCGCGTAGCGCCCGAACCGGTAGTGGCACGTGTCGCGCAGGGCCATGCCCGCGTTCGTGCAGGAGGCCCCCAAGACGAAGGCGATGCCGAAGCCTATCCCCACTTCGCGCTTCTCGTCGAGCATGGGCGCCGCGGCGCCCAGCAGGATCCCGAGCGCCGCGGAGACGATGCCGGCGCGAAAGTGCGTCCCGGAGCCGTTCGCGGCACAGAGCGTGTAAAACAGGTGTATTTGGACGGCGCAGGCGACGACAAACACCAGGGAGACGGCGAGCATGAGCGACATGCTTACGGGTGCGAGTGCATCGCTGGCAACCCAGGCCAGGATAGCCACCATGGCAGCCAGGGCCTGGCCGAAGCGGCACACCGTTACGATGCGTTCTCGGCGGGCCACGGAGACGCGGAGCGTAGAGAGCGCGGATATGGAGACGAGAGCGGCGATTAGGTATGCGGAGCTCCCCGTAATGCGGTGGGCGAGCAGCGTCGCCACCGCCAGGACGCACGCTTGAACTCCCACACACGCCAGCGCCTTGGTGGCCGCCAGGGTGCAGGGCATGCAGCCGTTTCGGGAACCGGCGCAGCTTCGCACAGTGCACGAGGGCAGGGCGACGTCGTTTTCGGCCGGGAGATCGCTGACTGCCGTTGGCGTCATAGTAGCCTCGGGGCGCTCCATTCTCCACGACGCGGAGGTATGAGCGGCAGCAGAGTTCCGTCGGAGTTTTATGCTCCTCGCTTTTCGTCACGGGGTCGAAACCGGGCGGTTTTTCGGCGGCAAAAAAGAAGGGAAACGAGGCGGGTGGGGGAGGGAAAAGGGGGCACCGCCCGCGGCGGAGCTGACGGTGGGGCCTCAGAATGTCAGGGGCTCAACGCAGTGTATCTGGTTTCCCGTCTTCTTGTCTATTAGCATCACAAAGTTGCTCTTAAACAGCTGCCCGGTCGCCGGAAGCTTGCGAGGCGGCTGGCCCCCGTCTGAGGGCGCCTCATCTTCTGCGCGCCGCTTGCCGCACCCGGGCGGAGACGCAGGCGCGCCGCGCCCCGCCGAAGAAGACGCCGCGAGGGCCGCATCTACCGCCGCGGCCCGCTGCTCGTCGGCATCCCGCAGCTGGTGTTGGAGGGCACAAACAAAAAACATCGTTGCGCCAACGGGATGCTGGGTGGTGACCCCCAGCATCGGGATGTTGTAGGGCTCCACAAAGACGTTGAATACCACCCCGCCGCTCTTGGGCTTCAGCCGCTGCACCAGCTGCTTAAAGTTGCTGCCGCCCTCGAGCGTCAGCTTAAACATCCCGGTTCCGAAGCACACGACGGGCTCGGGGAGCGCCTTGCGCCCCCTGAAGACGGTACGGGCCAAGATGGCGCAGCTCGTGCTCGACCCGACCTCGGGCTCCTTTTCAAAGTCAACGGTGGTCTCCTCCACGGGGAAGGAGGCCGTTCGGTCGCCCGAAAACACCGTGAACGTGTCGTCGAGCAGGTACTGGAAGGTGATTCGCTCGTTGGCTTGGCGACACACCCCAAGGACCTTGTTTAGCTGGGCCTTCGACAGCAGCAGCTTGAAGCTGGGGGGGCGTGAGGGCAGCATGAGAGAGTAATTGCTAAACTCGTGCTTGACCAGGCGCGATACCGTCGGCGCGGGCGCAGCGGGGGGGTCCTCGCCATCGCACTCTTCGCCCGCGCGCTCCTTTGGCGTGGAGTAGATAAGCTGGGTCAGCACGCGGAGAGGGTGGTAGTTCTCTATCTCAAAAACCACCCGCGTTACGGCCGCCGTTTTGGAGACCCTGAACGCGTCCAGCACGCCGCGGCGGCCGTCCACGTTGGCCAGAAAGACGGCAGGCTCCGCGCAGCGCCACTCATAGGCAGCCATTTTGGCGGCTTGGATGGGAACGTACAGCTGCTCCCCCCCGACGCCGGCGTGCACCAGGATCCCGTCCTCGTTGAACATGACGAACGCGTTTTTTAGGCTCGACATCAGGGGGCTTAACGCGTCGAAGGCGTTCTGGAGCGACTCACCCTCAAAGACCGCCCGAGCGTTTTTGCGGGCGCCGCCCTCCGGGTCCGCCGCTACCGGAGTCCAGCCTTGCGTGTAGCTCACGGGGTGGCGCATGCCGCCGCCGATCGGGTACGAGAGAGCCATGTGCAGCGGGCGGCGCGGGCGCGTTAACCTCGCACGGGAGCGGCGCGAAGTAACCAGGCCGGCGCCGGCGCCCTTCTTATAGAGGGCCCCAAAACGGGATCGATTTTTGGAATGAGGTAACGCCGAGGGAGTGGCCTTTGGGTGGGCGCGTATCGAAAATGAACGCGGCTGCGGCTTTCCTTTCGAGTGTGAAATCGTCGCTCCGGGGGCGGCTTTCGAAAGGCCATAAGTGTGGGCGGGGTTTCGCGGGAAAAGGGGGCCGCGCCAACAGCCGCGCCAATGGCATGCTGCGACGATCGCGAAATCTGGTTATGGTTTTCCGTTTTGGTCTGGGGGACTCACTCTTATATTCGGGCGTCTTTCTGAAATCCACATTCCGAACCCACCGCGGCGAGATTCTTTTTTGAATCGCCTCTCACTCGCCTCCTAGTTCGTAATTTTAGACAACTCACGCGACCGAGCCCGCCGAGCAACTAGCCCCCGAGAGCCATGGGTTTGTTCGGCCTGCTAAAGTACGCGTACTCCAACCGGCTGGTGAAACACGATGCCATCACCACCCCGCCCGGGGTCATGACTCCTATCGCCATCGACCTGTGGAACGTCATGTACACGCTTATGGAGAAGTTTGCCTCCGATGAAGACGGCCCAGCGGACAGCGCCACCGCGACGGCGCGCTGTTTTTTCTCACTCCTCCGGCTCCTGCTCAAGCGGTCCTACTACCCCATCTTCGTGTCCGACCGTGGCATTCACGGCGACGGGCACGTCAAGCACGGCGCCAAGGCCATCGTCACCCAGACCATGAGCCGCCGCGGCGGGTCCGGGCGCCTGCCCGGCGGCCCCTGCCTCGCCGGCGAGGGCGACGAGGCTGACCTGCTGGAGGCGTACGCCAGCGAGGGCGGGTGCGGCGCTGCCGTCCCGGGCGCCGCGCCAGAGAACGCGGCCCAGGGCTTTGGCGAGCCAGCGCGGCGCCCCGAGCAGAGCCAACCGCCCCGGGGCGCGCCCGGCGGCGCGCCGCGCCTCTCGTATCGCCTATGCGTCAACCTGATCCGGTATTTGGGGTACCCGTACGTTAACGCCGTCGACCTGGAAGCCGACGACGTGTGCGCCAACCTGTACCACACCAACACGGTGGCCCAGGTTTACACGACCGACACCGACCTCATTCTCATGGGCTGCGACATCATCCTAGACGCAACGCCCCTGTTTCCCCCGACGCTCCGCTGCTGCGACGTGCTTATGTCCCTGGGCATGGGCTACGACGAGTTTTTGACGCAGTTTGTGCGCTGCCACACAGACCTCCACCAGCAGCCAACGCTGGTTTCTGTCCAGACCGTCATTCGCTCCCTGGCGCCCCGCGAGGGGGACGTGCCCGACGACGAGCGCGCGGCGCGCCGCGCGCTGGGCTTTGCGCCGTTTTTAGCCCCGGGTCCGCGGCGCTCGATTGAGGAGACGTGCGACTCGTGGCGCCGGCCAACGGGCGCCACCTTTAGCAGCCGGAGCGCGCCGGCGCCCCCGCCCGAGAGCTACGCGACCGCCCGGCTGAGCGGTCGCGTCGGCCGCCCCGAGGACCGCCGCGCACCACGCCGCCTCTCGGAGCCCCCCGAGGACCGCCGCGGCGCGCGGCGGTCTTTGGACCCGACTACCCGCGTTCTCCACCTGAAGTACACCTCCCGCTACCCGCCCATCATGGAGAGCGCACCCCGCGCGCTGGCGCTCATGCACCCGCCCCGGACGAGACACGAAGTGCTCGAGCGCAAGTTTGTCAAGCACGTGGTTGCCATGCTGACCCCCGAGATCAGGGGGCGCTTCGCGGTGCTGCGCCGCATGCCTATCATCCAGGAGGACGCCGACTTTGGCCTGGTTTACGAGACCCTGAAGAACCTCGTCCCGGACCCCGACACCGTTAAGGAGCTCGCCAACCTCTTCTGGAACCACGTTCCCACCCCTCCGGACTACAACACGGTGCTAGTAAACTACTGGGACGAGTGCAGGTCGCGGCGGTGCCGCCCCCAATAAACGCTGTATTTTTAATCGCAACCCGGCTCGAGAGTGTTTGGCAGTTGTCGGGCGGTATGCTGGGGTGGGGCCCGCCCAACGGGGCGGAGTAACTATGCAAAAGGCGGCGACGCCCCGCCGGGCCCGCGGACGCGAGGAGGGGGCGCGCGAACACGAAGCGTGCGACGGGGTGCAGTACAACCAGTTTATTTAAAGACATTTACGGCGTTCACAGGTCGTTTACGAGGGTGCCGCTGTAGGCGGTGCTCCGCCGCTCAAAAAAGTTGGTGTGTTTTTCGGCCGTCATGAAGGCAAGCGGGAAGCTGGGGGCGGGGGGCGGTGCGTGGAACATGGGGGGCATGTGAATGGCGCCCAGAAGGCGGTCGGCGCTGTACCGCACGTAGTCGATGATGGCACGGAGGTCCAGCATGTGACTGCCGCTTGGGGCGTGCGAAACAAGAAACTCACACTCGATGGCCACGGCCTCCGAGAAGAGCGCAAAGATCCGATCAACGCTAGGCTTCTCGAACGCGCCGAGGTAGTTGTTATAAATGCAACACGACGCGCTTGTGTGAACGGCCTCGTCGCGGCTGATCAGGTCGTTGCTCTGGCAGGTGACCACAAAGAGGTTGTGCGTGCGCAGGTAGGCGATGGCGGCGAATGAGGAGGCGAAAAAAACGCCCTCAATGAGAATCATCAAAACGTACTTCTCGGCCACGGATGCACACTCCCGCACCTTCGCCTCCAGCCACGCCACCTTTCGGCGGATGGCCGGGTCTCCTATGACGGAGGCCACGTAGGCGGCTCGCGCCGCAGCGTCGTTTCTAAACAGCATGAGCTGGATGGCGCTGTACACGCGCGAGTGTGTAACCTCGATCGACTCCTGCTCGATGTAGTAGTGGAGGATGTCCTTTTGGTCGAAGAGGGCCGACAGGTCGCCAAGGTTCAGGTTGACCAAATCATCGGCCGCCGAAAGGAAGGCAAATATGAAGCGGTAAAAGCGCAGCTCACCCTCCGAGAGCCGGGCCACGTCCTTCAGGTCGTCGGCGATAACCAGGTCGGTCTCCAGCCACCTGTTGGCGACGCTTAGCGAGCGCAGGTGGTCGATGTCCGGGCATTCGGGGGTGTAAAAGTAGGCGGGGGCCGCGGCGCTCTCGGGGGACAAACGCCTAGCCATGACCGGGCGGGGGCGAGAGGCGAGGGCCGAAAGAAGCCTAGGCGGCAGCCGCGCGAGGGAGCGGGGCAAAAAACGAGCGATGGGGCTTAGAGGCTGCAGCTGGAGCACACCAGGTCTCCGCCGGCAAAGACGCCGTTGTTGGTCGCCTTCTTAATCTTGCAGTAGTACATCCCCGTCTTCAGGCCGCGCTTATATGCGTGCACCAGGAGATTCATAATCCGGGAGGCGGGGAGTTTGCCGTCGGCGGGCTCGGTGATGAACAGCGACATTGATTGGCTCTGGTCAACAAACGGCGCCCTGTCCGCGCACATGTCGATCAGGGTCGCCTGGTCGTACTCGAAGGCCGTCTTGAACTTGCTTAGCGGGTGGCCGTCGGGGAGGTCGCCGAACGCCCCCCGCACCGACCACTGCGCGCGCTCTAGCGTCGCCAGGGCCTGAACGCGGGCGCACTCGCGCGGAAAGAGGTCGCGGATGGTCTGCATGAGCAGCAGGTTTGGCCGGAGCACCTCGCCGGCGGTCGTTACTTTGCTAAACAGGTTGGTGAAAATGGGCGAAAAGCCCTCGCTGCTCTCCGTGACCTGCGACGATGACACGGTGGGCATCAGCGCCACGAACTGCGAGTTGTACAGCCCATACTGCCGCATGGCGGTGCGGAGCCGGCGCCAGGCGTTGCGGTTGGCGAGCGCCACCCCGGGGTACGCGTCGAAGGGGAGCTCACCGCGCCCGTACTTGCTAAACCGGAACCCGCTAAAGGGCGGCAGGCCGTTTTGGCACAGCGAGACGCTGGCCTTCATCGCGGCCAGCAGCAGCCGCTCCGCGATCTGCTTGTTGAGCTCGCGCGCTTCCGCCGAGACCATGTCTAGGCCCAGCAGCAGGAAGGTCGTGTGCAGGCCCTGGACGCCTAGCCCCAGCGACCGGTTTTCGCGCACGCCGCGCTCCGACCGGGCCGTGGGGAACTTGCCAGCGCGCATCATGGCGTTCACGAAAACGGTGGCCGTGGCCGCTGCGCGCCCCAAGGCGGCAAAGTCAAAGCACGCCCCCCCGGCCGTCCCGGGCGGCGGGACCGCGAGGCACCGGGGCAGGTTGACGCTGGCTAAGTTGCACACGCCGTTCTCGCCCTCGTCGGCGCGCTGGACAATCTCGGTGCACAGGTTCGAGCCCGTCAGGGCCTCCTCCTGCGTGTCAAAGTGGTAGTGTCGGTTGCACGCGTCCTTGAACATCAGGAAGGGGCTGCCCGTCATTACCGCGCTGCGAACGATGAGAAACGCCATGTCCTGGATTGGAACAGCGTCCACGCCGTAGCCGAGGCGCTCCAGGCGCTCGTACTCGGCCGCGAACTCGCCGCTGTGCAGCTTGGCGAGGTGGGACGCCCGCTCATCGAAGAGCGTCCACATTACGCCGGGCTCGCCGTCCAGGTGCCGCTGGTACCGATCGAAAAACAGGTCGGGCGTCCAAAGGCAGGCAAAAATGTTGTCGCAGCGCACGGTCTCGTCCTGCGCGAGCATCCCCCGCATGTTCAGGATCGAGCGGATGTCCGCATGCCACGGCTCAAAGTACACGCACACGCCCGTCGGCCGCTCGCCGTCGCTGTTGATGGCCATCGTCATCGAGTCGATTAGCTTGAGCAGCGCCATGACACCCCGGGCGCAGTTTTTCGAGGGGAGTTTGTTGAACTTTTGCAGCGATAGCCCGATTCCGCCGCGGTTGCACAGGATGGGCCCCACCTCCTCCATGAGGGCCCGGACGGCCGAGTCCATGTCGCGCACGTCAGGGCTCAACAGGTAGCAGCTGGCCAGAGACCCTCTTTTCCGGCCGCCGAACAGCATGATGGGAGTGGCGGGGATCAGCACCTGACCGGCCAGCGCCTGAAAGTACGTCTTGAAAGCGTACTTCCAGCTGATGGGCCCACACAGCAGCACGCGGGCCATGGCCGGCTCCTCCATCGTGTAGCGCGCGGCGGTGGCGGCCAGCCGCAAGAAGAACTGCCCCATGGACTCCAGGTGCCCGCCCGACATCTTCGCGAGGTACATCTCCTCGTACTTGAGCGCCGACTGCAGCCCCAGCGAGCACAGGTTCCGGTACTCTCCCCACCTGAACGACTCGAGGGTCTTGCAAACGAACTCGAGGTGGGCGAGGATGTCCTCTTTCACCTGCTCGAGGAGCGCAATCTCCATCGACTCCAGCCACACCCGGAGGTCCTCGCAGTTGCGCACGCGAATGCGCAGGTGAACCAGCTCGCCGCACGCGACGTACACGCGCTCGTCCACGCGGCAGCGCGGCTTGAAGGCGTCGACGACGCGCGTCACGTACTCCACCACCTCCCGGCGGGATGGCCGCGGGGGCAGCGTGGCCCCCGGCCCGTCCTCGTACCCGTACCCTCGTATGGTCGCCACGTGGGAGACAATCTCGGAGACGATGTGGGCGGGACAGAGGGCCTCCATGGTTTCCATGGCGATCGGCTCGCGGAGGCGAGGCGCGAGAGGCGCGCTGAGCAGACGGTCGGCGGGGAGGTTTGGCGCAAGGGCCGGGCGATTGGCAAAAGAGAGGTGGCGAGAGGCAGCTCGCACTCCTGCGGCGCACCAAAAAGGGGCAGTGCGAAAGATGTGCGAGGCTTTCGGCCCCGGCCGCCTTTTCTTGCCGGGCGCGGGGCGTAGCCGCGCCCCGAGGCGCTGTTCATTGGCTCGCGAGCCGCACCCCGCCTTCGCCCCCACCCGCGCCGTTTCCTCCCCACTCTCTCGCGCGCGAAAACGCAACACACACGAAACCGCGAATGAATCGGTTTAACGGCTTTATTGGCATTGGGGAGGGGCTCGTGCGGCGGAGTCTCAGTAGCTGCACTCCACCCAGCTTCCCGGCTCCCAGCGCACGTTCTCCAGCCAGACGACAGGCACGTCCACGTTGCCGAACCGCTCGCCGCGGCGAACCGTCTTGGGGCAGTCCGAGGGTATCGCCCCGAGGCGCATGTAGGCTGCGTACAAGCAAGAGTTCCTGTTGGCTCGGCCGCGCAGGTCTGGGGTCCACTGGTACAGGTTCCCGACGAACTCGGCGTCCTTCAGGCGCGACGGCGGGCAGCGCGCCTCGTGCGGGTCGCCGGCCAGCTCCACGAGGGGGAAGGCCGCGTTGGGGGCGGGGTCCGGCGCATCGGCCCCCTCCGTACCGCGGATCGCGTTCTCGGTGCGCGCGCGGTAAAACAAAAAGCTGACCGCATCCTCGAAGGCCACCTCGTCGAACCGGGCCAGCGCCAGGTAGGCGCGCACACCCTCGCGGCGCAGGCGCTGCCCGTACACGAACACCAGGTACAGGTACTTCGCTCCGCCCTCGCCGAGCTTGAGGTCGTGGTCCACGTCGAGGAACGCGCACGCGGGCACGTACACGCTCGACCGGGGGGCCCCGGTGCGGTCGGTGCGCGCGCCCTCTTGCACGCCGCGCGCGACCGCAGTGACGCTGGCGAGCTTGTCTTGAACGACGTGCGTTAGGAGCCCGCCAAAGAGGCCGATGTGCTGGTGGGGAAACACGTGGCTCCGCACCATCGCCTGCAGGCACTCGCCGAAACGCTCCAGGCGCTGCTCCGCGCGGCGGTCCTTGTAGTTGGCGAGCACGTGCGCCCTGACGGCCTCGGCCGCCGCGCGGTCGGCGTACTCGCCGGCCCTGGCCGCGACCAGGAACGGCAGAGAAATCAGCGAGGCGCGCAGGCCGCCCTCGCAGCGCCCCGTCGCGAGGTCAGCGAGGGCGGCCCAGGCCTCCTCCAGCTCCTGCGGGTTGCGCCCCGGGGGCGTGCTGGCCGTGGCCATCCCGGTGGCGTCCAGCGGGTTCCGGAGGCTCAAAATCGGGACCCCGGGGCGCTCGGCCTGCGGGTCGCAGAAGTCCGTCAGGGTCACCTGCCGGGTGAGCCGCACCTCGGGTCGACAGCTCGACAGCTGCCACGAGGCTTGCTCGGCGCCGATTGCCGCGCCCACGATCCCGGAGGTTATCTGGATTCCGGTCATGTTGTGCAGCGTAATCGTGGACGGGGTCACTTGCAGTACGCCGGGGAGCCAGTCAAGCGTGTTCGGGGGGGCAAACGCGGTGGGGGTCGTTGGCCCCCTGGTGTCCTGCTGGGGTGGAAACCCGCGCCCTCGTGGGGGGAGCTGCTCCCACCACGTCACCCCGGTGCCATTCGTGCGCATCACGGTGCGCATGCCGTTGCCTATTTGGACGAAGCGATTGCCGCCGCCCCGCTCCATGACGCCGGCGGGCGAGTACAAAAACCGCGGCCGCGGAGGAAACCCGCTAGGGTCGCGACCCGTGCCGCGCAGATGTCCGGCTGCGGTGAGAAGAGCCCGAGGTGCGCGCGGCGGGGAGGAGGCGCACGGGGGCGATTGCGGCGGACGAGAATCCGCGGAGTTTTATCTACCGCTGGGCGCGCGGGAATCCCACCAATTAAAATTTAAAAATAACGCTCGGGCCACCCGCCCACTCCAGCGCGCCCCATTTTGCGCTCCGCCGCGTCGCGCGGCGCCGCTGCCTTCCGCCCCCGCTCGCGCGTAAAGAAAGCGCGGCCGCTCGGCCGAGCGCCATTGCGGCTGTGTGTGCCAGAGTGAGCGCTTGTGGTTTTCGAGGAACCCTCTCTCCCGTTTTGCCGCTCCTCTACCGACCCCGACTCGTCGCGCTGCGCCCTTGAACCCGGCGCCATGGCCCGAAGGCACGGCTCCATGCGAGCGCTGGTTGAGGCGCTCGCCGCGCTGTTTGGCGAGGCGGGCGACGCCGCGCCAGCAGCCGCGGCGTCGCCCGCCCAGGTCATGCGGGCGAGGGCCGCCATCTCTGAGTACTTTCTGTCCACGGACACCGTCTCGGTCGACGAAGCCGCCGAGCTGTGGCCCCGGCTGCAAGCCCTGGCCTGCCGCGCGTACGCGGCTACGCGCACCGCAGAGGCGGCCATGCTGGCCGAGAACCTGCCGGGGCTGGTGCTGTGGCGGCTCCGCCACGACTGGGCCGAGGACCCGACAGACGGGGTGGACAGGCTCGCTATCCTGCTGGACATTATGAACGGCGAAGCGGGGGTGTACATGCTCTCTCACAACAACCTGCGCATCTCCGCTAAGTTCGGGCCCACCAGCATGCACCGCCTCGCGGGAGACTGGATAGAGACCTTTCGCCAGACCCTGGCGGCCGTGGCCGAGCGCACCCCCCGGGCCCTGCTGAGCGCCCAGCAGCTCGAACCGGTGGACTCTTTCTCGAAGCCCCTGGTGAGCAAAAAGTTTGAGCTGCTCTACGACATGCCCTTCGTTCAGGAAGGCCTCCGGGTCGTGGCCCGGAGAGCCAACTGGATGACGCCCTTTTGGCGGATGCTGCAGCAGATGCGCAACCCGAGCTTGGCCCCGCTGACGCGGGCGCTCTTTGCGCTGGCGCTCGTGGACGCGCACTTTCCCAGGGCGGGCGCGGGCGCCCACGGCGCCGCCGCGCTAACGGCCTACTTTCGCGAGCTCGTGCAGCACATCGACGACCGGGCCTTCGTGCCCGTGACGGAGGTGAACGCCACCCCGCGCACCGCGTACGAGGTGCGCGTCTCCTCGGCCCTAGCGCACCAGGACCCCTACACGACAGACACGCGCGCGGGCACGGTGGCCGAGCGCCTGCGCACGGACCCGGGCGTCATCGACTTTGGGGCGCTGCTGAGCTCCGGGGCCCTGGCCATCCACGCCACGGCCGTGGCAAAGCTGCTCGCCTCGGACGCGCGGGACGACGTTTCGAAGCGGGCGCGCGCCCGCGTTGCGGAGCACGCGGAAAACACTTGGGAAACCATCCAGGCCAGCACCTCCCCAGCGCAGGTGGCGGACGCTCTGGTGGGCGCCGGCTTTACGGCCACGCACTGCGGCGTGCTCGAGCGCGCGCTGCTGGACCGCTTCGCGCGCCTGCGCGGCTCCGGCGAGGGCGACGCGGGCGGGGAGGGCGGGCTTGACGACACCCAGCAGGCGGTGGGATGCGTGGCCATCGTTGGGGGCATGGTCTTCAAGCTGCTCAGGTCCTACGGGTACGGCCTGGACTACATCCGCGAGTACACCACCACCCTCTCAACCCTCGAGCCCGCCTACAGCGACCTGCTGGCGGCGCTGGGCCTGCCGGACAAGGGGCTGGAGCAGACCCTGCGCCGCAGCATGGCCCCGCGCCCGCTCATGAGCCACGTCTCGGCCGCGCGCGCGGCCCTGGACGAAGAGCTGCGCGCCGTGGAAAAGCGCGCTGGTGGGCCGGGGACCCACAGCGCCGCACGGGAGGCGCTGCTCACCTGGTTTGACTTTAGGGCGCGGGACCTGTGGGGCGTGCGCGTTCCCGAAGGGGACCACCACTCGCCGCAGGGGCTGGCGCCCATCACCGCCTCTATCTACTCGGACGACGACCTGGTCGCGGCCGCAGCGCGCATCCGCTTTGGGTCCGCAGACGCGCCGCCGGCGCAGGTTATGTTCGACCCGTCCTTCGCCCCGTACCTGCTGGCCACCGTGGTTCTCGACGCCCACCACGCGATCGTTACGGCGCGCTTCTCGCCCGAGCCGCTGGCGCGGGCCCTGCGCGTGCTAACCTGGGCGCGGGACTACGGGACGGGCGCCGTCGCCAACGTAGACGGCTACCGCACGAAGCTAACCGCCATCATCGCTTCCCTGTCTCCGTACCTGCAGAAGGATGCCCCCACGCCGACCGTGGCTCACGCCGGCAACGTCGAGTCGCTCCTCGGCGAGCTGCACGCCGCCGTGGCCGGCGCCATCGCCCTCATCCCTGAGCGGGCGCGCATGCCCACGCCCGAGCGCCCCTCGGTGCGCAACAGCGCGTTTTTGGCGGGCCTCTTCCTGACGGCCGTCCACAAGCGCCTGGAGGCGCTCGTCGCCCACACGGCCGAGCTGGCCGAGAGCGTTCTCGGCGCGACCGCGAGTGTGGTGGAGGCCATCGTCACGCTCAGCCGGTTTTTCTCGTGCCGCCTGGCGGCCGTGCTGGGGCACCAGGCCGTGTCGGTACACCCGCCCGCAAAGCAGGCCCCCTCCCTCGGGACGTGGCGGCTGGTCGACCTGGTGGACGCGGTCGGCAGCCTATACAACGAGGTTGGGGACCGGCGCGCTGACCTCCGGGCTGACGTCATCACGCTTAGGAGCGACATGAGCCGGGCCACTGAGGCCCTGCAGGAGTGCGAGGCGCTGGCCACCCAGACGGAGGGGACCCCCTTCGGGCGCTACTTCACCCCCCTCCTCGCGCGCCACACGCAGCTCACGCGCACGCAGACGGCGCTGGCCATCAAGGCGGGGAAGCTGCTGGGGGGCGCCGAGGCGCCCGGCCTGAAGCACGTGAGCCGCTTCCTCCAGCGATGGGGCGCCGTTAGCGCCTCCTATCAGAAGGCAACCTCCGGGGAGGCGCCCGAGGCGCACATCCAAGCCCTCGCGGCAGACCTGCGGCGCGTCTGGGACGAGATCCAGGAGGAGCGCGCCACGACGCCCCCGCGGCGCAGCTTCTCGAGGCGGGAGCTCGAGGCGGCCGTTGAGCGGCTGATGGGCGGGTACTCTGAGGTGCTGGACGACGAGGGGAGCAGCACGGGCCTCAGCCGCCGCGCCAACATCGCCTCGTGGGCCGACGTCAATATGGACGCCCTTCGCAAGCGCGTTACCATCCCGGCGGACATCGACGCCACCCGCGGGGACGCGAGCCTCGCGTCGCGGGCGTATGTGCCCCGGGAAGACCTTCTTGCGGAAATAGATGCTATTTTTAACAGTACAAAGCAATAAAGCCGGCCCGCGTTCTAACTCGCCATTTGGCGCCGCGTCGCGTTTCTCTGGTTAAGGCCCGGGCGGGGACGGGAGCGGGCTCGCGGGCGTTAAAAGAGGTGGGCGCGCGCGGGCTCGCCTCACTGCCGCGCGCGCGACACTCGCGTGCGGTGTGACCGACTGAAGGCTATCGGCGCGGCAGCCCCGCACCCCGAACCTTTCCTTGGGCGCTCGCCGGCCCGCGGCGATGGCGCCCAAGCCCTCGCCGCGCCCCCCCGCCGGGGGAAGCCGCGGGGCGGACGTGGTGGTCGTGGGGTACAGAAACCAATACGACGCCGACCTCGGCCCGGGGTCGCACGTGTCTTGTCTGCGCTCCTCGCTGTCCTTCCTGCGGCTCGTCTTCTCCCACGGCCCCGAGGTTGCGCTGACGGCAGACGCGGTGGACGGGTCGCTGGTGGAGGGCCAGGCGTGGACGGCCGCCAGCGTGCCCCCGGGTGGAACGCCGTCCATGGTGTCCATAGTGGAGCTGCCCAACAAGATCACCTACCCCAACTCCGTCAACTCGCTGTGCTGCGTGTTTTCTCGGCTCTACGGAGACAGTGGCTTTTACATGCACCCCGGCGAGGGCTTCCAGAGCACGCAAGTCCCGGCGCGGGAGTTCTTCGACGGGCCCTGGAAGTCGCGCGCCGAGTCATTTGCGCTAGTCACCATAGGCGCCATCGGCCTCGCCGTGTACCGCGCGGGCGACGCGGCGTACGTGTTCGACCCCCACGGCCACGGCGACGTCAGTCAGGCGCTGGTCGTTCGCGTGCGGGCGCGCGACCTGTACTCGTACCTGGCAGGGTACGCGTCCACCGACCCCGAGTCTGACTGGGCGGGCGCGTTCGTGTTTTTCGTAACGTGTGGCCCCAAGCCCGTCGAACCGGACTTTCTGGTTGCCACGGCCTCGCTTATGTACGGCGTGGCGGAAACTTACCTGGCGGACGAGCCCTACGTGGAGCGCGCGGTCAAGAGCCGGCACCCCGGGATCACGACCCCGCCCCCGCTAACGGACCTGGTCGTCGGGCCCGAGCCCAGCGCGTGGAAGTCGCCCGGGGCGCAGGGCGAGGAGGCCCCGCCCCTGCTTGACGCCGAGATGGAGTTGCCCGAAGCCGGGGATGACGACGGCAACGCTCCCGGGGAGGCCCCGAGCCGCGCGAGCGTCATCCAACAGAGCGGCGCCGGAAAGCGAGTGTCCCTGCCCAAGCGCCGGCGCCCGGCGTGGACCCCGCCGACGAGCAGCGAGAACCTGGCTGCCGTGGACGCCACCCACACGCCCGCCGGGCGCCCGTCGCAGAAGGTTCGGAACGCGCCGGTGCCCGGGGCGCCCCGGCTCGAGCCGCCGGGGGAGGGCGCCGCGGGCGCGTGGGCCGAGGCGCTCGAGGAGGACGCGCCCGCGGCGCTCCCGCCGGTCGAGGGCGACGGCGGAGAGCCAGGGCCGCTAACGGCAGAGGCCGCCCGCGAGTACGCCGAAGCACTGCGGAGCCGCCGCGTTTTGCGCCTCGCGGGGGAAGACGAACCCCCGTACGACCTGGAGGGCGCCGCCGAGGGCCTCGGCGCCGAGCTCGACGGCTTGGACGCGCAGATCGCCCGGCTGGACGCGCTGAGCGCGGAGTGCGTCGACTCGACCGTCTGGGTCACGCGCCCGCGCGACAGCCCCGAGCATGACCCGCTGGAGCAGTTTATCGCGCTCGTCTTCGAGCGCCTCCTGGCCTTTCTGGTGGAGAACGGCGCGCGAACCCGCTCCGACGCCCCGTGCGCCGTCGGGGGCCTGTTCTCGGGGGTGCTGGCCGCCGTGCCCCACCCCACGGCGGCCGTGGACCTGATTCGGGAGACGGGCATGGCCCTTGGCGACGTGGCTGCGTACCAGTCCATGCTCGACCGGGTGCGGGGAGAGGACTCGCCGCTGGGGGCGCTGACCTTGGCCAAGCTCGAGCTCGTGGCGCTGTCGGTTAGCGGCGCCACCGCGGGGCTCTCGGCAGTGCTCGACGAGCTGGAGCGAGACGTGAGCGGGGGTGGCGTGGACCCACTCGGCCTCTACACCCACCTCACGGAGCGGCTGGTGGCCGCCATGGACCGGGCAGGCGGCGGCCTCTTCGCGCAGACCGCAGCGCCCGGCACCCCGACGCTCTCCGAGCGCCTGGGGTCGCTGTTTAGGCGCGCGCGAACCAAGGAGGCGCGCGCCGCGCGGACCAACGCCTCGCTGGCGCGCGACCTCCTCGCCCTGGAGGCCGCCGTGCACAGGGCCCACGAGCGGTTCGACGCGGTGGAGATCCAGCCAGCGGACCCCCCGGGGGCCGACGCCGTGGCGGAGCTGGCCAGGTCGCTGGACCTGGCCGCCGTGCCGGCGCGGCTGGCCAAGGTGGCAGAGAAGGCCGAGGCGCTCGTGGGCGACGCCCTCCGCGAGTACTTTCTGCGCGGGGTACAGTATAGCGCCCGAGCCATCGCCATGGACCGCTCGAGCGGTGCGCGGTTCCAGGTGGCCAGCGCGGCCGTGGCCAACCTGGAGCGCCTGCTAGACTCGCTGCCTGCGCTGGACCGGGCCGCGCGGGCTGCGGCGGCCGCCGCCGGCGTCCAGGGCGCGCCGCCCGCGCGGGTCGCCGAGACGCGCAAGGCAGCGCTGCTGCGCAGCCTCCTAGAGGCGGGCCGCGACCTGGGCACCGACGAGGCGCTGGGGGCGTGGGTTGCCCTGCTCTCGGAGGCGCACACCGAGGGACACCTGGAGAAGCGGGAGCTGGAGGCCGTCCTCCGGGAAATTGCGGCCATCAACGAGCACTCGGCCAAGAAGGCCTCAGCCGAGGCAGACCTGGAGCGATTCCGGGTGCTGAGCGCCGCCGTCGACCAGGCCGCGGCGGACGCGTCGGACTCGGACGCGAGCTCCATCGACACCGTCATCCGCGGGGCGGAGGACATGATCCGCCAGGCGAAGGTCGTTGAGAGCCACCTGGCTTCGGGGCGGATCCCCAAGGAGGTGGCGGCGCAGGTGGGGGTCCGACGCGGCGAGGTCGAGACGCTCGCCCACGCCGCGCGCCAGCGGGCCGCGGAGATTGGCGCGCGCCGCGACGAGCTGTACGCCCGGTTACAGACGCTGCTGCTCCCGCTCCCTGGCTTCGTGGGTTTGCGCGCGGCCCCGGGTGCCATCGAGCAGCTGGCGCGGGACGCGCGGGTTGCCGCGGCCGAGGACCTGCGCGCCTTTGTTTGCGGTGCCCCTAAGCAGGCCGTCTCGGCGCTGCACTCCCACCTGTGGTCCCTCTTTGGGCAGTATCGGGAGGCGCTGGAGCACCCCAACGCCACCACGGCCTCAGCGCTCGCGGGCTTGGGGCGCGCCTTTGCAGCCGTGGTGGGGAGCCTGCTGGAGCCGGAGCGGCAGCGCGCCAGCCTCGAGTTTTTCGCGCGGCACTCGGACGCGCTGGCCGACGCCGTGGGGGCGGTGGAGGCCAGCCCCGCCTCGGAGCGCGCGATTCGGGAGGCGGTGGCCGCGCTACAGGCGGCCATTCAGGCTGTCAGCGCCGACGGGCGGATCATCACCGAGTTCGGCTTTCTGGGCGCCATGCTGGAGCGCTACCAGGCCCGCCTCCGCGTTCTCGTGGAGACGCAGCGGCTGGGCAGCATCCAGCGCGCGCTGGCGGCCGCCGTGTCGGCCGCCGCGGAGGCGACGACGCGCCTGCGCGCTGCGGCGGCTCCGGGGGCAGCCGACACGGCGGACGCGCTGGACGGGGCCGCCGCTGCGGCGCGGCACGTGGCATCCGAGGTGACGGCCGTGGCCGCCGCCGGGGAGCAGGAGCTCGCCCGGCTGGACGGGGACGCCTTGGGCGTCCCGCAGATTGCGCGCGCGCACCAGGACCTGCAAAAGCAGACGACTGCAGCCAGGCAGCGCGTGGCCGAGATCGAGGACGTGCTGGTCGGCCTAGACCGGCAGCGGCGCGAGCGGGAGGCCCGCGCCGTCTACGACCGGTGGCGCGGGGACCTGCTCGCGGCCCTCGACCGCATTGAGACGCAAGCCGCCTTCGACGTTTCTGAGCTTACTCGGCTGCGCGACGTGGCGGCCGCCCGAGCCTACGACGCGCGCGAGTTCCAAAAGCGCGCCGGGCAGGCCCTCGGCGCAAACGCGCGCGCCGTCACCACCGTCCTGGAGAACGTGTTCCGCTTCAACCCCCACGCGCCCGAGAACGCCAAGCTCGAGGCCAACCCCACCATCCACCTGCTGCAGGGCGTCTCTTGGTGGGACGAGTTCTCCCTGGCCGCGCCGATCCTCGCCACGCTGTTCGGCGGCGTGGACGTGGAGGAGCTGGCGCGCCTGCAGCGCATCTCCACCGGCACGCTCACGTTCGCCGGCGCCAACGGCGGGCGCCCCAAGTACTTTGACGTGGTGAACCACCTTGCGGGCGACCTGCTAAAGGTGCCCCAGCTGGCCAAGTACGTGGAGTTCTACCGCAAGGGGCACTTGGACTTCGAGGCCGAGATGGAGGCGCTGAGCGGGCTGCGCGCGGACGTGCTTCAGGCCTCGGGGGTCCGCGCGGGCGAAATCAGCCGCGCCCTTGAAGAGGTCACCTACGTCCGCCGGGCGGAGGAGGCCGAACGGGCGCTGGAGGCGGGCGTGCGGCTGAGTATCCCCAGCGACGCGCTCATTGAGCGCGCCGTGAAGTACCTGGAGGCCTTCGACCAGACCAGGTTCGCCGGGTCCGCGTACGCGGAGGCCGCGGCCCTTGCCGTCCGCCAGGACCTCGCGGCGGCCCGAGATGCCGCGGCGCAGGCGCAGGCCGTCCGCCGCGAGGCCACCGACCGGGCCTCGCGGATCTTGCGCGAGGTGGTGGAGGCCGCCAAATCGGCGGACCGGAACGCCAGCGAAAACCTAGCCAACCTCAAGAACCTGCTGCGGCTGACGCCGCCCCCGCAAAGCGTGGCCGCGGCCATAGACAAGGCGGCCTCGGCCGAGGACATCGTTACGCAAGCGGCGCTGCTGTTGCGCACCGTCGAGGAGACGCCCGAGCTAGACGTAAAGGCGGTGGAGTGGCTGCAGCAGGCGCGCTCCATCATCGACTCCCACCCCCTCACGGCGCAGATAGACGGCAAGGGGCCCATGGAGCCGTTCGCCGAGCGCATCGATGGCCTCCACGCCCTGCGGCGCGAGCTGGACGAGCTCCGGCGGCAGCTAGCTGCCACCGAGGTGGGCTGGGACGAAGCGTGGGGTAACTTTGCGCGCGCGCTGCCGCGGGGGGACGCGTCCGCAGAGGGCTTCGCCGCGGCGCGCGACCGAGCGCGCGCCCTGCAGGCGTCTAACGGCGTCGTTCTCGGGCTTCGCGCGGAGCCCAGGTACGGGCGCCTGCCCCCGAAGCTGATCGGAAGCGTCGACGCGAGGTACGCGGAGCGCAACGGCGCGGTCGAGGCGTTTAACGACACCGCACGTGCGCTGGACGCGGCCGTCCAGCAGTTCGACGCGCTGACGGAGCGGATTCCCCCCGAAATGGAGCGCGACGTGCTGCGCTCCCTGCTGTCCGCGTTTGACCAGCTGGCGGCAGCGCTGCCCAAGTGGGTCTCGGAGGGCTACGCCGCTTACCGGACGCTGCTGCTGCTGCGCATCGGCCTGTACGAGGAGTACGACAAGGCGATGGGCTCGGCGGCGTCGGGCGGCCGGCCCCACCTCGAGGCCGTGCTGTACCGCAGCGCCACCGAGGACGACGCGCGGCGCCGCGCGTGTCGCGTCGCCGCCCTCATGGGGGACAAGGAGGTTATCTGCACGCTACGCGAGGCCAAGTCCGAGGTAGACACGGCCTTTCCGCGTGTGCTTCTGGACGCGAAGGGCGTGCCGATCGAGTACCGCGTTTGCTACCGCGCCGTCGGGGACAAGCTGGCCGCCATGCTGTGTGGCCGAACAGGGCGGTCGATGCGGCCGCAGATGAGCGAAGACCCTATCGTTGAGACGGCTGCCGTGGCCGGCTTCAACGTTACCCACGACCTGCTGCAGCTGCGCCTTGGCCTGGACCGGGCCGCCGACGCGGGCTTCGCCACCTTTGCCCGCTTCGTGCGGCACAAGCGCCCCGACTGGGACCCGGCGCAGCCCGCACAGGCGGCGGCCGAGATCTACGCGGCCGTTTTGGCCACTACTCTCACGCGCGAACACGGCGCTGCCTGGCACCGCATCCGGTTTTCGCCCGCGGCGGGCGGCTTCGCGGTCGGGCGAGACGCCCGCGACCGCGAAGGCGGGAGCGGAAGTGGCAGCGCCGCCCGGCCCGTGCAGCTCACGCTCTCAGACGTCGTGGTGAGCGTGGTTATGCGCAACTCAATCCACCTCGCCAACTTCATGCGGCTGGACCTGGCGCGCCAGCACGAGTACATGGCGCGCACCGTTGGGCCCGTGCTGGCCGAGACGTTATCTTCGGCCATCCTGGTTAACACGCTGCTGCCCGGGCCCGCGGAGCCCGGGGCGGGCGACCCCTCTCGGTCCGCCACCGGCAGCGCCCCGGGCCGGTGGCGCCCGCTGCCGCCGCGGGGCGACGCCAAGGACCTCGCCCACGGCATGCTATTTTCGATACGCCCGGCCGATTGGAAGCAGGGCAGCTTCTCGCGAACGGGCTTACTGGACCTCTGGCTCCACTCCCCCGGGGAGCGGGGCCGCGCGGCCGCGGCCAAAGTGGCCGCGGCCATCCCGGGCAACCCACTCGCTACCTTTACGGTCTTGGCGCGGATGTGCATCCCCCCGGACGCGCTGTCCTCGCTGTGGGACGCGCTTCAGCCCGAGGCGCTCGGGCAGCAGAACCTGACGTATGACGACGTGGTTACGGGCCGCCTAGACACGGCGAAGACGGTGCAAACGTCGACGGCCGCGGCCGCCGAAACGGCCCCACCCGTCGAGCGGCGGCCGCTGTACGCACCCACGGGCTCGAGCGTCACCTTTACGCTGGCGGGGTCGGCGCCGAGTGAGGTCAAGGACGTTAACGCCATGGACGTGGCGACGTGCGCGCTCATTGTCGGGGCGCCGCTGGTCATCGCCATGGAAACGCCGGAGATGTTCTCCAAGGCTTCGGAGATGGCCTTCTGCCTCAAGATCTTTGACTCGCGCCCGGGGGCTTCGGAAGCCGAAATCGGCCCGGCCGTTTCCTCGGACCTCAGCTCCTGGGGCGCGCCCCTGCTCGCGCTGGACCCCAACGCGATTGAGAACGCCTGCTTGACCACCCAGCTGGAGCGCTTGTCGGCCATGATAGCCTCCAAGCCGCTGGCCGACGCGCCCCCTTGCCTGCTTTTGCTGGACCCCAGCCTGAAGGTATCCAAGGTCTTGTGGACCCCGCCCGCCCCGCCGCCGGAGCCGACCATCACGCTTGCCGAGGACGAGAACGTGGCGGAGCTGCCGTTCCTGGAAACCGATGAGGATCTGCTGCCCCCGCCGGAGGAGGACGATCCCCTCTACACGCGCCTCATCAACGGCAACAACGTGCCCAGGGCAACGGCGGAGGGGAGCTTATACGCCGACCAGCGGCTCGAGTTTCGCAGGCCGGACGCGGACGCGTTTCCGTACGCCACCATCTCGCCCCCGCCACCCGAAAAGCTCGCGGGGCCGGGGCACCCACCGAGCGCCCCCGCGGCGGGGCTTTTACCGCCCAACGAAGACGACGGCGGCGGCGAGCCGGGGCGAAACGGCGCAAACAACGACCTCGACAACCAGCCGTATGCCGGAGCGGATCCTCTGTACGACGAGGGGGCGTTCAACAAGGCAAAAGCCTGGCAGGAGTGGCTCGAGGACGGGTTTGCCGAGGACGACTACAGAGAGCTGGCCGGCGACGCCCCGTCCGCGCGGCGCGAGACGAAGGCGGCGCTGCCGCCCAAGTCGCCACCCGCGGTCGAGGAGCTGCCTCTCGCCGGGGCCCGGCCGCCGCCCAAGTCGCCGCCGCTGACCCCGGCCGCCGCCGGGGCTCAGAAAGACGCGGGCGGCCGAGCAAAGGCGCCGGACGAAACCTTGCCCAACAAGCCCCCCGCGCCCGTGGTTCGGCCCGCCGCCACCCCCGAGGCGCCCTCGGTGGCGGGGCCGAGGTCTTCCGCCGCCCCAACAACGCCGCCCCCACATGCGGCAAGCGCCGCGGCCGCCCCCAAAACCCCGCCTGGAATACCCACGCTCGCGAGCCCCGCTGGTAAAACTCGGCCCGATGCCTCCCGGGCGCCGAGCGCCGGGCCCGCTGCTGGTCTCGAGTCGCCCTCGGCGGTGGATGCCAAGACGCCCAGCGGGCCCGCCCGAGAAACGGGGGCTGGGTTGCCGCCGGCGCCGCTAAAAACCTCCTCGGCCGCCACTGCCAAAAACTCGCCCGCGGCCAGCGTGAAAGCGGCCGCGGGCGCTCCGGCCAGACTGCCTCCCGAGGCCAGCCCCAAGCCGCGCGCGTCACTGCCGGCTCGGAACCGAAGGCCGCGACCATACATACGACCGTCGCTGGGGCCCTTTAAGTTCGACAAGGACCCGCTTCCCCCTCCGCCGTCAGCCCCGTCGCAGCCCGCGCCCGCGTCGTCCCCAGAGTTTGACGACGACCCGCTCCCCCCTCCGCCACCCCTGAAGCCGCCCGCTGACGACGGCGGCCCGCCCCCCGCGCCCAGTGCCGGCGCCCTCCCGGCGGCGTCTGGGGCCAAACGGCAGGACGGGCGGCTCCGGCGGTCCGGCGAGGCTACGCCTCCGTCCGGCCCACAATCCACTGCGCCTTTAAAAAAGCAACTGCCGGCGCCGAGTCGACCCAGAGGACGCACTCGGCCGATCGGGAAAGAGGACCTCGTATCCTTGGCCGCGAGCGTGCCGATACCCGAGTCCCCGACTGAGCCGGCGCCGCCCCCGCTCGCCGCGCAGGAAAAGAAGGCCGTCTCGGCCGCCGACGTTCCTATCCCGGGCTCGCCGCTCGAAGATCGCGCGGCGAACCTCCACCCGGCCCGGATCCCCCTGCCAGACTCGCCCTCGGACGATGATTCTGGAAACGTGCCCGGCGCCTGGAGGCGCGCGCTCGACGGTCTTGCCGGAGGCGCTGCAGACCTGGGAGGTCGACGCGATAGCGGCCGACCTGCAGCGGCGCCGGGCAAAGTTTCCGCCGATGTTTCCGATAAAAAGGTACATTCGCACCCTCGCGCTGCAAGCCCTCCTCCGGGACGACCCGACGCTGCGGAACGCAAGCCTCAGCCTGGTAAACCGCCAGTTTCCGGTCCACGGGGTGTTTCGGCCGCGCCAAAGCCCTCGCTGGCAGCGGCTGATGGGCCGGCGAAGAAGGGTAAGGGTGGTGCTCCGGATAAGAAGGCGGCCGGCTTGACGCGACCGCCGCGGGCGGTCGCGTCCCACGTGGCCCCGGAGTCCTGCGGCGAGGAGCTCGCGGAGTGTGACCGGCAGATAGCCGAGTCTGGCGCCCCGAAAGCGTCGTCGCTGACGGCGCTGTCGCTCCCCACGTTTTCGGAGGCCGCGGACGGCCCCGGCCGCGAGGAGCGCCCCGCGAAAAAGGAGGAGGAAGGAGGGGCCACCACCGCAACTGCCGCGCCCCGGCGCCTGCGCGACTTGGACCTGCTGAACGCCTTTGTTCAAAAGGAGCGGGAGCTGTACCCCCGAGAACCGCCCTCTCCGCCGCCTGCGTCGCCGCCTGCGCGCCCCCTCGCGAGGCGGCCACAGCCGCCGCAAACGCTGCCGCTGCTTCCGCAGCCCCTCCTCGATCGGACGGCGCCGGCGCCGGGCGCCGGCGCGCGCGTCCGCAAACGGGCGCCCGCCCCGCCCAAAAAACACCCGCCCGCGCCCCCGGCCCGCTGGACGGCAACGAGCAGCGCCGAAGACCTGGAGGACCTTCCGCTGTCCCCCGAGCCGCGAAAGCTGTTTTCCTGGGAGTCGAGGGGAAACCTAGCGGCAGGCAACTCCGCCGAGCGCGCGCGCCGGCGCGACTCGGGCGAATTCTCTACCGTTTCGTGGGACCAGCACCTGGTTCCCGCGTTTTCGCCTACCACTGACTCCGACGAGGAGGACGAGAGCGAGAGCGAAGACGAGGCGGGGGCCAAAGACAACGACGGGGCCTCGCGCTGCCGGCGGCCCTCGGCGGGCGAAGTGGAGCGCTTTCTTGACGCCCCCCGCGCCAAATTCAGAGTCGTGCGAGCCGACGACATGCTTAGCCGGCGCTACTTTCGCGCGACGAGCCTGAGCGCCCTGGCGCTGCTGATTGCGGCTTGCCGCCTGATAGCGCGGCGCCTACGAAACACGCGGCGCGTCTTGACCGAGCGCCATCGCGCCATCACTTTGGACCTCAAGCAGATCCGCGTTCTCCTCGGGTGACGCGCTCGAGCCCCCTCCCCATCACCCCACGTTTAATTAAAAAGTTATACAAAGGCGCTCGGTTTCCGCAAGTTTATTAAAATTCGCACAGCAGGGGAAATACGGGGGGTTTGCTGGGGACGCGCTGGCGCTCGCGCGTCACTCGTCGACCACCAGCTGCGTGAACCGAGGCGAAAATGTGCGCTTGAGACCGATGGTCGGGCGTGCCCATGCGGCAGCGTCGTCCTCGGCAAACATGGGCGTGCGTCCCACGAGCGCACCTAGGTGGCCCTGGCGTAGAAACACCATGGCCCGGGCTGTCCCCATGAACAGCTGGCGCAGCGCTTCGTCTATGGTCTTGTCGTCGAACGGCTCGACGAGCGGACGCGCCGCGTTGAGGACGGCCATCACGTCGGCCGGGACAATGTTGACAAAGTTGGTCGCCCGGATGGTGGTGGGGTCGGACGGGTCAAACACAACCCGCAGGTCGCCGAGCTGGGACTGCGCTGCGCAGCTGTCGGACGCCATAGCCCTCCGCGCACCTGGGGGCCTGATTGTCGCTGCCAAACCGCACCGCGCGCGAGAGATACCAAATAGCGGGGACAGGAGCGGGGTTCGGCCTTTTATTTGAGCAGGCGGGGGAGAAGGGCGGTTATCGCGATGGTTGCGAGCACCGCGCACGCGAACCCGACGGCCATCAGGCGCCACGGGCGGCGGGCGGCCCGCTCCGACGCCAGCGCGCTCGAGATCGAGGCGAGGCTGGCAAAGACCTCAGCGGCGCCGCGCTTGGGCGTGGTGCGCCGCCGAGAGCGCTCCCGGCGGCGCGCCTCAAGGGGCCCGAGGTCCTCGGGGCGGTCGCCGGGACTTGCGAGGGAGCGCCCGCGCGAGCGCTCCACCACACCAAAGCTCGCGGCGCGGTCGAGCAGGCGCTGCGTCCGGGACGAGTCCTCGGGCCCCATGAACCGGAACGACAGTTGCACCACCGGCATGCGCGTAAAGCAGCACACCTGCATCATGGCCTGCAGCGGGCGCAGGTCCAGCCCGCCGCCGCGCTTGAGGCGCTCCAGCTCGGAGAGCGCGAGCCCCGTGGCCTGGGTCGACCGGAGGATTACGTTGTTGTGCTCGGACGTGATGGGCGCTGCGGCGGCGCCGTGCGGCGCAAAGAAAAACCCCTGAAAGAGCACCGATACCCCCGTGTTCTGGATTCGGACGTACGGGTCGCACGGCGCGCGCGCCCAGTTCTTCATCAGCCGCAGCACGTACTCCAGCGGGAATGTAACGCCGGAGCTGTCGGCCCCGCTAAATTGAAACACGCACCGCGCGGGGAGGTGGCGGGGGTCGCAGAGCGCGGCGTCGCTCTCGCCGCAGCGCAGGCTCCCGGACACCACCAGGCGAATGCGCTGGAGCAGCTCGCCGCCGACGGCTTGGGTGCGGTAGTTGTACGTTCCCGCCATGGCGGCCTGCCGGTCGTCGGCGCGAGGAGGCGCGTGTTTCTGCGCCGAGCCGAGCCTCTCGCCCCTTTCACACTTTTGGCGGAGAATGGTCGTTGGCTCCGGCCGCTGGCCAGACTTAAACGCTTTGGAACTGGCCACACCCAGCGGCGCTTTCCCCCGCGCACGCGCATAAACTCGCATGCGGGGGGAGCGACATAACGGGGGCCCCCTTTTAGGCATCGTGGAGGATCTGGTGCAGGTCGAGGAACTTGTTGATGATAGCCGCGAAGCGCTCCTTGCGCGCCTCCAGGGCCGCCGCGTGCTCGCAGGGCGCGCGGCGCTCGCCGCACCGCCGCTGTCTCTCGTTTGGGGCGTGGAGCAGCGAAGAGGCCAGGCGCCGCGTAAAGGATAAATAGTTTAGCTTGGCATCCGTGGTCGGCATCAGCATCTCCATCTCCGGGGGCATCAGGTCCTCAAACCACACGCCAACGTCGTCGCGGTCGCCGGGGCGGTACTTGGCTTCCAAAGCGTCCAGGCTCAGCGCCTCGAGGTCCCGCGCGGGGATCACGTCGCCCAGCCGCCGGGGCGCGCCGTCGGAGAGGTTTTTTGACATGGCCTCTGGCGCGGGGGGCGGCGGGTGGGCGCCGGGGGCGTTCGAAGTTCCGTACTCGGGCTTTGACGCCAGCTTGCTGTCAACCAACAGCGAACTGTGCAGCGAACTTGTCTTTGCGGCGCATTTAATGCGGGTCCCGCAGCTCCTCCACGGCGGCGCCCCCGACGGCGACGGGGAGGACGGGGACGCGGATGAAGCGGGCGGGCCGACTCGCGCCCCTTTCGTGGATGCCGTGGCCGACTCCCTGGCCCTCGACAAGCCCTGTCTCGTCTGCCGCACCATCGACTTGTACCGCCGCCGGTTCGGGCTGCGCCCTGCGTGGATCGCGGACTACGCGATGCTCTGCGCCAAGTGCCTGGCAGCCCCGCCATGTGCGGTGGCCACCGTCGCAGCCGCGTTCGAGTTCGTCTATCTGATGGACCGCCACTACCTAGCGCGCGGCAAAACCACGCTGGTCGGCGCGTTCGCCCGCCGCGTCCTTACGCTCGTGGACATCCAGCGGCACTTTTTTCTCCACGTTTGCTTTCGCACCGATGGCGGGGTACCGCGAGGCCCGCCCGCCGGCGCCGCGGCGCCGGCTGCGTGCCCCGGCGTGGCCGACAAGGTGCAGTACTCCAACTACTCCTTCCTGGTCCAGTCATCCACGCGGGCGCTTTTGTCTACCGTGTCTGACGCTGCCGAGGCGGAGGCGGCGTCGGGCGCGCCCCCCTCGATTCCGAGAGCGCGGGAGCAGGGCGGCGCGGCCGCCGCTGGAGCCGCGCCTGGCCCAGCCCCGCGCCAGCAGTCCCTCGCGGCCGCGCTCTTGGGATGGAAGGAGTGCGCGCGCATGCTGGACTGCTCGGGCCCGGAGCTGCGGCGCGCCGGGGGCGCGCCCACGTGCTGCGAGCGGGCGCGCCTCGAAGACGCCGAGTACGAGCGCCTCCTCCTCGACACGGCCAAGGCCGAGGGCGGGGACGGGGGGAGCGAGTCCGAGGCGCGGCGGACATGGGGCTACGCGGACCTGGCCCTGCTGCTGCTGAGCAAGTCGGCCACGTGGGAGGACGGAGAAAGGACCGCGCGAGCCGCGCGGTCGCGGCGGGAGTGCGTCGAGCAGTACTGGGCGGCGCACCGCGCGGCTCTGGCGCGCGACACGGCGCCGCGGTTTTCCCGGTTTGCCGAGCCCGACGCCGAGCCCGACGCCGACGCAGGCCCTGTCCTAGCGACCACCGTCAAGCACGTTCGCGGGCGCGGGCGCACGTGCGCCGAGTGCGTGCTGTGCAACCTGATGCTCACGCGCGAGCACTGGCTCGCCCTGCGCCGCTTTAAGCGGGACGTTACCGCCTACTCGGCCAACAACGCAAACCTCTTTGACTGCATCCCCCCGACGCTGGAGGCGCTGGCCGCCGGCGAGGGCAGGGAAGGGGCTGAGGCGGCGCGGACCGAGGAAGATGAGCGCGCGGATAGAGGGGGCGAGGCTGAGTGCGAGGGCGATGGGCTCAGCGGCCGGCGCCCGAACGACGGCGGCCGGTTCGTCGAGCTCATGCGCGCGGCTGGGACGGAGGCCATTTACAAGCACTTTTTTTGCGACCCCATGTGCGCGCTCTCGGAGCTCCACACCAACCCCGGTGTCCTTTTTTCGCCGCCGGGCCCGCCGCCGGAGCCGGACGAGCTGAACCTACAGAAGGCGCGCCTGGCCCGCGAGAACCGGTTCGGGGGGCGTGTCTGCGCGGGGCTCTGGGCGCTGGCCTACACCTTCAAGACCTATCAGGTGTTCCCCCCCAAGCCAACCGCAGGAGCCGCGTTTATTAAGGACGCCGGCCTGCTGCTCCGGCGCCACAACCTCCCGCTCATCTCCCTCGAGCACACGCTCTGCAACTATGTTTGAGCGCCGCGACTTTCACCGCCGGGCCACGCCCGCAGCCGACCCCGACGAACGCTCTCCCTCACCGTGTCGGCGACCGTCCTACTTGCGCAAGAGCCGCCGCGCGAGCCGCGCGTTCGCCGACCCCGCGCGCGGCGTGCACCGCGCGCGCCTCGGCTCCGCCGCAAAGCGCTGCAGCGCGCGGCGGCGAACCGAGCTGTGCGCGCGGGAGCGGGACCGCTACTGCCTCTACTTTGACTACATGGCAGGCCACCCCTCCGACGAGATCGCCGCCGTGCGCGAGCTCGTCGTTCCCCTGATCAAGACCGCGCCCGTGACCCTCCCCTTTGACCTCACCCAGACCGTGGCCGACAACTGCCTCTCGCTCTCCGGGATGGGCTACTACCTCGGCATCGGCGGCTGCTGCCCTACGTGCGCCGGCTCGGGGGAGCCGCGCCTGCACTGCGCCGACCGCGCGACGCTGATTCTCGCCTACGTGCAGCAGCTCAATAACATCTACGAGTACCGCGCCTTCCTGGCGTCGGTGCTCGCCGCCGCCCAGGGGGATCTCCCCGGCTTCCCCGCGCCCGAGGGGGAGCGGGCCGAGCAGCTACTGGGCGGCGTGCTGGCTCAGCCCGAGCTGTTCTTCGCCTACCACGTTCTGCGCGACGGGGGTACGCAGAACGCGCGCGTGCTCTTTTACCGCGACCCGAACACAACCGGATACATGATGTATGTGGTCTTTCCCACCAAGTCTGTGCACCTGCACTACCGGCTCATAGACCGCCTGATCGCTGCGTGCCCCGGCTACAGGGTTTTCGCGCACGTCTGGCAGACCACCTTCGTGCTGGTTGTGCGGAGAGACGAGACGCAACAGACGGACACAGAGATACCGGCCGTCAGCGCGGGGGACATTTATTGCAAGATGTGCGACCTTAGCTTCGACGGGGAGCTGCTCCTAGAGTATAAAAAATTATATTCAGCATTTGACGACTTTCTTCCGCCGGCGTAGCGGGCGTCAGGGCCCCGAAGCCGGCCCGCGCCAAGCGGGCTGCCGCCCCCGCCGACCCCTCGCCCGCCGTTTCTGGAATAAACCTTTTTAACAGACTTTCCGTTATCTTGACATCATTTCCAAACAGCGCCTTGAACGTCACGCCAATTGTGCCTATGAGGTGCGAAAAGTAGTAGTCCGTGTTGAGGGGGACCGCGTTTGCGGCAACGTAAGCGGGGTCCTCGGCCAGGTCGGAGACCAGCAGCTTGCGCTTTGGGGGGGCGCGCCCAGTCTTGGAGGGGGGCTGGGGCGGGGGGACCGTGCCGCGCAGGGCGTTGACCACGCCCGCCTCGCGCTCGGCCGCCTCGGTGGGTGCCACGATCACGTACGGGATGCGCTCCTTGACGCTGGGGAGCTCCTCGTTGCGCATGGCCAGCTTGAAATACACTGTGAGGTGGGCGAGGCGCTTGTTGGTGTACGCCTCGGGGGGGCGGCTGAGCTCGGCCGTCATGACGAACTCGCGCACGTCCAGGCTTGGGGCTGTTATGCGCGCGTGCGCCTCGGCGAGCACGCGCCCAAACTTCTCAAAGCCGGCGGGCAGCGGGCGCCCCGCCCACTCACCCGGGGGAACGTCCGTCGCTTCCGCCGCGGCCGCGGCCACGGCCTCGTCGTAGAGGAGCAGGTCCACCAGGTGGCGCGCGTAGGAGTTGATAAAGCTGCAGTTGTTTTTGCGAACCAGGTCAACGCCTTTCATCAGCATCTTGCCCCCGTTGATGACCCCTATGTACTTCTTTTTGGTGATCAGCAGCAGCTTCTGGAAGGTCTTTTCGCACTCAAGCTTAATGGGGGCTTTGAATAGGTCGCCGGAGATCTGGCGCGCCATGGCGTCCCCGAGCTCGGATACGCCCTCGTACGTCAGCCCCACAAACTTGATGAACACCGAGTCCGTGTCACCGTAGACGACGCGCACCGAGTAGGGCCCGTCCGCGCGGTGGGCGCGCGCCTCGGGAAAGTTGGCCTCAAGGAGCTCGCGCGTGGCCCACCGGGCGTGCACGTAGTCCCGCGTGCCTAGCAGCATGTCTCGCCCGATCGTGGTGACCGTCGCCGCGATGCGGAGGCAGGGGAGCAAGCCGTTGGCCACGCCCGTAAAACCGTACACCGAGTTGCACACCACCTTGATGGCCGCCTGCTGCTTGTCCAGCAGCACCGCCTCCTCGGGGGTGCTGGAGGGAATGCGGGCCCGCACGGCCTTGCGCATCGCCAGCCAGTCGCGCAACAGGATGCCCAGCAAGCTCTCGCGGACGTGGGAGTGCACAAAGCAGAGGCGCTGGCCGCCCACGTCAAAGACCGAGTAGTCCTCGCCGGGGCGCAGCCCGGCCACGTCCGCCGCCTCCGCGGCCAGAGTGGTGAAGCAGAGGTTGTGGGCCTGGATGATGCTGGGGTACAGGCTCGCAAAGTCCAGCACCACCACCGGGTGGACGTGAAAGCCCGACAGAGGGTCGAGCACCTTGGCGCCCTGGTACCCCACGCTGCGTCCGCCGGCCCGGGAGGCGGCACGCGCCGCCTCCCACGCGGGCGCGTCCCCGCCGCCCTCGCTCCCGTTCGCTTTCTCCGAACCCTCCCGCTCCTCGTTCTCGGCCTCGGCGTCGAGGTCCTCCGGCGGCGCCGCATCCTCGTCCGCCCCGCCAAACCGGCGCCGGTTGTCGGGGAGGATGAAGCCCCGCTCGCGCGCCAGCTTCAGCAAGCACGTGTAGACGCGGATCTGCTGCCCGTCGAAGATGGCGCGCGTCAGCGTGATGCGCGCCAGCCTGGCCACGGCCGAGAGCTCCAGGTGGGGGAGGTACTTGAAAAACAGCTTGCCCACCAGCCGGGAGTCCTGAATGCAGTACTCGCCGATCACGCCTCGCTTCTCGGGGCCGCCAGCATAGTAGGCGGGAATCTCCTTATAGGGCAGGTCTATCTTGCGCTCCTTGAGCACCTCGCCCACCACGGCGTCCAGCTTGTAGCTGGGCAGCTTTAGCTTCTCGGTGGCCACCGAGTACATGTCTAGGGAGACGAGCCCGTTGATCTTCACCTTGCTCCGTTTTTGAAAGTGGTTGGTGCCGATGTCCCACACCTTGAACACACCCCCCTTGTTGAACTTGCCGTAGCCGTCCAGCCGGAGGCCGTAGACTGACGTAAGCTTGTTGACGATGTAAGCCCAGTCAAAGTTAACGATGTTGTAGCCGGTGGCGAACTCGGGGGAGTACTGCTTGAGGAAGGTGAGGAAGGCGAGAAGGAGCTCGTACTCGCTGTCAAACTCGAGAACCGCGGGCGCGGGCTCGCCCCGGGCAACGCACTCCTCGGCGTACCGCTCGGGCACGTCGCACGAACCCAGGGAGAACAGGAGGGTGTGCTCGTGGCGCCGCGTGGCTAGCGAGTAGAGGAGGCACGATATCTGGATCACCAGGTCTTCCTGGTTTGTTGCCACCGGGAAGGCCGTCTCGTTGCCGGTGCCCGCCTTACACTCTATGTCGAAGCACATGAGCTTGTAGTCGGGCCAGGCGCTCTCGTCCGGGAGCGGCTCTAGGTTGTCTGCCGTGCAGTTGATCTCCACGTCGCTTGAGGTCGCGTGGCGGTCAACCGGCCGCACCTGCACTCGCTCGCCCCCGGGGCCGGGGCGCAGGCGGTACCACCCGAAGCTGGTGAAGTTTTCGTTGTCCAGCAGCAGCCGCGTCGTCACGTCCACGCCGCCCTCGAACTTGGTGATTTCCGGGTAAAAGTTGTCGCAGATGAACCCGCCGAGGCGGCTGCTGGACGCCGACACGCGGTAGTAGAGGGCGGGCCTCGAGCCGAAAAAGTACACTGTCGTGTAGGATACGACCTCCACCCGAAAGCAGTCGGCCGAGACGTGCTTGCCGCCCCACCAGCCCCCGCCGCCCCCCTCGCCGCGGCGATCGGCGGGGGTGGAGGGGCCGCCGATCGCCGCGGCGAGAGCCGAGTTGTGGGCGCAGGCCACCATGGCGCGCACGAGGTCCGCCTCGCAGGACACCCCGCAGACTCGGTCGACCTCGCTTTTCTCCATGTAAAAGTAGTGCCGGACCCCGTACACGTGGACGGCCACGCGCTTGCCGCAGGCGCTCATGCCCAGCAGCGTCACCACAGAGCCGCTCGGGCGCGCGAGGTTCGCGAAGCGCGACGCGTCGTCGTGGGGGGCGACTTCCACCGTCTCCACCAGGTCGTACACGTGAAAGCGCTCAAATCGGGGGTTGTAGTCGCTCGGCCGGAAGGCCCGGCCGTTCCAAACGCTGACCCGGCGGGGCCAGCAGCCCTCCGAGGGAAAGTCCAGCACGTCGCGCTCCTCGCCGTCGCGGTACACCTTTGGGGGGCGGTCGAGCGTGCCCACGTGCACGCCCCGGCGGCGGTCGGTGGGGGCGGCCTCGTCCAGGCACCGCGGCGCGATGAACTTAAAGCTGCTCACGTTCGTGTAGTAGGAGTGGGGCGGGGGGCGCGGGCGCTCGCCCGCCCGCTCTGCGGCTGCTGCGCCCGGGCGCGCGCCCGGGCGGCCAATGAACGGGTTGAAAAACCCGCAGCGGCGCGCTTCCCCGGCGCGCTCGGAGGAGAACGCCATGCCCGCCGCGGCGAAGAACTAAGTGCGGACGCAGTCGGCCCGTATAATGTTTCTCCGAGGCGGACGGGGCGGAGCTCGCCCGGCACGTCGCTGGGTGGGCGGGGCCGGGCGGCCTTATATCCGCTCGCCCCGTCGGGCAAGGACGCGCACGCTACGGCTCGTCAACGAGCGAAACAAGGGTGACCGCCCGAACGCGTCTTCCTTTCTCTCTAGCGGCGCCGGCGTTCTCCCCGCTCCTCGAAACTCGCCCATCGCCCCAACCCCCCGGCGCGGAAACCTCCTCGCCCTCTTGCCCTCACCCACTCTCTCTGCGCACGGCGATGGAGTCCGCACCCAAAACCGTCAGCCTCCCAGCGGCCCCCCTGGGGTACGTGTACGCCCGGCGGGCGGACTCGCTCCCGCTGGACGAGCTGGCCATGCTTTCGGCCCGCAGCGCCGACTCCGAGCTGGCAGTAATGCCCGTCATCCGCGGGCTCACGGTCGAGCAAGCTTTCGCCACCAACGTCGCGGTCGTCGCCGGCTCTAAGACCACGGGACTCGGCGGCAGCGGGACCACGTTTAAGCTTTCGCCCAGCCACTACCACCCAAACGCGTTTGTCTTTCACGGGGGCGCCGCCATCCGAGCCAGCTCGGGGGCCCCCAACCTATCCCGGGCCTGCGACGCCGCCAGGAAGCGGTTTGGCTTCTCGGCCTACGCCACGGCCCCGGTGGACAACGCCGTGGAAACCACCGGCGCGAGCATCTGCGAGGCGGTTGGGCTAAACCCAACCGCCGCGGTGCTCTACCTCGTGGTAACGGAAACGTTCAAGGAGACGGTGTACATGTGCAACGCCTTCCTGCACTACGGCGGCGCGGGCACGGTTTCTGTCGGCCCCCACGACGTCGTCCGCATCCCGCTGTACCCCGTGCAGCTGTTTATGCCCGACGTAAACCGCCTCGCGGGGGAGCCCTTCAACGCCAAGCACCGCTCCATCGGCGACGAGTTCGTCTACCCGCGGCCCTTTTTCAACTCGGACCTGTGCCGCCTGCTTCACGGCTACGTGCTGGGACCCGCGGCCGTGTCCCTGCGCGTGCGAAACCTGGACGGCGTCGCTCGGGGCGCGGCGCACCTGGCGCTCGACGAAAACCACGAGGGGTCGGTGCTGCCCCCCGACGTAACGTTTACCCTGTTTGACTCGGCTCAGACAGCGGGCAGGGGCGGCGGCCGCGGGCCCCAGCGGGGCGGGGACGGCACCTCGGCCAAGAGCACCCCCGCGAGCGGGACGGAGCGGCGCCTGGCCTCGGTGATGGCGGCGGACACGGCCCTCTCGATGGACTCCCTCGTGGGGGCGGGGGTCTACGACGCGGAGCTGCCCTCGGTCGAGGAGTGGCCGCTCCTGGCCTCGAGCGACGGGCGCGAGCGCCTGGAGGCGCTGGGGGCCTACGTGAGTAGGGTCTCGGGCCTGGTAGGGGCCATGGTTTTCAGCTCGAACTCGGTGCTGTACATGACGGAGGTGGACGACGGCGGCCCCGCCGAGGGCAAGGACGGCTCAAACCCCTCATACCACCGCTTCTACCTGATCGCAGCCCCGCACGTGGCCGGGAACCCCCAGACGGACAAGGACGGCCGTGTGCTGCCGCACACGGCGGACCAGCACTCGGCGCCCATCAGCGGCGCAAACCAGGAGTTCTCGCTGGACTACCTGGCGCTCGCCTGCGGCTTTTGCCCGCAGATCCTCGCCCGCGTGCTGTTCTACCTGGAGCGCTGCGACTCGGGGGCCTTTGGCGGTCGCAACGAGACGGACGCTTTGCGGTATCTGGCCGGTACGCTGGAGTCGGAGGTTCCCTGCGGCCTTTGCGACCGAACCACGCGCCCCGCGTGCGCACACACGACGCTGCACCGCCTCCGCCAGCGGCTTCCCAAGTTTGGCGCGCCCGCCCGGCTGCCCATCGGCGTTTTTGGCACGATGAACAGCGCCTACAGCGACTGCGACGTGCTCGGCAACTACGCATCCTACGGGGCCCTCAAGAAGCCCAACGACAACGAAGCCCCCAAGAGCATAATGCAGGACACGTACCGCGCCGCCGTGGAGCGCCTGTTTGCTGACTTGGAGCAGGCCAGGCTGGTGGAGAGAGAGTCAGTTACCCAGGCCGGCGTCGGCCCCGGCGCAGCGGGCCTCGTGCACGACCACGCCAGCTTCCGGGGAATGCTGGCCACCATCAAGGAGACGGTGGAGCAAGCGGCCGACCAGTTTGTGCGCACGCTGGTCGAAAGCCGCGACTTTAAGATCCGCGAAGCGCTCGCGGACGCGAACCACACAATGTCCATCTCGCTCGACCCCTACTCGAGCAGCTTCTGCCCTGTAACGTCGTTCCTCTCGCGGCGCACGAATCTGGCCGTGCTCCAGGACCTTGTTTTGAGCCAGTGCCACTGCTTGTTTTACGGCCAGGCCGTTGAGGGCCGCAACTTTCGGAGCCAGTTTCAGCCAGTGCTCCGCCGCCGCTTCCTCGACATGCTCAACGGGGGCTTCCTCACGGCCAAGACGGTGACGGTGACGGTGGCCGAGTCGGGGGTGGTGGCGCCTGACCTGACGCTCCCCGCCACGGAGCCCCCCACCAAGGAGTGTGACGGCGACCTGGCCCGCGTCAGCATGGAGGTGATGCGCGACTTGCGCGTTAAAAACCGCGTGCTGTTCTCCAACGGCGGGGCCAACCTCTCGGAGGCGGCCAAGGCGCGCGTGGCCGGGATGGCCAGCGCCTACCGCCGCCCCGAAAAGGCGGCCAACATCCTCAGCGGAGCCGTGGGCTTCCTGGTGAAGCAGTTTCACGCCGTGCTGTTCCCCAAGGGCCACCCTCCGGGCATCGAGACTCCCAACCCCCAGTGGTTTTGGACCTTGCTGCAGCGCAACCAGATGCCGGCGCGTCTCCTCGGCAGGGAGGACGTTGAGACCATCACCGCCGTCAAGCGCTTCTCGGACGAGTACGCCGCCATCAACTTTATCAACCTGACTCCGAACAACGTCGGAGAGCTGGCCCAATTTTACTTTGCCAACCTGGTGCTGAAGTACTGCGACCACTCGCAGTACTTTATTAACGGCCTCACGGCCATTGTGGTGGGCTCCAAACGGCCCCGCGACCCGGCCTCGGTGCTGGCCTGGATCGACAGGCCCCTCGCGGGTCAGGCGGACGTGGAGCCGGCCGCCCATGAGGTGCTGCGGGGGCTCGACTCGCGCCCCGCCCTGTGGACGGGCACGTTTCTGGCCACGCACATGGTTCGCTCGGTCATGGAGCAGCGCCCCATGGTGGTGATGGGCCTGAGCATCAGCAAGTACAACGGCAGTGCCGGAAACAACCGCGTCTTCCAGGCGGGCAACTGGAACGGCCTGAACGGCGGTAAAAACGTTTGTCCCCTGATGGCGTTTGACCGCACGCGCCGCTTTGTGCTGGCTTGCCCGCGCGTTGGGTTCACGTGCGAGGCCGGCGGCTTTGGCGCCGGCGTGCGGGAAAACACCCTCAGCGAGCAGGTGCGTGGCATAGTGGCGGAGGGCGGACCGCTTGTTCAAACGGCCGTTTTCCTCGCCGTGCTGCACGCGCTCGGCCCCCGCACCCAGCACCTGGCCGTCGACGACTGGGTCGGGCTGGTGGAGGACGAGTTTCTGGCCGTCAGCCTGGATGCCATCAACGCCAAGGTGACTGAGAGCTTCGGCGAGTGGACCGTGGAGGCGGCGCAGGAGCTGGCGCGCGACCTGGAGGCGCAAACGAGCGCGGGAACGGCGGCCCCAGACGACGGGGCCTTTGACTTTGGCGCCTGCGCCGGAGACGACGCGCTGGCGGCCGGACCCGGGTTTGGGCTCGCGCAGGCGGCCGCCGCGCCGAGCAGCGGCGTCGGCGGCGCCGGGCAGAAGCGCCCTCACCCGGAGGACATACTCTTTGACATGGGCGGCGTTCCCGAGAAAAAGCCCAGCCTCACCTTCGACATGCTTTAAGCCCCCCTCCCACTCCGTTGTGGGCGGCTGTCAATAAAGATGTTTTTACGGTTTATATCTCAGTATCTCGCGTGTTTTCTCTACAGCTTCTCCAGGTTTTTGGCGCGGGCGAAACATGGAGCGGGAGGAGGGCGCCGGAACGATCGGGAGGGCGCAGGCCCGCCAGCGCCTGTTGGCGGTCTTCGGGCAGGTGCAGGCGTACATTTTTCAGGTGGAGATGCTGAAGCGATGCGACCCGGCGGTGCTTTGCCGGTCCGTCGGGGCCCTCAAGCTGAACGCTCTCACCCTCCGCATGCTGCGGCGGAAGCTGGCGGGCGCGCTCCGGGCGCAGGCGCGCCGACACCAGACGCCGCTCGCCTGCGCGCTTGAGATGGCCATGGCCTACGCCGAGGCCGAGGGGGAGCGGGTGCTCAAGGCGCTCGAACGCGCGCCGGCCCTCGGCGCCGAGGGCTTCTTTCGGGCCGCCATGGGCCTAGACGCGCCCTGCGAGTTTCACGTACCCGTGGGCCTGTCAACGTACGGCGGGGAGGTGAGCGCCGAGCTGCAGTTTCTGCACGACGCGGAAAACTTTTTGAAGCAGCTCAACTACTGCCACCTAGTTACTTCGTTCGAGGCGGGGCTTGCCGCGCTCGAGCCCGTGTTTCGCTTCCTGACCCGCACGGCGGGAAGCGGCCTCGTGGTACCCCCTGAGCTGTCAGACCCCACCCATCCCTGCTCGGTGTGCTTCGAGGAGCTGTGTGTGACGGCCAACCAGGGGGAGGCGGTGCACCGGCGGCTGCTGGGCTGCACCTGCGACCACGTCACTCGGCAGGCGGCGGTGCGGGTGGCCGACGCGGACATGGCGCGCCACCTGCCGCACGTGCGCAGCGTGAGCTCGGACAGGCGCGCAGCAGCCGAAGCGGCGCTCCGGGCGCTGGAGGCTCGCCGTGCACCCGGGCGCCCCCCGGCGCCCGCGGACGCGGACCACCAGACGCAGCGCATCGCCTCGCAGCTGCTCGAGGCCCACCACGTCTTTAAGCCCGCCTCGCGCTGCCTGTACGCCGTGAGCGAGCTCAAGTTCTGGCTGGCCTCGGCCGAGCGGGGCGAGGGCGGGGCGCCTCGCGCCATAGACGCGTTTACGACCAACCTGGAGACCCTGGGGCGCCAGGAGAAGTTCTTCCACCTCCGAGCGGCCGCGGTCGAGCTGGCCCTCTTTGGGCGAACCCTCGACCACTTTGACCGGGTCTTCGCGGACGGGCTGCTGGACCTGGACGTGATCGACAGCATGCTCGTGGGCAGCTGCGCAGTCTCGCCGGACGACCAGATCGAGGCCCTCATCCGGGCCTGCTACAGCCACCACATGTCCGCACCGCTGCTGCAGCGGCTGAGCGACCCCGACACGAGCAACCGGGAGGCCCTGAAGCAGCTGCTGGGGCGCGTAGGCATGGGGGAGCTCGACGAAAACGCAGAGGGCGGCGACGCCTCGCTCGAGGGCGACGACGGGGGGCGCCGCGACGGCGGAGACACGGTCGCCCCCGAGGCGCGTCCCTGGGCGCAGCTCCTGGAGCGCGCCCGGGGGGACGCCGACCAGCGCCGGCGCGCGTACGCCGAGCGGCTGTCCAAGCGGTCACTCGCTAGCCTGGGGCGCTGCGTCCGCGAGCAGCGCCGGGAGCTGGAGAAGACCCTGCGGGTGAGCGTGTACGGGGAGGTGCTTCTGCAGACGTACGTGGCGGCCTACAACGGCTTCTGCGCCCGGCGCGAGTTTTGCGAGGCGGTGGGGCGCGCCGGAACGGTTGTGGACAACCGCGGCTCGGCGGCCGCCTTCGACTCCCACCAGTTTATGAAGGCCGCGCTGCTGCGCCACCCCATCGACCCCTCGCTGCTGCCCTCGCTAACGCACAAGTTTTTCGAGCTGGTCAACGGGCCCGTGTTCGACAACGCGGGTCACAACTTCGCTCAGCCCCCCAACACGGCCCTCTACTACAGCGTCGAAAACGTAGGGCTGTTGCCCCACCTCAAGGAGGAACTGGCTCGCTTCATGGTGACAGCGGCCCGCGGCGATTGGTCCGTCAGCGAGTTTCAAAAGTTTTACCACTTCGGGGAGGTGATTGGCGTAACCGCCACCCAGCGCCTGGCCTGGAAATATATCGGGGAGCTCATCCTGGCGGCCGCAGTGTTCTCCTCGGTTTTCCACTGCGGAGAGGTGAACCTCCTGCGCGCCGATCGCACATACCCCGACGCCCGCGGCGAGCGGCGCTGCGCCAGCGGCATCTACATCACTTACGAGGAGTCATGTCCTCTCGTGGCGGTGTTGTCGCCGGGCCCGGAGGGTACGGTCCGGGAGGGGACCGTTGCCATCTACGACGCCGACGTGTTCTCTCTCCTCTACGCGGTCCTGCAGCAGATGGCTCCGGGGTCTGGGGCGAGCTAGGCGCCATCGGAGACCGCTGCTCCCCGGGCGCCGTTGCCGGCGCCCGGCCACCGCCGCACTTCAAGCCCTGGACGCTGCTGGTGCTGGTACTCCTGTCGGGGCTGCTGGCCGCGGGGCGGTGCGGCGCCACTCCGACGTCGCCCCCGGCCACGCCAGCGCCCCCCACGACCCCTAGCCCGCCGTCGAGCGAGTCCTCCGAGCCGGCCGAACCGTCGCCGCTGCCCAGCGGCGGCGAGGAAGACGGCGACGGCCCCGAGACCAGCGAGGACCTCCGGGGCGCCGTCCGCGACGCCCAGGTTCTCGCGGCCAGCGCGGACTTCTTTACCTGCCCGCCGCCCACCGGATCCACGGTCGTGCGCCTCGAGCCCCCCCGCGCCTGCCCTAAGTTTAACCTGGGCCGCAACTTTACCGAGGGGATCGCCGTAATCTTTAAGGAAAACATCGCCCCCTACAAGTTTAGGGGGACGGTGTACTACAAGGACGTAGTGGTCTCCAAGCTCTGGAAGGGATGGTCGCACACGTCCATTACCAACCGCTACACCGACCGCGTGCCCGTCTCCGTGGAGGAGATCATGAACACGATCGACGCCAAGGGCAACTGCTCCTCCAAGGCCGAGTACCTCCGCGACAACATCATCCACCACGCGTACCACAAGGACGCGGACGAGGAGGAGATGATCCTGAGGGCCTCCAAGTTCACCACCCCCGGGTCGCGCGCCTGGCACACAACCAACCGCACCAACGCATACCTAGGGTGGGTCCGCATGATACACTACACCTCCACTTCCGTCAACTGCATCGTCGAGGAGGTGGACGCCCGGTCGGTGTACCCCTACGACTCTTTCGCCCTCTCCACCGGCGACGTGGTGTACATCTCCCCCTTCTACGGCCTGCGGGACGGAGCCCACCTGGAGCACACCAGCTACGCCCCGGAGCGCTTTCGCCAGGTCGAGGGGTACCGAGCCCGGGACCTGGACACGGGCAAGATCGCCGACACGCCCGTTACCCGGAACTTTGTTAAAACGCCGCACGTGACGGTCGGCTGGGACTGGCACCCCAAGAAGCCGCATGCCTGCACGCTGACCAAGTGGCGCGAGGCCGACGAGATCCTTCGCGACGAGGTTGGGGGCTCCTACAGGTTCACGATCCGGGCCCTTTCCACGACCTTTCTCAGCAACAAAACGCAGTTTGACCTCAAGAAGGTGCCCCTCAGCGGCTGCGTCACCGACGAGGCCGAAAAGGCCATCAACGACATATACAAGCGTCGGTACGAGTCCACGCACGTTTTTAGCGGGCCCATGGAAACCTACCTTGCCCGGGGCGGTTTTGTCATCGCCTTCCGGCCCATGCTCTCCAACGAGCTGGCCAGACTCTACCTGAACGAGCTCGTGCGCTCCAACCGCACCTACGACCCCAAGAGCATCTTGCAGCACTCGGGAAACGACGTCGCCTCCAGTGAGGGAAAACGCACCCGCCGCTCGCTGCTGTCTGTTGCCGAGGCCGTGCCCGCCGCGCAGCCCAGCGGCGGGCACGAGCTGCATCGCCTGCGCCGCCGGGCCGCGGATGCCGCCACCCAGGCCGGCAAAGACGGCAAGGACGCGCAGCTGGAGCTTATCAAGACCACCTCGTCGGTGGAGTTTGCCATGCTCCAGTTTGCCTACGATCACATCCAGGCCCACGTTAACGAGATGCTGAGCCGGATCGCCACCGCGTGGTGCACCCTCCAAAACAAGGAGCGCGTTCTCTGGAACGAGATGGTGAAGATCAACCCCAGCGCCATCGCCTCGTCTTCCCTCAACGAGCGCGTGGCCGCGCGCGTGTTGGGTGACGTCATTGCCATCACCCAGTGCGTCAAGATTGAGGGCGAAGTGTTTCTGCAAAACTCCATGCGCACCGGGGACGGGCATAGCTGCTACTCGCGCCCCCCCGTGACCTTCACCATCGTCAAGAACGCCACTGGCGGCACCATCGAAGGGCAGCTGGGCGAGGATAACGAGCTCCTCATCGAACGCAAGCTGGTAGAGCCGTGCGCTCTCAACCACAAGCGCTACTTCAAGTTTGGCTCCGATTACGTGTATTATGAAAACTACACGTACGTTCGCAACGTGCCCCTGACCGAGATCGAGATGATCAGCACCTACGTGGACCTCAACTTGACGCTCCTGGAGGACCGCGAGTTTCTGCCCCTGGAGGTGTACACCCGCGCCGAGCTTGAGGACACGGGCCTTATGGACTACAGCGAGATTCAGCGCCGCAACCAGCTGCACGCCCTCAAGTTTTACGACATCGACAGCGTGATCACAGTGGACACGGACACGGTGATCATGCAGGGGCTGGCCAACTTTTTTCAGGGCCTGGGCAAAGCGGGCCAGGCCATCGGCAAGCTGGTGATCGGGGCCGCGGGCGCCGTCGTCTCCACCGTGTCCAGCATCATTTCCTTCGTCAAGAACCCCTTTGGCGCGCTCGCGGTGGGGCTGCTGGTGCTCGCCGGCCTCGTGGCCGCCTTTTTCGCGTACCGGTACGTGATGCAGCTGCGCGCCAACCCCATGAAGGCCCTGTACCCCATCACGACGCAGGGCCTCAAGAACAGCGCCAAGGCCGCGATGATGGGCGGAGGCGACGGCCCCGAGTTCGACGAGGACAAGCTGGAGCAGGCCCGGGAGATGATCCGGTACATGTCGATGGTCTCCGCCATGGAGAAGCAGGAAAAGAAGGCCCTAAAGAAAAACAGCGGCCCCGCCCTAATCGCCAACCACGTCTCCAACCTCGCCCTCAGAAAGCGGGGGCCCAAGTACACCGCGGTTCCCAGCGAGGACGAGGCCGAGAGCTACACGGTCGTCTGAGGGGGGGGGGGGAAGTTTTTTACTAAATAAAGTGTTTCCAAAACATTACGCGTATCCGACATTTGCATATCGCCTCGCCCCGTTCCGGTTGGAGAGTATATTACCGCGGCTCGTCGGGTAGACGGGCATCGAGCCCTCAGCGCGGCTGATTTATCCATCAGCCAGCTACTTCGAGAGCTTTGAGCGATTTCTGCCTCTGCTCGCGCCGCCTTCGACTCCCCCTCGCCGCAGCATGAGCTCTTCTGTCGTCTCCGCTCCCGCCGAGTCCCCCCTGGCCGAGGAGGTTTCGGCCGTCGCCCAGCAAATTTGCGCCTCCGAAGCGCCCGCGGCCGGGTTTCACGCTACCAGCGGAGACCACACGTACGCCGGCGCTGCCAGCACCCCCGCGAGCGCCAACGACTGCATCGAAGCTATGGACACCGAGGAGCTGCTGGAGATGGTGCTAGACGCCGAGGGCGAGGGCGAGAGCGAGGCCCCCCAGCCGGCACAGCCCGCATTCACCCTCAAGGGCAACTTCATATGCTGCAGCGACGAAGAGTGCCGGGCCTGCCTGGAGCTTCCGTTCCGCCCCTCGGAGATCGGCTTCTCGAGGGACCCCCACGTATCCATGGCTCTGGACATGACCTGCGGGACCTGGATCTACATCCCTCGCGTGTTTTCGGACACCCCCGTGTGCCCCTGGATGGCCAACTACTGCATACCCGATCTCGACGAGATAGCCGACCGCGAGTGAACAAATAGCTACAATAAACAAGCTTATTTTTCCAAAATTTCTCAATTTTTATTTTGGGAGGCGAGCGGACAGCTGGGGGGCTGGCAAACAACAATTATCGGTTGCTCATCATCTGGGAGACAAAGATGTCGGCGTCGTCGCGGTACGCGTCGAGGGTGGTGGCGGCGCTGGCATCGACGGTCTGGGTGGGCTGAGACTGGACCGGCGTTGCCTCCGGCGGCGGCTGCTGCTGACTCTGAACGGGCCTCGCGGCTTCCGCGGACGGCTGCTGGGTTTGAGCGAGCGCCGCCGCGGCTGGCGGCGGGCAGGGCTGGGAGTGGGGCGCGTCCACGATCTGCGGCTGCATCAGCCCAACGGGCGGGTGAGGATGGTAGCCCACCGGCTGCGGGGGCGCGAGCGCGGCCGACACGACCGCCTGCCCGCTCGGATACTGGGGGTAGACTGGCGGGGCGTAGTGCTGGTGGCCCGCAAGGGCGGTCCCCGGGTAAACGGCCGGCGCGCCGGCGGGCGCTCCCCGCGGGGCCATCGTCTGGACGGCCCGGAGCTGGGACACCTCTTGCTGCAGAGAGGTCACGGCCCCCATGAGATCGGCTATGGTCGTCGAGGGGCGGTGGGGTCCCGAGCGGCGCGACCCGTCGCCGTGCGCGGCGGGACCCGGCGAGCGCTCGCCTGGGTAGTACACGCTCTCGAACTCGTCGCGGGGGTGGGCGTCCCAGTCGTAGCGCCGCTTTCGCGCGTATCTGCGCTCTTGCGTTGGGGACGGGGGGGTGGGCTGGCATGGAGCCTGCGAGGCGCCCGGCGCGTCTCCGCCGCCCCTTGCGGCCCTGCGGTCGGCGGCCAGCGCGCCCACCAGGGCTGTGATCTGCGCCTCCAGCTGGCTGCCGGGGGGCGCACCCCAGTACGGGTGGGGCGCGTACGCGCCCGAGGCCACTGCGGGCGCGTGGGGCGGGAGCGGGGCGTACGGGTGGTGTGCGCCTGGCGCGAGGGGCGCGTACCCCGCTCCCCCGGGCGCGTGCTGGCCCACCACGAGCTGGTTGTACTGGGCCGTAGGAACGAGGATGTAGTCCCCGGAAACAAGGGGGGTTCCCGGAGCCGGCAGAGTTTGGGAGCCGGAGGAGGTCATCGCGCTGCGGTGCTCGGGGCGAGGGAGGTTGCGGTTACGCGCTCCGCGCGCGTCCTCGGGGGCGGAAGGCGTAGGCGCTAGAGGGGAAGCGAAAACGCCGGCGTCGCGCGTAACGCATGAATGGTACGCGTTGGGGGATCTTTCAACACTTTTATAATCGGCGCCTTCCCGCGACTCCGCCCCGCGTGAGTCGTCTTGGCCGACGCGGGCGACGATCCCGAAGCTCGCGCTGGCCTGCAGGTACGTGTGGCCCGCGATGCCGGCCTCGCGCCGCCGCCGCGAGACGAGGTCCCAGCGGTCCCGCAAGAGCATGTTGTTTACCGCCGTCGAAAGCAGCACGCGCGTGAGAGTCTCCTCGGAGACGTCCCACCGCGCGGCCTCCCCGATGCGCGCCTGCGCGTCCCGGGCCGTCGCGAGCAGCTCGTCCCGCACCCCCGGCGCCAAGCGCCGGAAGGGCGCCACCGCCGCCTCGGGGGTCGCGTCGTATGTGACGATGGTGCCCACGCGCCGCCCTATCACGCACAGCGCCACGTGGGCAAATAGGGTGTCGTCGGGCTCCTCGTCGGGGCCGAGCCGCCGCGACGAGAGCGAGGCCGAGGGGAGGTAGTTGCTGACGAGGTAGAGCAGCCGCTCGTGCTCCGTCAGCCCCTCCCCGAGGTCCCCGAAAAATCCAGGGTTCGCGGCCGACGCCAAAACGGCCCCAAGTTGCGGGCAGTTGACCACGCCCAAAAAAAAGGGGCCGCGCGTGTCGTTCGCGATGGCCAGCACCGCCCCTATCGCGCACCCGTTGCGGTGGTCGATGTTAATGGGGAGCTGGGAGGCCGGCGGAAGGGCGGCCTCGACGGCCGCCCTCGTCAGCGTTAGCTCGCCTCCGTCGCCCATGTCGTAGAGGGCCAGGTACCCGGCCACGTAAATGGGCAGGCTGCCCCCCGCGCCATCGCACGCCCGACTGCCCATGCCGCCGTTTGCCTTCCCTCAGCGCGCGCGGCGGCAGATACACACACGTGAGCCAAATAAACAATCCGCAGAGAGGTCTGGAGCTTTATTGGGGGGTGGGGAAAGCGCCCGGCTACACCGCGGACGTAAACGATGGAATGTACCCAAGACAAACAAAGTACAGCAGGTCGTAGTCGCTTGACACGTTAAACTGCCCCAGGCGGCGAGCCTCGTCTAGCGACGCCCGCAGCCGCGGCCGTTGCATCAGGATTCCGAGGCCGTGCTCGTACTGCAGGGCCACGGCGTCGTGCGCGGCCAGCACCTCGTTAATGGGAACTGGCGCGCTTCGGCGCCGGTTCTCCAGCTCGACCGCGATCAGTCGCGTGAGGCTGGCTTGGTGCCGGCCCGAGGACACGCTAACCACGCGGTGCTGCGGGGGGAGCTCGCGCGCCACGGTCTGGGCGTCGAGGCACAGCGCCGCGAGGCCCGGAAATAGCTGGGTGAGCTCCACCTCGGGGTTGGCCGCGTACACGGGGGCCACGTAGCGCGCGCACAGAAAAGCCAGGTTGCTGTTGCCACTCCGGCTGGCCATGGCCGCCGCGTCGGCGGCGCTCGCCCCGCGGGCTCCCGGCGCCAGCGCGCCAGACGCGTACGGGTTGGGAACGAGAACGCCCAGCTGAAAGTTGTTGCGCAGGCGGTCTCCGTAGACGTTGCTGTTCCACAGCAGGCGCCGCAGGAGCAGCAGCGCCGTGACTGTGTTGACCGCAGCGCGGAGCAGCGTCTGATCCTCCGTGAGGAAGAGGTTTTGGGCGCGCGCCAAAAACGCCGCCGCGGCCCTGTTAACCTCGTCCACGTACGCTGTCTGCTCGGCGTCCAGCGCCGCACCCGCCGGCGCCGCACCGGCGCCGAGGCTTCCAGGAACGGGGGGCAGCACCTTTAGCCGCACGAGCGCCGCCAGCACGCTGTGGGCGTTGAGCGCACCGCGCTCAAACCGCCCCCCGTTTCCGGGAACGTGAAACTGGTGCTTGGGGAGGCGGGCGTGGTCGAAGGCGTACGAGACGCGCCCGGTGCCGCCCTCGCCCAGCGCGGCGGCGAGGGCGTCCAGGCAGGCCGGGATCTGCTCAATCAGCCCAGAGAAGCTCGTCGGGTACGACTGGCTAGGGGCCAGGGAGCGGTGCGCAAGGTGCAGGCATAGCACGGCGCACTCGAAGGCCGAGTATGCGCGAGCGCCGACGTAGAGGCGGCCGCTCGACTGGAGCGAGACCACGGCCGTGGCCATGAACGTCCGAGACATCCGCCCGTCCCGGTAGTCGATGCTGCGCGTTGCCACCGGGCGCTCGGCCACCAAACGGTCCTGCAGGGCCCGGTACCACGTTCCGAACACCACCCCGTTGGATCCCCCCGCCGCCCGCCCCACGAACACCGTGGTCAAAAAGTCCACGGGGAGGTTGGTGTCATACTCCACGGGGACGTCGTTCTTCGCGATCTGCACCTCGCGGCCCCCCGGACTCGACTCGTCGTCGGCGGGAGCGCGCCCGCCGCCCCCGCAATTACCGCCGTCGGGGGGGGAGGACGCGGCGTCGGCCTCCTCCGCGGCCCGCGCCGCGTCCTCCAGCGCCGCCAGGGCGTCGGCTACCTTCGCCACCTGCCGCTCCAGCGGGCGGAGCAGCGCGTTGACGTCCGCCTCGCCCAGCTGGCTCTGGGCCTCGAGGGTGTCGATTGCGGCGGCCGCAGCCCGGTGGCGCGCGGTTACCAGCCGCAGCTGCTCGGCGCGGTGGGCATTGTCGGCCGAAAACGCCGGGCCGCTCCAGTACCGCAGCGGAAACGGGGGCGCGATAAAGTTGCGCGCGTCCGAGGGGATGATGGCTCGCGATGTATCGCTTACATACAGCGTGCTAAACGCGTACCCCACCTCGGCCATGGCCGCCGCCCCCTCCGCTGGACGGCCCGACGCAAAAGGCGGCGAAGACCGCGGGCGGTGCCGGTTTTATGTTTGCACAAACAAGGAAGCCACCCAGGCCAGCGGGTCGGGCGGGTGGGCGGCCGCGCCGCTCGGGCCAGCCGCCGGCGCGCCGGAACCGGGGGCGGGGCTGGGGGCTGGGGGCCGCCGGGCGAGAGGCGGAGCCCGGCGGCCCCTTTTCGGCCGCGCCCGCCGGGCGGCCACGGGCGGCGCGTACTCGGCTAGCCGCGAGATGGTGCCGGCCAGGACCGCCACGTTGCTGCGCACTTGCTGGGGAGAGAGGCGCGTTACCCGCAGCACGCGCATCCCCCGCTGCGCCACAAACACCAGCACGGGCGCCAGGACGACCTCTCCGCCGCCCGGCGGGAGGGTTCTGGCTAGCAGCCTGCAGGAGTCGTTTAGCTGCCGCATCCCCCCCTTGCGCTGGAGGTTCTTGCTCGCCGTGTTCATGTTTTTTGAGAAGCGGCACGTTTTCAGCTCAATCAGGATGCACACGCCCCTCGAATTGGCGCCGGGGTCCAGCTGAACGGTACAAACGCAGTCCGGGCGGCGCTGGCCCAGGTTGACCTCGAAGGCTAGGGACACGCCCCGCGCCGCTTTAAGAGTCTCGGCCGGCACCAGCTCACTAAAAAGGGGCGCCAGCCGCTCGCTGTATACTCCGCTGCGCCTGGCCGCCGCCAGGTCTCGCGCTAGCGCCCCGTAAAACCTATTGTGGCATCGTATTCCCGCTCGCAGTCTGCTCCGAGCGGTGAGCCGCTGCTGACGGCGCATCTGCCGCTGCTTCGCCCCACTCGCCGCCCTTTTGCTCCGCGCTATGGCCGCTCGCGGCACCGCAGACGCCAGAACCGAGAGAGGCGCCGTTGACCGGCGCGTCACGCTCGTGCGAGTTTACCTCGACGGCGTTTACGGCGTGGGCAAGAGCACCACGGGCAGGGTGATGGCGTCTTCCGCCGGCCGGGGGAGCCCGACGCTCTACTTTCCGGAGCCGATGGCTTACTGGCGCACTCTTTTCGAGACGGACGTAATCGGGGGTATTTACGAAACCCAAAACCGGAAACGGGCCGGGGGGCTGACGGGGGACGACGCGTCACTGATCACCGCGCACTACCAGAGCAGGTTCGCCACGCCCTACCTGCTGCTCCACGATCACACCTCCGGCCTGTTCGGCTCCGAGGAGATGCCGCGCGGGGCCGCCGCGCCCGACCTCGTCCTCGTCTTTGACCGCCACCCCGTGGCGGCGACGGTGTGCTTTCCCGCAGCGCGCTACCTGCTGGGGGACATGCCGATGAGCGCCCTGCTCGCCATGGCCGCCACCCTCCCCCCTGAAGCCCCCGGGGCCAACCTCGTGGTGACCACCCTCGACGTGGACGAGCACGTGCGCCGCCTGCGCGCCCGCGCCCGCATCGGGGAGCAGGTTGACATGCAGCTTATAGCGACGCTGCGCAACGTGTACGCCATGCTGGTCAACACGAGTCGCTTTCTGCAGTCAGGGCGCGTCTGGCGCGACGGCTGGGGGCAGCTGCCCCCCTTCACTGCCGCCCGCCGGCGGCACGCCGCCCAGCTGGACGCCTACCGAGAGCGCGAGTACCCCGAGCTGAGCGACACGCTCTTCGGGATGTTTAAGTCGCCCGAGCTGATGGATGAGCGGGGGGTGCTCCTGGAGGTACACTCGTGGGCTCTCGACGCGCTGATGGGCAGGCTGCGCCACCTCCGCGTTTTTAGCGCGGACCTCGGCGGGACCCCGCGCCAGTGCGCCGCCGCCGTTGACGGCTTGATGCCCCTCATGAGCAGCACGGTCACCGGGGCCGCCGCAGCCGCCGCCCTGGAGCGCGCCGCGCGCAATTTTAACGCCGAGATGGGGGTGTGAGTCGACCAGGCCCCCTGCCGCGTCTGCGCCGTATTGCCCCGAAATAAAAAGAGCGAATGACATACGAGACTCATTACCGCGTCGTGTTTGCGGGGTGAACGCTTGTGTTTGGGGAGGGTATAAGAAGCGCCGGGGTTCCGGATGGTTAGCGCTGTGCAGCTGGACGCGCGTTGCAGCCGCACCGAGAGAGCGGCGCGCTATCGCGTTCGCGTACAGCGGGGGGGCGCTCCCGTTGCCGATGCCGATGTTGTTGCCGGGCGCCGCCGCGCGAGCGCTGGCCGCCGCGCTCGCGCTCCTGTGGGTGGCGCGAGTGCGCCCGGTTCCCACCCCGGCGCCGCCGTCTCCGTCGCCGGCGACCCCGTCCCCCACAACGCCCCCAACGACTCCGTCTCCCCCGCTGTTTCCTAAGGGAACTCCCCCGCCGCGGGAAGACGTCCCGTTTTTGGAAGCCGGCTTCGGCTTGGCGCGCCACAAAGACCTCTGGATCGACGACGTGTTTGCGCAGAACGGTACGACCGGGCTATTCGTCGCCGTCGTAGATCGCGTGAAGCGAATTAACCAAGGGCACCGATGGACCAGCGTTTTCGTCATGCCGCGCACGTCGCTAGCTGCCGCCCGATTTCCCTCGTGCGCAACGGGGCGCCCCCGCCTAGGCGACCCCAGCGCGACGTGCATCAACTCCACGGTGAGCCTGTTCTTTAACACCCACGCGTACTCGTACCTCGCCACCAAGGCGGGCATTGACTTCGAGGTCGTCCCCGAGCGTCCCACCGAGAACTGGCTCTTCCCGCGCGCCTCGTCGACGGCCACGGAGAGCAAGCCGGTTGGGGTCGTGCTCTCGCCGCCCCGCGCAAAGCCAAAACCCTCGGGCCGCAAGACCGGCATTAAGGAATTTCCCGACGTGACGGACGAGTCGCATACGCTGCTCGCGAACCCTTTCGCCTTCCGGGCCCCGGCTGTTTACACGGGGCTGTTTGCCTCCGTCTGGCCCATGCGCGTGTTCCGCGTCGGAACCACCGTGATGGGGTGCGACGGCGCGCGCGCCGTCGCCACCATCGGCCAGGGGTTTATGGGCTTGCAGATCAGCGCCGTGAACCACCCCCCGCTGGAGGTCATCGTGGTTCCCAAAAACACCCAGGCCCGCATGCTCAACCGTCTCGCCCCCAGCCTGCAGCTGGAGCCCCCAGGGCCTCCGGCCGGGCCCCTGTACAAGGTGTACGCGCTCGCCTACGGAAACGCTTACACTGGACACGCCATGTACAAGACGGCCCGGGCGGTGGCCGCGTTTCCCGAGGAGAGCCTGGACTACCGCTACCACCTGTCGCAGGCTAGCATCGAGGCGCTGTCTATGCTCGCGGAGGCCGGCAGAAAGGGGGCCAAGTACGACGGCGCGTACCACTTCTACCGCATCGTCGCGCGCCTCGCGACGGCCACGTTCGCCCTTGCGGAGGTGATGCGCCTCAGCGATTACCTCCTGCTGCAGGAGACGATAGACATGGACATTAACTTGCGCATCCTCGCCCCGCTGGCGATGCAGTACGCCTCGGGGAGCAGCACCGCCGGCAGCTACGTCTTTTCGGACCTGGCCTTCGACCGCTCCGACGTCGCCGGTCGCCAGATACGGCGCAGGGTGGCGGAAACTGACCCGGAGGCGGCCTCGCGGCGGCCCCTGGCCGAGCAGCACCGGCTCCTGCGCGCCGTGTACGCTTACGCCGACCGGCGCCTGCCCAACGCGGTGCGGCTGGCCGGCGACCTGGCAAGGTTCGTCCACTTAGAGACGCTCATGAGCCGCATGGCCTTTAACTCGACGGTGCGCGAGTCTCTGTTTTTTGCGGCTGCGGTCGCCGCCGGGCGCCAGTCGCCCGAGAAGGGGATTTTGGTGACCGAGCCCACCGGCCCCCCGGGCGAGGAACTGTCCGTCTCCGAGCTAACGGCTGTGAACCGCGACATCCTGCGCAAGTACACCTCGATGTGCACGGCCGCGCACGTTTTAACAGCCGGCCTGAAGCTGGAAACGGCCCTGGCCGGCCTGTCTGCCGGCGGCCCCCAGTTTAGCCTGCTGGGGATCTTTAGCCCCTGCATGGCGTCGGCGCGGTTTGACCTAATGGAAGAGGCGCACGTGATGGACCTGCTCTCGTTTGTGCCCCAGCGGCTGCCCCCCGGCGGGAGGACGAAGAAGGAGGCCAGCGGCGAGGCTTTGGCTGCTGCTGGGCGGGCGACCAGTGCCGTTCTCGGCTCGAGGATGGCGTACAGCTTTGACGCCGTTGGCGCCTTCGTCCCTGAGCTGACGTCCTGCACCAAGCCGCTGCCCAAGCTCCTCGCGGTGCTGCCCGCCACACAGAACAGCAGCTACGTGATTACTCGCGAAAACCCCCACCGCGGGCTGACGTACACGCTCCACGGGGTTAACATTGCCAACCCGCTGACCGTTAGCTACATTTCCGCCGGAGACTGCTCCGTTGCGCGCGGCACTATCCGGGCGGCCACCCTGTTCCACCCCGGCAACACGCGCGCCTGCGTGTACTGCGGCAGCGTGTTTATGCGGTACGTGTCCTCGGGCGCCGTGATGGACCTGATTGCGGTTGACGATAAGGAGACGGAGCTGCAGTTGGTGGCGGGGATCAACTCCACCATCCCAGCCTTTAACCCCAGGATGTACACCACGAGCATGAGCGCTCTTTTGCTCTTTCCCAACGGGACCGTTGTCACAATAACAACCTTTACCGCCTACGAGTTTGTTGGACTGTCTGGGGCGTACATCTGGGCCTCCGTCGGGGGGGTGCTCCTGGCCGTTGCCGTTCTTTACATCATCTTCAAGATGGTTTGCGGGGGGTTTTTTCGCGGGGATTACAAGGCGCTAATAAACATGGACTAAAGTAAATCTGTGGCCGTGGCGTGTTTACTGTAGGTGCGGCGCAAACAAGGTTGGGCTATGGCGGCGCAACTCACGCGCCCGCTCGAGGGGTCCGGAGAGGGGGTGGGGGTGTGCACATCGGCCGCGGAGCGTGCGGGAAGTAGCGGGTGAGCGGTCTACAGATCGCGTATACCCAAAGCCGCCGCCATTGTACAAATTACCCAATTCGCGCTAACGCGCGAGTGCGGCTTACCGTGCCACGGCCTCGGATGCGTGCTGGAACTACCGCCCGCTAGAGCTCTGGACAAAAATCTTGTTTCTTAACGTTTTCAAAGGCCGCTTCGCGTAGCGGGGGGTGCGAGGCTCACCCCGATAGTGGGTGAGCGAGATTTCTGTCGAGCCGTTTTCGTTTGGGCCGTGTGCCCGACGGGGATGTTAATGTGGGCCCCCGCCCGAATTTCCCCTCGCCCAAAGTTACACAAAAACACCAATACGTTTAGATTTTTTTATTTATCATTAAGCCATTACAGCAAATTTCGCTATACGCGGGACCCGCACATCTTAGTGGGGTTCTTCGGGCCGGGTGGGCTCGGCCGGGTGGGCTCGGCCGGGTGGGCTCGGCCGGGTGGGCTCGGCCGGGTGGGCTCGGCCGGGTGGGCTCGGCCGGGTGGGCTCGGCCGGGTGGGCTCAAAGCGTCCAGCGATTCGTGTGCGAGCGATCAAGCGGCGGTGGCTGTACGCGTCCCGGGCTGACGAGGAGCTGTTCCCGACGGTGTCCGCGAGCAAGTGCGCCAAAGCGCCAAAATGCCGGGTTTATATGGAGGGTGCCTCATGAATATGCAAAACCCCAAAAGAAGTGCGAACGCGGAGCGTTCGCACTTTGTTCTAATAGTATATATATAATATTATTAGCGATTAGTGCGAACGCCGGGCTTGGCCAACCAGCAGCCCTAAATCCCATCACGTGGTGTTACATACAATCACAACACCCGGATCAATACCCAGATCGATATTTTGCCAATCGTAAAATTCGTTTGAGGCGGGTTAAAAGCCCACTAAAGCGGCACCGGCTTTGATGTTGGCATTGTGCCAATTATAACACATGGCGGCATGGGCAGCGATTTCAGCGCTCTGGGCAGCGCGGGAAAACTAAAAGGGGGGGGTTAACGAGGCGCGGTTTTGAGTGGTTTCCGTTTTTGCCGCCCACCACAACCCACCCAATAGGCGCATCGCGGCGCCCCCGTTGTCCCTTCCCTCCAACAGACAACGCTGCGCCGAAAAATGTTTTAAAAGCGCCTTTCGCCCTCTGCGTTGCGGAGGGTGAAGGTGTTTTTATTTTCTGCAAACAGACACGCTTACGCCCCCCCTCTTCAGCCGCTGCGAGACCAGCCGGTGTAAGTAGTACGCGCTTTTTCGGCACGCGTCCGAGCCGTCAAACGCCGTTGCCAGGTTTGTCTCGATGGCCACCGCCATCGGTACGCCGTTCTCGAAGGTTTTGCAGGATGCGGCCGCTGCCGCCCAAATGCCCTCCTTGGCGTAGAGCCGGCCGAGAACCTTGCCCATTTCGAACTCGAGGCGCCGCGTGGCGTCGCCCGACAGATCTGGAACTCTCGGCGCGCCGGCGAGGCTCACGGCGAGCTCCGCCAGCCACACTGCCTCGATTTCGACGACCTCCGGCAGCGGCTTGTAGCTGACGAGAGGCGGGGGGTCGAGGCGGACGAGCCGCTCGCACATTTCCCCCAAAAACCCGCTCTCGCGCACGAGCTCGTTGGCGGCGTCCGCAACCAAGTCGGCCTCGGGAAGGCGGCCGTGCGCCTCCGGGTACGCGTTTGCGTAGCTTTCGGCGAGGCGCTCCAGCGCGGCGTAGCAGTTGACCAAGTCCCACTTGGCCAGAATGAACTGACACAGGACAAAGCGCTGCAGCGTGGTCACCCCCTGCTGGGCGAGCCTGCCCCCAAAAAAGGGCAAGTTTTCCCCCAGCCCGTACACGGCCGCCACTGCATCGGCGACGGTGCTCCTGGCCTCGTTCAGGTACTCGTCCAGGCCGTCCCACGTTTCCTCGAAAAGAATGATCTCGTCGGCTACCTTAAAGACGAGCTGCAGCGCTCGCAGCGAGCCGAGGCTTGTTGCGCGGTTGGCCGAGTCCCATATCTCGCACGGCTTGGGGATCAGCCGCACCTGCACGAAGTCGCTCACGACCGTTCCGCGGAGCGCGCGCTTGGCGTAGTGCGCCGGGCGGATGGCCATTGTTTCCGCCGCGCGCGAGGAAGTCACGATAACGTCGGTGCGCCCCGGCCTGGCGGCGTCCTCCCGCAGCGGCTGACGTGCCGCCGGAATCCGGTGAAACAGCCCGTCCACCAGCGCCTCGAGCTCCGACGGCAGCTCGGCCAGGTAAGCCTGTACCAGCGCGAAGCAAGCCGTGTTGGGGGTGTAGACAAAGCCCGACGCGGCGTTTGCGATTGTGGGCACGTCGAACAGGCGCAGGATCCCCTCCTGCGGTATATCTCGCCCCGTAGAGAGGATCAGCCCGGAGGTCACCTTCAGGGAGACCATGCACTCGGCCAGGTAGGGGTCGTACACCTCGATGTCAAAGCTGCCGCACAGGTCTCGCCCACGCGCGCGGGGCCCCTGCGCCAAGACCTCCAGGCGGTCGACGAACACGTCCTCCTCGCTGCTGGGGGTGCTCTCGTGGCGCCCCGTGCGGTTTAGCTCGCTGCGGACGTAGTTGGCCACTACGCGGTCTCCAGGCGTTAGGCCGCGGACCGTCAGGCCGAACTTGGCGATTTCACCACTGCGAGAGGTGGCGTGCGTCCGGGGAACCGAGAGCACACATCCCCCGTAGATGAAGTAGGCGCGATGTCCGCCGTCGGCGATGTAGAACACCACGCCGTTGTGGATGGCTGTATCGCTGTACTTGAAATCCATGACGGCGTTCCGGACCGGCTTTGCCGCGCGCCCACCCTCTCGCGTATCCACGGCCCCCACAAATTTTTCGCGCGCGGGAGACGTGACCGCACCGCCCTCCTTGGTGAAAATCCGCGAGTGCTTTCGACTGAGATCGGTCTTATAGCTGCCGCTTACAATTTGAATGTGTGGCACGCGCGGCTTTGGCGGCGCTCTCGTCGCCGCCCGGCCCGCGGGTGCCCCGTCCTATCGCGCCCAGAGCCGGAGGGGCCTGGGAGGAGCGCGGCAGCTCAGCGACGCCTCTTCCCGGTGGGGGGGGGAACTTGGACCGCGCCGGCCGCCGGACCGCGAGTGATTGCGAACGCGCCCGTTGCTCAGAGAAGGCGTCGCGTGCGAACAGCGGCAAAACCACAGCCTGCACCCCCTATAAGTTTCCCCACCGTGCCGCGTTCGCTCTAGTCTGAGTGCCGCGCCGCTCCGCTCGCCTGTCCCAAGAGAACTTTGTTGACGTTGGCGCGGCGAACGCCGGGCGGGTGGATCATGCCATCGGCGATTGCCGGACTGGGCGGCGCGCCGCCCGACTCCTCGGCGAGAAAGCCCCTGCTGGAGGCGCAGGCGGCGGACGACGGGGCCTCGTCCGCCGAAGACGAGGAGCTGTACGAGTGTGTCGCCATGTCGGCTTATGGAGGAGACGCAGATTTTTTGGTGAGCTCGGCCGGCGCGCGGGTGCCCTCGCGGGGCCAGCCCGCCTTTTCCGTGTACGTGGTGCTGTTCGCGCTCTCAGCCTTTGTGGTGAAGCCCGCGTGTTGTCTGGTGTTTCTCAACTACTACGTCATGACCGGGAGCTCGAGCTTTGTTGTGGCAGGGGGTGCGGCAACGCTGGTCTATTACGCGCGCCTGGCGCTGATGGCCTGGTTTATGCTCCAGAACATTCGCGCGGACCGACTTCCGCTGCGTCTTTGGCAGCAGATCATCGTTTGTGGGCTGGCGGTGGGGCGCACTGCCGCGTTTTTGTTCGTGACCTACACCACCATATTCGCGCACTCGGAGCTGTTCTTCCGCATCCTCGACGCGGGCGAGGAGGGCGAGTATATAACCCCGATAATCTACCACCGGCTCCTGCCGCTCCTCAGCGTGCGCGCGGCCGTGTGTCTGGTCATTATTGCAACGGCCGTTTACGCCGCCGACGCCGTCTGCGACACGATCGGGTTCGCACTGCCGCGCGTCTGGATCTGCGTTTTGATGAAGTCTCACCTATTGGTTTGAGGGGCTAGGAGCTCTCTCCCCGGCCGCACGCCCCCTCCCCCCGCCGGGCGGGCCGCGCCCGGCTCGTATAAAACACCGAGCGGAGCGGTAGGCTGCGGCATTCGCGCGCTGGCCTTCTTTCTGTTTTCCGCACCCTCGCGCGCGTGCGGAGAGGAAGGCGTTGGGGGGGGGGCGCGCGCGCAGTTCCAGCGCGACTCGACCGAGGTTTGACCGGCCATGGACAGGGGCAACGAGCCCTTTCGCGTTCCCGTTCCGGAGGTGGTTCCGGCCGGGCAGATTTTGTCCACTATAGAGGTGTCTTCCCACCGCACGCTGTTCGACTTTTTTAGGCAAATTCGCTCGGACGACAATGGGCTGTACGCAGCCCAGTTTGACGTGCTGCTGGGCACCTACTGCAACACGCTCACGCTCGTCCGCTTTCTGGAGCTCGGGTTGTCGGTTGCGTGCGTGTGCACCAAGTTCCCTGAGCTCAGCTACGTGAACGACGGCACCATCCAGTTTGAGGTGCAGCAGCCGATGATAGCCCGCGACGGGCCCCACCCGGTCGACCAGCCCATCCACAACTACATGATGAAGCACATCGAGCGGCGGTCCCTCAGCGCCGCCTTCGCGATCGCGGCCGAGGCGCTCGGGCTAATTAGCGGCGTCAGCATCGACGGGACCCAGATCTCCACATCCCTGCGGGTGCGGGCCATCCAGCAGCTCGCCCGCAACGTGCAGACGGTGCTCGACTCGTTTGAGCGGGGAACCGCCGACCAGATGCTGCGCGTGCTGCTGGAGAAAGCGCCCCCGCTGTCGCTCTTGGCCCCCCTGCAGCTCTACCGCGAGGAGGGCCGCCTCGCCTCGCGCGTGAACCGCGCCGTGCTCGTGTCCGAGCTTAAGCGCCGGGTCGTTGAGGACACGTTCTTCCTGACCAAGTACGAGCGCACGCGGAAGGAAATGGTGCTTGCCCGCGTCGCGGAGCTAGTAAACTGCACGGCCCCGTCGGTGGCCGTCACGCGCATGACCCACTCGGACACCAAGGGCCGCGCGGTGGACGGCGTGATCGTTACCACTGCCGGCGTGCGGCAGCGCCTCCTACAGGGCATTCTCACCCTGGAGGACATGGCCGCTGACGTGCCCGTCACGTACGGCGAGATGATGATCAGCGGGACCAACCTGGTGACAGCGTTGGTTATGGGCAAGGCCGTCCGGAACCTCGACGACGTGGCCCGCCACTTGCTGGGCATGCAGCGGGAGCAGACCAGGGCCAACGAGCGGCTGGTTCAGGACTACGAAGACGTGCCCAGCACCGCGCGCGTGCGGGCCGACCTCGTGCTAGTTGGGGACAGGCTGGTGTTTCTTGAGGCGCTGGAGAAGCGCGTGTACCAGGCCACCAACGTTCCCTACCCCCTGGTCGGCAACCTGGATTTGACCTTCGTCATGCCCCTGGGGGTTTTCAAGCCGGCCGTGGACCGCTACTCGCGCCACGCAGGCAGCTTTACCCCGAGTCCCGGCCAGCCGGACCCGCGCACCTACCCCCCCAAGACCATCTTCTTTTTTAACAAAGACGGGGACCTCGTGCAGCTCTCGTTTGACAGCGCCGCGGGCACCCTCTGCCACAGCTCCTTTCTGGACGTGGACGCCATCCTGCTGGCACTGCGCCGCGAGCAGCACGAGCTCCAGTGCGCCTTCGGGGCTTACGTGACCCTTCCCGGCGCGGGCGGGCTGCTGGCGCAGATGCGCCGCTTTTTTGAGCGCTGGCACGCGCTGATGCCCGCACGGCCGCGCTGGACCGCCGAGGCGCTCATGACCGTGGACCAAATGCTGGCCCCGGGCAACGCCAACCTGCGCCTCGAGCTGCACCCGGCCTTTGACTTTTTCGTCGCTCCCGGAGACGTGGCCCTCCCGGGGCCCTTTAACATGCCCAACGTGATGCCCGTCGTGGCGGCCATGCCGCGCGTAATCAACGGCAACATCCCACTGCCCCTCTGCCCGGTGGAGTTTCGCGACGGGCGCGGCTTTGAGCTCAGCGTGGACCGGCACCGCCTGAGCCCCGCCACGGTGGCCGCCGTCCGCGCCACCTTTCGGGACACCAACTACCCCGTGGTGTTTTACATTATCGAGGCTGTCATCCACGGCAGCGAGCGCACTTTCTGCGCCCTGGCCAGGCTCGTCATCCAGTGCATCGTGAGCTACTGGCGCAACAGCCACAACGTGGCCTTCGTGAACAACTTTTACATGCTGATGTACATCAACGCCTACCTGGGGAACGGCGAGCTTCCCGAAGAGTGCGCCGCGATCTACCGGGACCTCCTGGAGCACGTCCAGGCTCTTCGGCGCCTAGTAATGGACTACACGGTCCCGGGGGAGGCTCTCGGCGGCCAGGGTCACGACGCGCTCAACAACGTCCTGGTAGACCCCGCCTTCCTCCCGCCCCTCATTTGGGACTGCGACCCCCTCATCTACCGGGCCGACCTGGGGCGCGCCCGGGCCCCAAACCTTTGGGTGGACGGCGTCGACTACGCGGCCGTGCCGTGGGTGGAGATGGCCGAGGTCAACTTCAAGAACACCGGGGGGCACCTGGTGCACAACCGGCCGGTGCGGGGAGAGAACAAAAAAAACCCCGTCGTTCCCCACCACGACCCGGAGTGGTCAGTGCTCTCTAAGATCTACTACTACGCCGTGGTTCCCGCCTTCTCCAGGGGCAACTGCTGCACCATGGGCGTGCGCTACGACCGCATATACCCCCTCGCGCAGTCTGTTGTGGTGCCGGACCTAAGCCCCGAGGACGAGGCTCCCACGAGCCCGAGCGACCCGCGCCACCCGCTCAACCCGCGGCACCTCGTCCCGAACACGCTCAACGTTCTGCTGCACAACGCCCGCGTGGCCGTGGACTCGGACGCGCTCCTGCTGCTCCAGGAGGTGGTCACCAACATGGCAGAGCGAACGACGCCCATCCTGGCGGCCGTGGCCCCCGACGCCGGAACAGCCACGGCCGTGACCCAGGACATGCGCACCTTTGACGGCACGCTCCACCACGGCCTCCTCATGATGGCGTACCAGAGGAACGACGAAACGCTGATGGAGGGCGCCTTCTTTTACCCGGCCCCGGTGAACGCGCTGTTTGCTTGCCCAGATCACCTCGGGGCGCTGCCCGGCCTAAACGCCGAGGTGCTCGAGGCCGCGCGCGACGTGCCCCCCGTGCCCCACTTTTTCGGCGGCAACTACTACGCCACCGTCCGACAGCCCGTGGTCCAGCACGCGGCTCAGAGCCGCGCGGACGAAAACACGCTGACGTACGCCCTCCTGGCGGGCTACTTCAAGCTGAGCCCCCTCGCGCTTTTCCACCAGTTCAACACGGGGTTTCACCCAGGGTTCGCCCTGACTGTGGTGCGCCAGGACCGGTTTTTGACGGAAAACATGCTCTTCGCTGAGAAGGCTTCGGAGTCGTACTTTATGGGGCAGCTGCAGGTGAACCGCCACGAGGCCGTTGGGGGTGTTAACTTTGTCCTTACCCAGCCCCGCGCCAACGTAGACCTCGGCGTGGGCTTCACGGCCGCGTACGCGGCCGCGGCGCTGCGCGCCCCGGTGACGGACATGGGCAACCTCCCCCAGAACCTGTACCTGACGCGCGGGAGTATCCCGATGCTAAACGCCGACGCGGACGCCTACCTGCGGCGCGTTGTTAACGCCGGCAACCGGCTCGGGCCCCAGGGCCCGGTCCCCATTTTCGGGCAGCTGATGCCAGCCGCCCCGGCCGGGGTTGCACACGGGCAGGCGGCCGTGTGCGAGTTTATCGTTACGCCGGTCTCGGCGGACCTGAACTACTTCAGGCGCCCCTGCAACCCCCGGGGGCGCAGCTCGGGTCTGGTGTACGCGTGCGACGGTGAGATGAACGCCGCGGACGTCATGTACGACCACTCGCAGGGGGACCCAGCCTACCCAAGCCGCGCAACGGTGAACCCCTGGGCGTCGCAGCGCAACTCGTACGGGGACCGCCTCTACAACGGCAAGTACAACATGAGCGGTGCCTCGCCGGTGTACAGCCCCTGCTTCAAGTTTTTCACCCCCACGGAGGTGGAGACGAAGGGGCGCAACATGTCGCAACTGATCGCCGAGGCCGGCGCCTCCGTGGCGCCCAGCACGGCCAACACCGAGATTCAGTTTAAGCGCCCGCACGGGTCCGCGGACCTTGTGGAGGACCCCTGCGGTTTGTTCCAGGAGGCTTACCCGCCCCTCAGCTCGACCGACACGGCGCTGCTTCGGACCCCACACGTGGGCGAAATTGGCGCCGACGAGAGCCACTTTGCGCAGTACCTAATTCGCGACGAATCGCCGCTAAAAGGATGTCTGCTCCGGGCATAACCAGGGCCCGCCTCCGCGCCCCGCGCGCCCCCTTCTCCCCGTGCCCGGAACCCAATAAAAGCCACGTTTTCGTACTCTCTGGCGTCAGTCTGTTCCGTTTGAGCGCTCGCGCATTCCCCGCGCGCGAGTTCTCGCTCGCGTGCGAGAACGGGTCGCGGTCGACCGCAGCGGGCGGGGGCAAAACCGCACGGCGGCTCTCTTTTTCCCTGCGGTTGGGGTCGGGTGCGGGGGTGCTCGCGGCCATGGCGACCGCGGCGTTCGAGATAGACGTTTTGCTGCCGGGGGACATGTCCCCCGGCGACTTAGCCGCGCTCCAAAAGTGTGAGGGTAAGATGATCTTCTTTACCACGCTGCGCCGCCGGGCCATGCTAGCCGACGTCGCGCTGGCCTCGTATTACGTGAACGGGGCGCCTCCGGACACCCTCTCCCTCATGGCCGCCTACCGCCGCCGGTTTCCCGCGATCATCCAACGCGTGCTGCCGGGCAAGCTAATCGCTGCGGCGCTGGGGGTCGCTCCGCTGCCTCCGGGCGCGTTTGTCCAAAACACCGGCCCCTTTGACCTGTGCAACGGGGACTCGGTCTGCGCGCTGCCGCCGCTCCTGGACCTGGAAGACCGGCTGCGCCTCGGCTCGGTGGGCCTAGAGCTGCTCTTTCCACTAACGGTGCCCCTGCCGCAGGCGCGCGAGCTGGTGGCGCGCGTTGTGGCTCGCGCCGTGGAAGCTTTGGGGCCGAACGAGCAGCACCGCCAGCCGCGCGGGGCCGACGTTATGTTTTACAACGGCCGCCGGTACAACGTCGCTCCGGACCTCCAGCACCGCGACGGCGCAAACGGCGCCGCTCGGACGCTGGTGCTCAACATGATCTTTGCCGTAAACGAGGGCTCGCTGCTGCTGCTTGCGCTCATCCCCAACCTGCTCACGCTGGGGACCCAAGACGGGTTCGTAAACGCCATCATCCAGATGGGCAGCGCGACGCGAGAGGTCGGCCAGCTGATTCACCAACAGCCGCCGCCGCGGCCCCAGGACGGCGCCCGCCGCTTCTGCGTGTACGAGGCGCTGATGGCGTGGATTGGAACGGCCACGCGCCTCGGAGACGTGCTGGGTGGCAGGCCGCTCGTGCGGGTGTGCACCTTCGACGGCCCATCGGTGGTGGCCCGAGGTGAGAAGGCCCCCGTCATACAGACCCTGCTGTAATCACGCTCGAGCGAAATAAAAAACCCGCTGTGTTCGTAGCCCAGTTTTTGGCATTGAGTTTCATTTTTTATTTTTACACGGCGGGGAGCGCGGAAACGGGGGAGGAGGTCGCGCTAGGGCGCGCAGAGCGGGGCGAACGCGTCGCCGGACGGGGGGAGGCTGCTCAGGTACACTGCCATCACCAGGGCCACCATCATGTCGTCCGACGCGCCGCCTCGCTTCCCGGTGAACACGCGCGTTTCTGAGGGGCCCGTAACGACCTCGGTGAGGTTCTTGAGCTGGTTGAAGAGGTACTCGACCGGGTCCGCCTGCAGGCGAACGGTGAGGGAGACCAGCTCCTGCGAGGCCAGAACGGCTCCGGAGTTGAACCGCTTGATGAAGTGGTCGAAGGCCGCGGTCTTCTGCTTCTGGAGCAAGAAGAAGGGGTAGGCCACGTCGCCCCCCGGGGGCACGCAGTGGTAGAACAGCACGCTCCGCGGCATTCGCACTACGTCGGCCGCGCGGAGGTCGTCGAGCTCGCGCCGAATGTTTGCGGCAATGGAGACGGCCGCGTCCTGGCTGCTGTTGCCCTCGACGGCCACCCGCACCGCGTCAAAGGGTCGCGGGTGGATGGCGAAGATCTGCGCCAAGCACTGGGCTGCACACCGGGCGATGAGCTCGGCGGAGCTGCCCGTGAGGGCGCTCAGGAAAAAGTGCTCCAGGCCAAAAACAATCCAGTCAGACCGGTAGCGGCCCACGACCGCCACGCCCGTCCCGGACGCCAGGGAGTTGGTGGTAAAGGCCGGGTCTACGTACACGTAGAGGTCCGGGGACAGTACCGCCTGGTTCGCCACCGTCGATGGGCGGTAGAGCAAAAAGCGGTCTCCCGCCGTTCTGGTAAACACGGGCTCGTCGCGCTGGGCCCCCACTACGCCCCCACCGCCGATAATCTCCTGCATAAACGAGTCCGGCAAGAAGAGCTCGGCCGTGTTGCGCATGGCGCCGTCCATGGTAATGAAGACGGGCTTGTTGAGGATGTAGCACGAGCAGGCGGTCGCGTTTGTGTGTGCCTTTACGCGCTCCATGTGGTCGTCACAGATATAGGTCACCACGTTGAGCAGCTCGTCCGCCGCCCCCTTGAGGTTGTACAGAAAGCTCGTACTTGCCTTCCCGGTGTTGGTGGAAGAGACGAAGATGATCTTGCAGTTGGTCTGGTTCAGAAACCCGATGATGGTCTGAACCGCTTCGGGGCGGATAAAGTTGGCCTCGTCGACGAATAAGAGGTTAAAGTCCTGGCCGCGGATCCCCTGGAAGCAGATAAGAAGAGAGGGCGCTCGGTCAGAGTTTTCACTCGAGCGCGGTTTTGGCGCGAGGCGCAAAAAGCCCCCGCGCGCCCCACCACCGCGTGCGGTTTTGCCGCCTTTTCCGCTCTTGCCGCCCGTCGGCCGCACGCCCGCCCCCGCCATGAACGCCCACATCGCTAACGAGACCCGGCACCAAATGGCGCACGCCCGTCGCCGAGACCGGGGCCTGGTCCACATCGTTATTCCCGACGCCTGCCTCGCCAAGGCCGGGATAGAGCCGTTTAGGCTCGGAAGCCGGCGCGCCCCCGGGAGCTCTGCCGCTACGTTTCGGGTGTACGCTCAGACCCGCTACCACGCCAGCGGGGAGTGTTCCCCGTGGCGCTCGGTCTTCTCGGGGTACGTTTCCTCGGGCGCCCTCGCCAGCGCACTTGTTCCCGCGCTCCCCGAGGAGCACCCGGGCCTGTTTCGGTTTGTCCCAGACTCCGGGGGGCTGTTCGTTTCCCTGGACGTTGAGTGTGACGCCAACGGCCGGTTTGACGCGTTCACCGTCGCAGCCCTGCGCGTAGACCTGGCTGACGACCCGCTGCTCCGCGAGGTGCTCTTCACCTACGACGAGCTGCTGCCCCCCGGGACGCGCTACGGGGCCGACGCCGCGCGCGTGGCCCTGCTCTGCCGCCAGTTTGCGGCGTACGTTCGCAGCCGCCCTGACCTGCCACACGACGCCGTGGTGGCCGGGTCGCACATCGAGGCCGGCCTCCGGGACGCGGCCGCTTCGGACGCCGCGCTACCGGAGGTGGTCGACGGGGACGCCATTAACCCCAGCGAAGGCCTCGTGTCGGGCGGCGGCTTCGACAACGCGCAGGCTCTAGCCCGCCTCGAGGAGGACGACCGGGAGATCATGTCCCTTATCCGCCGCGCCACGGAGGCGATTGCCCGGCGAAACCCGGTCCGGGTGCGCGGGGATGCCGCCGAGGGCGGCGGGCCGGTTCGAAGGCGCCACGTGGCCTCGGGGCTGCGGCAGGGGGCGCGTGGAGCCCGCCCGCCGGACGCCCCGGCTGCCCCGGGCGCGGGGGGCGGGCAGCGCGAGGCCGCCGCGCTGCTGATGGGCCTGGAGCCCCCAAACTCAGGCCGCTTTGTTGAGGGGGGCGGCCGGCGCCACCTGCCCCGCCAGGGGCTGCGCGCGCCCGCGGACCGCGAAAGCCCCGCCGGCGCCCTCGACGACGTGCTCCTGATCACGCCCGAGAACGCCAACCCCCTCACCGCGCTCGACTGGCTGGACGTGGGCTACGCCGCGCTCGCCGGGGGCGACACGCCCGCCGACGTGTGGCGGCGCCGACCCGTCTCGATGGTGGCGCGCAAGCACTACAGCACCCGCGAAACTTTCGTGGTTCTCTCCTACGAGCACTCGACCGCGTGGGGCGGGCGCCGCGCGCCCACGGGCCACCTCGCCGGCTCGGCCCACCCGGCCGTATTGCGGGCGTGCCTGGTCGCCGGCGTGGACCACCCGCGCAACCTGCCTCCCGAGGCCCGGGAAAAGCTGGTTGCCGAGTTCCCCTTCTTGCGGGTGCCGCTCGCCAACACGCCGCCGCCGGTGGCAGCCTTTGACGCGGCCGGCGAGACGGCGCTGCTAGGAAGCTTCCGTGCCGCGTGCGTCACCGCCCTCCTCGACGCTGTCGCCGAAAGCCTGCGCGCCAGCCCGCGCATGTCCCAGCTCCTCGAGTACGAACTCCACGACCGCCACCGCGAGTGCATCCTTCGGGTTACGGAGCGCGCCCCCGAGCTACTGGAGGCCGTGGCCTTGGCCGTCCGCCACGCCTCCGTCGCCGAGTTTGTTAACGGCGCGCTGATGCTGTCCGCGCTCTCGTACCTCAGCTCCCGGGCCGGGGCTCCCGCGGGGCGTCTCCCGTGCCACCGGGCGTGGTTCCCCAGCCTGGCCGGCGGGAACGCCGTGTTTCTGTTTGACTACTACAGTTCGGGCGGCGAGGTGGTGCGAGTGTCCCCGGCCCCCCTGGCTATATTCGTTGACGCGCCCCAGAGCGGGCAGCATTCGTGCCGGTTCGCCCGCGGCGCCCCATCGGCGGCCTCCCGAACCTACGAGCGGTACCTGCCCGGCGAGTGCTACGCCTACGTGTGCCTGGGCTTCAACCGCGCCCTTGAGGCTCTCGTCGTGTTCCCCGGGGGCTTCGCCTTCAGAGCTGACGTTGCTAAGCAGTTGGTGTGGCCCGCCCACCTGGTTGAGCCTATTTTAGCGCGCTTCTGTTGGACCATCCCGGCGCACTAGGCTAGACGCTCTCACCATGGCCGGCCTCTCGGGAAATTCGTCTCTGTGGGACGAGTTTCCGACCGGGGCCGATCGGAAGCTCACCCACGAGGCGGCGCGGCGCCTGGCCGAGGCCCTCACCGAGGACGTCGCCGCCCTGCGCCTCGTCCGCGGGGACCCGCGCGTCAAGATTTTCCGGGCCGTCAGCGTCCTCAGCCCCCGCCTGGCGCCGTTCGTACCGCCCCCGCCCCCAAAAATGAGCCACGCCTCCAAGTGTGCCGCGGTCACGATCTACCTGACGCGTCCCAAGGCGCTCGCGCTTCAGCCCAAGCAGTTTCACGCGCTCGTTGTCTTCGGCCAGGACGCCGCGTACTCGCTAGTGGTCCGCGTCAAGTCCCGGCCCCTTTTCCAGGGCGCGCACCGCTTTCGGGTCGTGTTTCAGGACGCTTCACCGGTGCCCTCGCCCGCGGACGTGCCCGACCCGGCAGCCGAGACCGTCCCCGCCGAGGTTAGCGAGCAGATCGACGTCAGCGCTTTTGCGACCCCGGCCGAGGCGCCCGAGGAAAAGTACGACTGTCGCGTCTTGGCGCCGGGCGTTTGGTGGTCCACCGCCCGTCAAACAATCTACTTTCTGCAGATGGACGCGGCGCTCCTGGCGCTGTGCCCAGCTGGGTGGCGGGCGCGCGGCCTTGGCATCATCCTCGGGCGCCTGGTGAATCACCCCGAGGGCTGCTCCGCGTGCCGCTTTGCGGCACACGCAGACCCCCTTAACGCCGCGGTAGAGTCGGCTGCCACCCCCGAGTCGTGCCTGTGCTGGGCCCCGTGCTTGTGGCGCAAGGCCGGCCAGCGCGAGATAAGCGTTTCCGGGGACTGCCACTTGTTTCGCGTCCTGTTCATGGACGCCGTTGAGCGCGTCCGGCTAACGGGGCTGCGCCGCAGCCCCAAGATCACCCCCGACCTGGCGGACGTGCTGGTGGGCCTGGGCCCCCACGGCCAGCAGATACCGGTTAACAGCTCCGGCTGGAAGCTGGCGGTGCTGGACCCGGACATCAGCCGCCTCCTCGTGTGCGGGTGCACCGCCCTGCGCTACCTGTGTCTCGACGGCCCTCGCGGCGAGGAACACCGGCGACCCTCGCGGCGGGCCTCGGGCAGGCGCCCGTCCGGGTCCGGACGGTCCCGGTGCGGCGAGGCGGACTTTGACTGAGCGGCGACCCCGGCGCCCCCTCTTCCCCACCCCTCGCCCCAGACCCAATAAACTCGCATCGAATTTCAGCGCTACCTCCCTCCGGCGCGGTGTGGTCTTTGGGGACTGGGCAGGTTGGCGAGCGGCTGGCGCGAAGCGGTGAAGGGGGGCGGCGAGGGAGGCGCCAACGCTAGAGTAGGCTACTCACGTTTGTGTTGTGGCTGGACGCAAACACGATGGTGCTCCGCGACCCGTCCGGGAACGAAAAGGAGATGGTCTCCCCCTTGACGTGCTCCACCCGCGACGCGCCGAACCACTGGCGCAGCCGCGCGCCAATCTCCTCGAACACGGGCTCTGTGGCCTTGCGGATGTGCGCCGTGTAGCCGATCTTAATGCCCTTGAAGGTGGCTAGGGCCAGCGCGATCAGGGGGACCAGAAACCAGGTTTTGCCGTGGCGACGCGGAACCAGGAAAACGGTTGCGCGCTGCCTAAAGTGGCGGACAGTCGCGTCCGAGAACTCGGGGGTGTTGAACACCATCTTGAGGAAGGCGCCGACGCGCTCGGCGTGGTCGCCTAGGATGACGGCCGCGATAAAGTAGGTCGCGTGCATGAGAATCATCTTCTGAAACAGCTCCAGGGTCCCGCGCTGCTTGCCGTAGGTGGGGACGTCCACCTTGGCGCGCTTTCCCGCGCGCCGGCCGTCCCCGTCGAGGTCGGCGCCGTCAAAGGACGTGTCCACCAGGCGGCTGAAGCGGGCCACGAAGCTCGAGACCTGGCCGAAGGCGTCGGAGCTGCGCAGCGAGTCGAACGTGTTCATGATGCTGTAGTACGAGTTGCGGCACGAGCGGGCCGCCTCGTCGTCGTACTCGACGAAAGCGACGCCCCTCAGAGCCTGGGTCACCTCCTGGGCAACGTACGCTTCCGCCTCGGCGGGCTCTGCCCGCCCTCGCGCCTCGCCGCAGCCGGCCTGCTTCCGGGCCAGGCTGCTAAAAAGCAGCCGCCTCGCCACCGCCGAAAATATTGGCGCGCTCTCGCAGCAATCGTGAAGGGTGCCAACCCCCGGCACCACCGTTTGGTGCCGCTGCGGCGTCGGAATCGCAAAGTTCAGAAAGGGGGCTCGGGCGTCGTCTTCAACGCCCGTTTGCGCCTCGGCTGCGCGGTTGCGCGCCCCCCTGCGCGACTGCACCTCCCGCCGGAGGTCCTCGAAGTACCGCTGCGTCTGCCGGTCGAGGCTCCTGCCGAACATCCTCTCCGCGCCCCCTCTTTGCGTCCAGCGATGAGTCGGGGGTCCAGGTCAGCGCGGCGCCAGCGGCTGCAATTGGAAGAGGCCTACCAGCGCGAGGCCATTTTTAAGGCCCACGCCCTGGACCTGCTGCGGGAGGGCGTCGACAGGCGCAACCCGGCCTTTGTTCGCGCCTTTACGTCAGCAAAACAGGCGAGCGCCGAGCTGGACCGGTATCTACACGCAAACTCTAGGGTGGAGCTTGTCGAACAAAAGGCGCGAACACTCGCGCAGCGCGTGGAAGCGCAAGCGGCCGTCCGCGAGCTCTTTGACAGGCACCGCCGCTTCCTGCATCCGGACTTCGTCGCCAAGTTCGACTCGGTGGAGGACGATCTCGCCGAAAAGGAGGACCGGCTAACGGACGCGCTGTCAGCCCTCGACTTAGACGACGCTTGCGACGAGAGCGCCGACGAGCGCGAATGGCTCAACTCGGGCGACGAAGCTCTGCTGACGAGATGGATGTTGGGGGAGGCACCTCGAGTGGGCGCCGGATTCACCGCGGAGCTGCGATCTCCGATTCGACCCCGCTCGGGCGGGACCGGCGAGCTGGCTCAAAAGACCGCTGGGGCCAGGAGCCCGGACCCATACATTCGCCCGGCGAGTCGGCGGGCAGAAACGAGCGCCGGCGCCGCGCGACACCGGCCCGACGGCGGCTCGGGTCAGAGGCCCGCCCGGCCTCGGGCGAGTCCTCCTCAGGGCCCATCGGATCCAGACAGTCCATGGCCGCCCGGTGTCGGGCGGCCGCGCGCAGGCTCGTCGGACGGACCCGGGCGCGCGACCCCGAGTCCGCCCACCAGTCCGGGGAGCCCGACGTGGCTGGGGGGCATGCCGCCTCTAAGCGACGCCGAACTGTCAGTTTACACCGGCATTCCGACCATGAACGGCCCCATCTATCCCGACGCAACGCGCGACGCGTAGCCCGCGCCGGCGCGGGCCCGCTGACGCAGCTACCGCCGCCGCGCGCGACGATCCTAAAGCCCAAGGCGGTGCGGCGCGTGTTCATGCCCGTTTTCACCGTGAACCCCAGCATGCACTACGGGCGCGTGCGGCTCCTCGAGGCCCCCAAGTTTGGCGGCGCGGGGAGCTACGGCGAGGTGCAGCTGTACCGGAAAACGGGCATCGCCGTAAAAACATCGGCGAGCCGCTCGTGCTTTGAGCACGAGCTGGCCGTGACGCTGCTCACCGGCGAGTGCTCGCTGCGGGCGCGGGCCTCCCTCGATATCGGCGGCATCATCTGCCTCCTAGCCTTCTCGCTGCCCTCAAAGCAGATGGTCTTCCCGGCGTACGACGCCGACCTCAACGCGTACGGCTACCGGCTCGCGCGCGCACACCCCCTGTCGCCGTGCGTCACCAACTCCATCGAGCGGGCCTTCATAGGACTCGGGCGCGCGCTGGTGTACCTAAACACGAGCTGTGGGCTGACGCACCTGGACGTGAAGTGTGGCAACATCTTCGTGAACCATATGAATTTTGTCATCTCGGACTGCGTGGTTGGCGACCTGAGCCTGATGACGCTCAATACCAACTCGATGGCCATGCGCGCCGAGTTCGAGATCGACATAGGCGACGAGGAGGTGCGAACGCTCCGCCTCCCCAGGAGCGCGTCACAGATGACATTCAGCCTGGTGGTTGGCCACGGGCATAACCAGCCGCTGGACGTTTTGGCGGACTTTATTAACAACAGCGGGCTGGCCAAGAGCAGCGGCCCCCTCCGGCACGACCTTGGGCTGGCGGTGGACCTGTACGCGCTCGGCCAGGCCCTTCTCGAGCTTCTCCTCGTGGGCTACCTGTCGCCGTGCTTGCCGGTTCCGGTGCTGCGAACCGCGACCTACTACTACTACTCAAACCAGCTGTCGGCCGACTACGCGCTCGACGTCCTAGCGTACAGGTGCGCGCTGCACCCCGCTGTTTTCCCATCCACGCCGCTCACCACGATATACGGCATTCCCTGGGAGCAGCCGGACGACGTGCTCGGGCGCCTCGCGGAGTCGCGCCACCGCGAGGCCTTCAAGGCGCACGTCGAGCGCTACCGCCTGACGCACCGGCGCCTGTTTGCGTCCCTGCGCGTGCCCACCACCCTCTCTCCAGTGTTCGAGCTAGTGGCCCTGCTCTGCCACGCCAACGAGAAGGCGCGCCTGTCGATCCCCCTGTTATGGACTCACCACTGAGGGAGCTCGAGCCCCCGTACAAGCTCCGTCGACTCAACGCCTCCTACCCCTACGCCTCGCGGCTGCGGGGGCCCGCCTCCCTCGAGGACCCCCCCGCGTTCCCCCTCTGTGAGCCCGAGCTTGAGTCGGAGCCCGAGCTCGAAATGTTCGCGGGGGCGTCTTCTCCCGCGCGCCTGTACCTGCCCTCGGTTCTCCCCCCGCCCTTGGCTGCGATGACGTTCTTGGATCACTTTCGCCGGAGCAGCCCCCTGCCGAAAAACGACAAGCGGCTCAACCCGCTCTTTTACCGCCTGGCCTACATCCACGACCTGGTGGGCCGGATGGAGCTGGAGGGGCTAGTGGGCCGTGGAACGGCTGCCGCCCTGGTGGGCCTCTCCGGCCGCGGGAGCTTTGCGGCGGGCACCTACACCCACGCCCGCGAGCTGTCGCGGAGCCTGGCCCGCGCCGAGGTTCGCGCCGCCGTGCTGGCCGTCGAGTCGCAGACGCGCGACCAGAGCGAGAGCGACCTGTGGATGCTGCTGCGGCGCGGGCTGGCTACGGCGTCCACCATGCGGTGGGGGGCTTGCGGGCCGCAGTACCAGCCGCAGTGGTGCGAGACGAGCACGAACGCGCGGAGCATCCCCAACAACCCGGCGCTCCAGTTCGGGCAGACCAACGAGCGCACGGCCAGGTCGCTGGTGTCGGCGCTCTACGTGGCCCGCAGCGGGTCGGCGACCCCCGACTTTCTCGCGGACCCGCGGGGTGGCCGGTGCTTTGTCTTTGACGAGAGCGCAGCTTGTCCGGGGGACGCGTACACGTGCGGACTGATGATCGACGTTCGCACCGGCGTGGTGGGCGCGTCGCTAGACATGCTCGTGTGCGACCGGGACCACCGGGGGGTGCTGTCGCCCCACGCGACCCAAACGACCCTTGACTTTTTCGAGATCAAGTGCCGGGCCAAGTACCTCTTCGACCCGGAGCACTTTAGCCCCGTGGCCACGGCGTACGCCAACCTCCAAAAGCACCGCAGCGCCGCGTGCCTTCGCAGGTTCCTGAGGTCTATCAAAAACCCCGCCGTGGAGTACTTCGCGCCAGGCCGCGTCCCCGGCGCCGCGGAGGCGCTGGTTACTTGCAACTCCGCGTGGAAACCACGTGACGCGGCCGAGACAAACAAGAGGTGCGGGGACTTTGATAAGGAACACCTTGCTTTAAACGGCGACGCGTCATCGGACGTCTGGCTATTTAGTGAGCCCGACCTGGGGACGCAAACTATTACTCCCGCGTGCTGGGACACTGGCGAGTTGGCGCTGTCGGTCCCGGTCTTCGCCAACCCGCGGCATTCGAACTTTAAACAGATTCTCGTACAGGCGTACGTTCTCTCGGGGCTCTTTCCCGAGCACCGGCTGCGGCCCTACCTCGTGACGTTTATCGGGCGCCATCGCCGGCGGTGCGAGGAGGGGAAGACGTTTACCATCTGCGACCGCCCGGAGGGCAGCCCTTACGACCTAAACGAGGTCGTCCACCCCAGCTGCGCCGTTCCGATTTTGCTCATCGTTACGCCGGTTATTGTGGACCGCGAGGGTTGCTGGGAGGACATCGAGATCGAGAGCCTGACGGCGTTCAACAAAACAGCGGACGCGATATGGGACAGCGACTCTCGTGCGGATGCTGCCGGACCAACCAGCTCGTGACAAACTCGGGGGAGGTAGTGTCCCTCAACGCCGACACCTTCGAAGAGTTTAGCCTGGACGACTTCGACCTTCCGGCAGACCCCCGGCCGGCTGTGGCCAAGCAGCCCGCGCCCCGCAGGGGGCACGTGTACAAACCTCAGCGCAACCCCCGACCCAAGCGCCGCGACCCTTATTAAATAAAGAGTGCTTGTTTTAAAAAATATCTTGTCGCCTTTGCTTGGTTTCTCCCCGCGGCCCCTCCGCCCCCCCCGCGGCCCCTCCGCCCCCCCCGCGGCCCCTCCGCCCCCCCCGCGGCCCCTCAGCACAAAATATGTACATACAAGGTTGGAGTTAATCGTGAAAGTTTATTTGAGGGTATGGTGCTATTGGGGCGGGGGAGAGCGTTAGTAGTTGTAGTACTCTCGGCGAGTGTGCTCTGGATGGTATCCATCGGGCCCGTCTTCGGCAAACACGCCCCTGACCGGGTACCGGTCTTCCGCCACGGAGTCGTAGATGGGCTCGTCGTCGGTCTCGTAGGCGTCGGAGAGGAGCGCGTCCCGAGATCCGGCTGCGCCTTCGCTGCGGAGAGGGGCGCGTCGACCCCTCGCCTGGTTAACGTAGCGCACGGCCTTTGACCTGGCGTTCTGCATGCGCCCGTAGAAGGCTGTGTTCTTGCGCCTGTGGAATAGGCACGCCCGCACCACGCGCAGAACGAGCATCGCCACGGCGACAACGGCCACGGCCCCCATGACGGCCCTGGACGCGAGCGCGATGCTGGGTGCTTGGACCACCACCATGTTGTGAAAGCGGGCAAAGTAGTTGTGGGCGGCCACCGCGAGCGCGGAAGCCGCCACTAGGATCGCAAACGCCGGGCCGACGAGGACGTGCACGTAGTGGGAGACAACCAGCTCGGCCAACGCGAGAAACAGGATCCCGACCACGGCAAAGACCCCCACGGCAACGCCCACCGTCTGCCACAGAGAAATGTGAAAGCTGTTGGCGAGGATCATCTCCACCATCAGGGAGAGGATCGCGATGGCAATTCCCAGCGCGCCTGTGATCAGGTTGGCGACAACGGCGCGCCAGGGTCCAGCGACGCGGTGCATGGCGCTGCTGGTGGTCTTGAGCGCGCGGACGTCGTCGGCGCGCTGCACGCTGGTCGCGCCGAGCCCGCAGAAGCACAGGCAGAAAAAGGCAAGGGCGAGGAAGTGGGCGATGTAGGCGGCCGCCGCTAGGACGATCTGTCGGTGGGAGAGGAGCAAAACAACCACCTGCAGCAGCCAGGCGGACAGGGTGCCCAGGGTGATGGTTAGATGTGACGCCAGCAGCGCTGTGATGCGCGTGTGGCTTCCACGCACGAAGGAGGAGCCGCCGGTTTGGATTCCGCTCCGTGCAACAAATGCCGCGATCACGAGGTAAACAGCGACGGCCATCGTCACGATGGCCGTGTAGTACAGGAAGGCTGCCGTGGTGGCGGACTCCAGAAACAGGGCGGGGGCCACTCCGCCAGTTATCCGATGCATCCACACCCCGTCCACGATGCTGTTGTTGGGAACGCTGTAGTCTACCAGCGTCCCGTAAAAACAAGGATATCCAATCTGGGGCAAGGACGCAGTCACCAGGGTGATAAAGAGCATAACTGAGGCAAGTGCGAAACAGAACACTTGCACCAGCCACGTTCGCCAGTCTATGCTGTCGATGGAGCCCTCTCCAGCCGCGCCCGGCACCTGCAGCAGCGGCCGCGTCGCCGCAGACTTCGTGCGCGCCATGCCGCCCGATCGACGCCTTCAGCCGCTCAGTTCGCGCGCGGAGGGTCTAGCGTCCTCGACGTTCGAGGACAGCTATACGTCCAGCGTCTCGCTGGCCAAGATGTTATATGGGGGCGACCTCGAGGCTTGGGTGCGGCGCGCGCGCCCGGGCGTTAGCCTGGAAGTCCAATCGGACGCGCCGGTGACGTTTCCTCGGCCTCGGGATCCCACCAGTCGGCGCGTTACCGTGGTCAGAGCGCCGATGGGTTCGGGCAAGACCACGGCGCTGCTAAAATGGCTTGGGGATGCGCTGGACGCCCCTAATATTAGCGCGCTTGTCATCTCGTGCCGCCGAAGCTTCACTCGCACCCTAGCCAGACGATTTAACGACGCTGAGCTGCCCGGCTTTGCTACGTATTTTACGTCTACGGAGTACACCATGGCGGGGGAGCCCTTTCGGCGCCTGCTGGTCCAGATCGAGAGCCTTCACCGCGTGGACGAAAACTTGCTCAACAATTACGACATTCTGGTGCTAGACGAGGTCATGTCCACCCTGGGGCAGCTCTACTCTCCAACGATGGTGCACCTTGGGCGCGTTGACGCGCTGCTTGCCCGGCTCCTCAGAACGTGCCCTCAAATCATCGCCATGGACGCCACGGCCAACGCCCAGCTGGTCGACTACCTGGCCGCGTGCCGCGGCGAGCGCAACGTGCACGTGATCATCAACTCATTCGCCGCCCCGGGGTTCTCGCTGCGGCAGGGGCTGCTAATGCGGAGCCTCGGGGCGGACGTGTTGCGGGCCGCCCTCGGGCTCGTTTGGACCGAGAACGAAAGCGGCGCAAAATCGATGGAGGCAGACCCGCGCCCCCTGGCGGAGCGCCTCTCTGGGGTGCCAGCCAACGGCTTTTTTGGACGCCTGATGGAGCGTTTGAGGGCGGGGCACAACGTGTGCGTGTTCTCGTCGACGGTGACTTTCTCGGAAATCGTCGCCCGCTTCTGCGCGCAGTTCACCAACTCCATCCTGGTTCTGAACTCGCTGCGCCCCAGCGAGGACGTAGCCGCCTGGGGCACGGTGCGGGTCCTGATTTACACCACCGTGGTGACTGTTGGCCTAAGCTTTGACCACTCGCACTTCCACAGCATGTTCGCCTACGTGAAGCCCATGAACTATGGCCCGGACATGGTGTCGGTGTACCAGTCCCTCGGGCGGGTTCGCGAGCTGATCGCCAACGAGCTGTTCGCGTACGTAGACAGCTCCGGGGCCAGGCCCGAGCCGATCTTCACTCCCATGCTCCTCAACCACGTGGTGAGTTGCCAGGGCGGCTGGCCCGCTGAGTTTTCTCAGGTGACCAACGCCCTGTGTTGCCAGTTTCGGGCCCGCTGCGGGCCCGCGTACCAAACGGCCGCGCGCGGGCTCGCGCTCTTCGCCAAGTTCAAGTACAAGCACTTTTTCGAGCGCTGCACGCTCGCGAGTGTGGGGGACAGCATCAACATCCTGCACACCCTCCTCGAGTCCAACCGCGTCCGCTTGTCTTTGGACGGCTGCCCAACTCCGCTAACGGCGGCCGACTTCTGCACGTTTTTGCGGGACTTGCGCCTGGACGCGTACGCCGCCCGGCGGGACATTCGCCAGCTCCGGGAGCCCGGCCCGCCCGCGGCCACCACTACCGAGATTCTCGAGAGCGACGAGGTGGCGTTGTTTATCCACAAATATTTGCTGGCCGACGTGGCCTGCGAGGACATCAGGGGGCTCTTGGCCGAGCTCCACAGCCCCGTCGTCCGAGAGCAGTTTGTAAACGTGGCCGTTCTGGGGGCGTGCCTGCGCCTTCCCGCGGCGCTGGCCAGCCCCGAGGTTTTTGCGGCAGTGTACCGGCACTACGCTTCCGGGACCGTCCCCGTGATTAGCGAAACGGGCGCGCTGGAGAGCGTCTCTATAGCGCCGGACGTTAACGTGCTGGCGCGATGGGACCTGTATAAAAGCTGCGCGCGCCAGGCGCGCACCCTGGGCTGGGACCCCGCTCGCGGGGGATCGGCCTCGGACGTTTCTGAAGAGGACGTAGCCGGCACCCTCGGCGAGGACTACGCCAGGTGCCAAGACCTGCTCATCGAGATCGCCAAATGTAACGTGACCCCGCTAGAGATGCTTGCGAGCGGGCCCGTGCGGGGCGTAACCACCGCCCTGGCGGGGCGCCCCAGAACCAGGGTCCCGCTCTCGCGGGGCGAGCACGCGCTCTCGCTGTTTAAGGTTTTGTGGGAGGACGTGTTTGGAGCCAGGCTCACGAAGAGCACCCAAACTTTCCCAGGCGGCGTGCGCGTCAAGAACCTGCGCAAGGAGGAGATAGTGGGGCTTTTGGAGGCGGCAGGGGTGAACCACTCAGAGTGCAAGACGCACCGGGAGCTGTATTCGCTGCTCATGGGCAACAGGAAGCTGTTTACGGGAACCAGATATAAGCTCAGGGCGCCAAAGTGGAGCAGGAACCTGTGCTTTCTGCCGTCCGAAAAAACCCTGACGTGCGGCACGCTGCTGGACGCGGCTCTCGCGGACTTGTCGCCTGAGGCGTGGCCACAGGCCCAGGGGGCGCTCGACTTTGCCGCCTTGTGATCGGCGGGGAGGGGAGCTTCGCCGGGGACTCGCGCGCCGCCGGCATGGCCGGACGAAACGTCGAGTGGACCGCGGGCTGGGTGTGCGCCGCGAGCATCTACTCTACGTGGACGGACCCGGCCGAGCCGGGCGCCCTCCAGGCCCTGGTCCACCTGCTCTGCCGCCGGGAGGGGGGCGACTACGCCGCCGAGTTTTGCCACGTTAGCGTGGCGGCGGAGCACCTAAAGCGCGGCGCGCGCGACGCCTCGCTAGCGACGCCCGCCCGCGCGGCCGCGGCCGGGCACAGGGCCGCCTCGCCCGGGTGCTGGCCGCTCGCCGCCCTGGGCCAGGCCATGCTGTGGAAGGCGATGTACGGGAGTATTGCGGCCGCGCTACGGCGGACCCTGGGCGGCTTTGCCTTTTACGCCCCCCTGGCGCTTGGGGTAGACCCGGCCACCGGGCTTTTGGTGGCGGCCGCGCCGGCGCCCGCGCGGGCCGGCGCGGCAGAGGAGCCGGGCCCGCGGCCCGCCATACTTGACGTTTCCGCCGAGGTGCCCCTGGACCCGGCGGCGGTTAGGGCCCACGCGGCCAACGCCGGCGGCACGGCCCTCGCCCGGGCTCGGCTCTGCGCCCTGCGGGACGGCTACTTTGTTTCCGGACGCGACGCGTCCCTCGAGGTGGAGCTGGCAACCAGAGACGCGTCCTTCTACAGGAAGTACGACTCGGTGAGACAGCCGGCGTCCAAGCGCCGCGGAGAAATGAGCGACCTTTTCGGGGTGGAAGAGCGGACGCTAACGCTCCCGCGGGGACGGACGACGCGCGTAAAGGTGCTGGTTCCCCGCGGCTTTGACTGTTTGATTGCCAGCTCCCAGGCCGCGTCCGGCCTGGCCGTGATGACGCTGTACCGCCAGTGGCACGCGACGCTGTTTTCGGGGGCGGCGCGCGACGTCGCCGTGCCCGTCTTCGCCTACCTCGGCCCCGAGCTAAACCCCTGCGGGGAGGAAACAGACTACTGCTGCATGGTCGGGTTCCCTGGAATTCCCACGTTGAAAGCCGCCTCGACCACTCCCGAGGCCGTGCGAGACGCGCTCAGCGCGTACAGGTTTGCGGACGGCCTCTGGCCCGCCCTCGGGATCGGCGCCTTTCACGCGCTCGCCCCGTGGGGGCCGGGGGACCGCTGGCCTGGCGAGGGCGCCGCCCGGCGGCTGGCTGCGACGGCGTCCCGGATAGAAGACGCTAACGCGGACGCGTGGCCGGCAGGGCGCGTGACGTGCGTTTTGGAGTCGCCGGCGGCGCTGCAGGGGCCCTGGCTAGCTAAGTTTGACTTCGCGGCCTTTTTTCCCACGCTGTACCTGGCCCTGTTTCCGAACCACGCGCGCCTGGCCGAGGCGGTGCTGTCGCGCTCGCGCGGAGAGAACGCCGCCCTGAAGCCTGCCCTCGTTTCGTTTTTTGGCGGGTTGCAGCACCTGGACCCCGCGGCCTACCGGGCCATCATCGGCCTGGCCAACGGGATAAGCCGGCGCCTGGAGCGCGAGGCAAACGGCGCAAACTTCGCCATATGCACATACGTCAAAGACGGCTTCTGGGGCGTGCTGGGTGACGCCCCCTCCGACTCGGTGTCGCTCGCCGAGGCGGGAGCCCGAGCCGAGGCGCTGCGAGCCGCGGCCGAGGGCGCAGCGGGTGAGCACCTGGCGGGGCTGGGGCTCTCGTTTCCTCCGGGCGTGCGCCTGCGCCTGCGCCTCGAGGGCCTGTTTACTGACGCCGTCTCCTGGTCCACCCACTGCTACTGGTTGCGCAACAGGGAGACTGGCATTGTGGACTTTGTGGGCTTTCCCGCCAAGAGCCGCGCCGGAAAGGCCGCCAAGTCCAGCCTGGCGAGCCTCCTTGCCGCCGCTGCCGACGTAGAGGATGCCGAGGGCGTCCGCAGTTTGCTGGCGGCGGCGCGCGAGGCGTGCGAGGGCATTGTCCAAACGGCGTTTGCGGAGCGGGGCAACCCGGAGTTTTGGAGCGCGCCTACTCCCATAGACTCGTCCCCCCTCCCCCCGGCCGTGTACGACGGAGGGGCCGTGCTGGACCTGGACCGCGGCCCTCGCGAGGTGGTGCACACGCGCTGGCACGACTGCGAGCAGCCCTCCGCAGTACCGTGGAGGCTCTTTCCGCCCCCCCGCGTTCTCGGCAACATAGACTGCATCGCCCACCTAACCCCCATCTTCAAAGCCTTTTCGGGGCTGCTCGCCGGGGCCGTGGAGGCCTTTTGCGAGATGGACGAACCCCCCGCCTTTGAGTTTCCCCTGACAGACTACGCCTTTTTGTTTAACTGACCAATAAAAAATTCGATTGGAGAGTTTTTGGTTTGAGACGCCGCTTTATTTGGGGCGCACGCGCACACATCCACGATGGGAAGGGAACGCGGCTCACTCGCCGTCGTAGAGAACGTACAGAGAGCTGGGTCCGAGCTTCTCGCTGGAGGCGACCCACCAGCTATAGAGGGTGTCGGCAACGACTTGGGTGAAGAGCGGGGCGTTGAGCAGGGCCTTTTGGCACCGCATCACCCCGGCGGGGCAGCGCTTCAGGCTCTTGGGGGTCAGCTTAGAGCCGTAGCCGGCGTTGTAGATAGCCTCGAGGATCGCGGGAGGGTTTTCCGCGCCGCCGAGGAGCATTTTGGCAATCATGTAGTTGGGCAACACGCGGCTCTGGTCAAAGGGGCTGTGGCTGGTGACGCTCATCAGCGTGTTGAAGACCCAGGAAACCCCCACGTACATCAGCTTTCGCATCTTGGAGACGGGAGTAATGGTCCGCGCCAGCCGGCGCAGAAACACCTCCACCTGCACAAACAGCGACGAGGTGGCGCGCTCGCGGCAGCAGTTTTCCAGGTACATTTGAACGATGCACAGCGTAAAGTCCGTAAGGTTGGTGGGCCGGAAAAGCACCATCCGGTGCCGCAGCAGGATAGGGGCCACCCCCAGCGTGTTGACGCGATCTTCGAGTGGGGTCACCACGAAAAAGGAGAATCCCCGGAAGGCGGGCAGGTCCAGGCACTCCCGCATGTACTCCTCGCACGCGATCTCGGCGTCGCAGCCGTTGAGGGTTAGCATGAGCCGGCCGGTAGCGCCGTCGACGCGCATGTTAGAAACCGAGGTGGTGGTGAACGACGGGGGGAGGCCGTCGACCTCCCGGACCTCGCAAACGAAGCGCGGGGTGGCGTGCCACACCAAACTCTCGACGAGCGCCGCGACCGCCTCGTCGTTCGAGGCGGTCGCCTCGATCAGCTCCTCGACGGTAGCGCTGTTGGCCAGGGGATCCAGCCCCTCCGGCATGGCGGTACTCGAGCCTCGCGCAGCCGGATCCATTGACGGCTCTGCCGGGGGCGAACTCGTCGGCGTAGTTAAACTCGTTCTCGGGTGGGTCCTCGTACCGGGACGCGTTGAGAGCGGCCACCGAGTTTCGGACGCTAGCCACAAACAGCGTGGAGAGCTCTGTCAAATACGCTTCGAGCCGGGTTTTTTTGAATACGGCCGCGCAGAGCTCCTCCTCCGAGCGGTACGCCTCCTGGTGTGTAATTAGAAACCCGAGGTGGCGGGCCCGCAGGATCGAAAAGAAATACGGCGCAAGCAGCAGCGAGATGGAGCTGTTCGAGTACGACACCGAGATTTCCTGGCCTTGGTTGTTGGTGATGCGACTCATCTTGAAGCACCGAATCAGCTCCTGCTCCCAGAGGCGCGAAAGCCGCTCGAGGTCGGCAGCGTAGGGGGGTATGTACCGCGACTGGAAGCTGTTGGCCACGTACGCGTCGTCCCCCATGATACCCCGGATGTCAATAACCTCGTGTCCCAAGCCGTCCGCGGCCGCCTCGCAGGCGCGGCCGCCACCGTCGGCGGCCGCCTGCGAAGCCTGGACCAGGCGCTCCCTGGCCCGGGCCAGCTCACCTTCGCGCGCGCGCAGCTGCTCCAAAAGACTGCTGTTGCCTACGCGGAGCTCCTCGATCGTTTTGAAGAGGTTGTTTACGTAGCCCTCGAGCATTCCGTTGATGCCGTTGACGACCGAGGCGCGGAACGCGTCCTGGACCGGCTGGGCGCCGGCAGCCCGTGGGCGCCCGCTCTGTCCGAAGCCGGGCAGAGAGGTGTCCACCTGCGATCCGCCCAGCAGATGGTCACTCGTCTCGTCGAGGTATGACCGCACGGTCTCTGTAATGTCTCCGATGTGCCGCATGCCCTTCATGTTGACGATGAGCTTGACGAGGCGCGCCGCGGCGGAGCTCGAGTGGGCTTCCTCCCCTTCTCCGAGCATCTTGTCCACCGCCTTGGACGCCCACCCAGGCCCCCTGTCCTCGTCGGGCTTCTTGCCAACTAAGATCTTGACGGGAACCGTGTTGAGCATCTGGCAAAGCTTGGCGTGCTCGCGGAGCGCGTGGCAGCCGCAGACCTCGCCGTAGATGCGCTGCAGCGGGGAGTCAAAGATCACCGTTCCGTCGCGCCAGATGGGCTGCCACAACACTAGACACTCGCCCCGCTTGCCGGTTGTAGGGTCTATTACCGCCACCTCGCGGCGGGTGTAGTGGTAGAAGATGTTGACCCTGTCGTAGTCCATGATGGCCACGCCCGCGGTGCACTTGGCCAGCTCCACGACGGCTTCGAGGCCCTCGCGCAGAAGGCTGTTGGCCACGTGCAGCTTTCCCGCAAGGTCGCGCTCGTCTACGCAGCTCTCGGGGGGTGGGGCGTCTGGGGGGGGCCTGCGCCACAACTTTGGGTGGACGGCGGATCCCGGCTCGCGCTTTAGGCGCTGCAGGGGGATCAGCCCGAGGCAGGCTATCCAGTCTATGTACTTGGCGAAGCTGGCGGTGCCGTCGGGCTCGCTGGCCGAAAAGCACGCCGTGATGCTGCGAATAAAGTCCAGGAGGGCCATCTGTAGCGTGCGGTGCCACGTAGCGAACATCTGCTCTGCGACCCGCACCGCCTCGGCCTCGTTGAACATGCCGTAGCGGGCCGCGATGTCCTCCGCGCTCACGCCGCGGCCGGACAGGTGGGCTTGCCAGTCGCGGGCCAGGTCCTCGTAGCGCGTAGCGTTTAGGGTGTTGGTTAGGATGGTCGTCTGGATCTGGCGGATGGCCGCCTCCGTGGACCGGATCGAGTTGTACACGCCCTGGCCCTCGGTGTATCCGAGCTCGCCCATGAGAATTTCCTTAAACAGCATCGTTTTGGGCGTTGGGTGAATCAGAACCCATCCCCCGTCCGCAGATATTGGCTCCTGGTCATCCGCGTCCGCGCGGCCAGTTGTCGTTTCAAATCGGACGCTCCGCTTCCGCTCCCGCCCGGGCACCCGAGTTTCTCGGCCGCGGGGCCGCTTTTGGGGGGGAGGCCGCATGGAGTTCGACATATCCGGCGAGGGGCGCGACGGCCGCGGCGGCCCCGAACACGAGCGGGCGGGCGCGTGCGAGCGGCCCCAGGCCGCGTGCGTCGGCGCGGAGTCTGAGGATTACTCGGCCTTTCCGAGCGAGGTGTATTTGAACTTCACGTCCATGCACGGGATTCAGCCTATCGTGCGCCGCATCCGGGCCCTGGCCGGAAAGACGGTTCCCGCCGCCCGCGTGCCGCCGCTGGAGTGGTTCAAGTCTTTGCTCGGGCTGGAGACGCCCCTGGATATCGCGCCCCGCGAGCTGCCCTTCTCGGTGTACCTGATTAGCGGAAATGCAGGATCCGGCAAGAGCACCTGCATACAAACGCTCAACGAGACCATGGACTGCGTAATCACCGGGGCGACGCGGGTGGCGGCCCAAAACGTGTACTCGAAGCTCTCTGCAGCCTTTGCGAGCCGGCACGTCAACACCATCTTCCAGGAGTTCGGGTTCCGCGGAAACCACGTCCAGGCCCAGCTCGGCAAGTACCAGTACGCGTGCTCGGCCAACCCCCCTCCCATCGAGGAGCTGCAGAAGCGGGACCTCGTCTACTACTGGGAGGTGCTGGTAGACATCACGCGCCGGCTCCTAGAGTCTACCGCCTCGCGGGACGAGTTTGAAAACGTGCGCGCGCTCGAGCGCGCGCTCGGGCGCGCGCCCGGGTCGCTGGCCGGGCTGGCGTTTTGCACCCACGGCTCCTTGCCGGCGTTTACGCGCACGAACGTCATCATCATAGACGAAGCCGGCCTGCTGGGCCGACACCTCCTCACGGTGGTGGTGTACTGCTGGTGGATGATTAACGCGGCTTACCGCTCCCCGCAGTACGCCGATGGGCGCGTTCCGGTGGTTGTCTGCGTTGGCTCTCCCACGCAAACGGACTCGCTCGAGTCCCGCTTCGAGCACAAAAACCTCAAGTGCCACGTGCGCTCCAGCGAAAACGTCCTTACGCACATCATCACCAGCCGGACCCTCAGGGAGTACGCGGCCCTCTCCCAGAACTGGGCCATCTTCATCAACAACAAGCGCTGCCAGGAGTACGAGTTCGGAGAGCTCATGAAAGTGCTCGAGTACGGGCTGCCCATCACCGAGGAGCACATGCGCATGGTGGACAACTTTGTGGTTCCGGAGGCATACATCAACAACCCCGCCAACCTACCCGGGTGGACGCGGCTGTACTCATCCCACAAGGAGGTCAGCGCCTATATGGCGAAGCTACACGCCCACCTCAAGGTATCCGGGGGGGGGCAGTTTGTGGTCTTCACGCTGCCCGCGTACACGTTCGTAAAGACGGCAGAGTTCGAGGAGTACAAGAAGGTCACAAACCAGCCGGCCCTTGCGCTGGACAAGTGGCTGACGGCCAACGCGAGCCGAGTCAGTAATTACTCCCAGAGCCGGGACCACGACGCGGGCAGGACGCAGTGCGAGCTCTACGCACAGCAGGGGGTGGTGGTGGCGCGAACGGACGTTACGTACGTTCTCAACAGCCAGGTGGCCGTGACGACGCGCATGCGCAAGTTTGTTTTTGGGTTTAGCGGAACGTTTGAGTCTTTTGACGCCGTCCTCAAGGACGACGCCTTCATCAAGACTCAGGGCGAGACTTCGGTGGAGTACGCCTACCGCTTTTTGTCCACGCTGCTGTTTAGCGGCATGATCAACTTTTACAACTTTCTAAAGCGGCCCGAACTGGACGGCGCGCGCGTGGCCAACGCCTACGAGCGCTTGGCGGCGCTCACGGCCGAGCTCCTCCCGGGCGGCGCCGTGCCCGGTGAGGCTGGCGCCGCCCGGGAGGAGGGGGACGCCCTGCTGAACTTTCGCCAGCTGACCGAGCCGCAGGCGGCCGGGGACGACTGGGGCGAGGACGACGTGGTGTTCGCCGCCCTGAGCGAGGGCACTATAGACCTGCTGTACTGCAACTACGAGTTCGTGCGCCCCGAGACCACCCCGGAGGTGTACTCGCAGTTTTTGATGCTGAAAACCATGTTCGTTGGCCGGTACGCGATCTTCAGCGAGCTCTTTGGTGCCGAGTTTGCGGCGGCCCCCTTTGACGCCTACGTGGACAACATTAACTCGCGAGGCTGCGAGATCTTCGTGGGGAGCATGCGCGGGGGGATTTCCTCGATCGCCCTGCAGACGGACAGCTACACGCTTATGGGCTACACCAACGCCCACGTGTACCAGTTTGCGGAGGATCTGGCGCGCCGAAAGCTCCACGAGGGTATCGCGGAGCTCCTGGGCGGGTTGAACATGCCGCGGATGGTGCTGCGGGACCAGCACGGCTTCATGTCTGTGCTGAACGTAAACTTGAGCGAGTTTGTCGAGTCCGTGGACGACACGGAGCTCAACATGGCCACCGCCGTGGACTACGGGCTCAGCTCTAAGCTGGCCATGACCATCGCGCGGTCGCAGGGGCTAAGCCTAGACAAAGTGGCCATCTGCTTTCCGCGCAACAACCTGCGGCTCAACAGCGTGTACGTGGCCATGTCGCGCACCGTATCGTCAAAGTTCTTGCGCATGAACCTGAACCCCCTCAGGGAACGTCACGAGCGCGACAGCGTTATCAGCGAGCATATATTAGCGGCGCTGCGCGACAGGGAGGTGCACATCGTGTACTGACGACCGCTTCTGCGGTCGCCCGATGAGCGGGCCGCCGATGGACTCCGCGGCCTCCCCCGTAACCTTTATCACGTATGCTCTGTACGGAATAAAGACCTCTCCCGCGTGGACGCTCCCGAACTTTGAGCAGGTTCTGTGCGGGTGCGAGTGGGGCTACAGACTCATCGCCGTGGGGGGCGACTCGCGCTGCGACGTGCTGCCCCGGGGCAGCTTCGTCGTGCAGCACGGGGCGGCCATGACCGCGATGGTGTTCGACTGCGGGCCCGAGTTCTGCTCGTACGCCTTTACCCACGCCGGAGATAGCCGCGTGCCTCTAACTGCAGAGGGCGGGTCTGTGCTGGTGGTGCCCTTTAGCGGCTGGGTGGCCGTGGGCCGAGACCGGTGTTTGCGCAGCTCATCGGGGGGCGTGGCCACCGTCAGCTGGGACACAAACTACACGGCCTACATCACCATCGCTGTGTACCGTCCCTCAAATCTCCCGAGTGTCCCCGGGTCCAGCGGCGAGGAACCGGAGCCCGCCTGCCCCGCTCTGGCGGCCTGCCCAAAAGAGCTCGAGCAAGCATCAGTGGGCCGTGCCCCCGAGACCGAGGCCCACGACTTTTTGGAAACCATCCTCATGGAATCTGCGCTCTGCGGGTTTGGGGGTTCTGCGGACTGGCCCGCGGCAGCGGCCGCCAGCTTTAGTGCTCAAAACCCGCCCTGCTTTGACGCGCCTAGCTTGTTCTCCATCGAGAAGTGACTAAACCCTTCTCCCCCTCCCTCCCCTTCTCCCCCTCCCTCCCCTTCTCCCCCTCCCTCTTCTGAGCAACTGTTCGGACAATTAACTCTTTGTCGAGATTTATTGTAAATAAAAAACGTTTTACACCCGCTTGATGGCGCTCCTTCGCGGCCTATGGTGGGTTCCGGGGTTGGGGTTAGAGGCGGGGTAGGGGCGCGGCAGCGTTACAGACTTTCGTCGGCGGGGACAGGCGTCCTCCTCTGCCGCCCCGTGCGAAGAAAGCCGCGCGCGGGCGCGGCTTAGACAGGGCCCGCAGGACATCGAGGCGTCCACGCGGTCGCCGGCTCGGGTTGTGGACTTTCGGTGGTGTCGCGCGTTTGCGGACAGCAGAGCGAGAGTGCCCTGTTCGCTGGCCCCGCACCGCCGCGGGGCTCTGTCGCGCGGCCTATCGCCGCCGGCTGCCAGGTGAGCGCGAGGGGCCGAACCAGAGGCGCGCCGTGCCGGGCGCCCGGGGCCGGGATCTTCCAGGGCGTGCGGCGGCTGGCGAGCAGTCGCGGCGGCGATCTTGGCCGCCGCTCGGGCGTTGCCCTCTAAAAATTGGCGATAGTCCTCGGCGGAGGCCGCGCGCCCCTTTCCAAACAGGTCCATGGTGCGATGGCCTGTCTGGGCGGCGAGGGGGAAACCGCACAAGCTCTCACTTCGGGGCGGGCTCGGCTTCTATCACGTTGTCTCTGTGCAGGTAGACTTTATCCACGGCCGAAAACTCGTAAATGAACACGGGCACGACCGGATGTGTACGTCCGTCCGACGAACGCGTGTAGTACTTTCTGGGTTTTCGCGCTTGAATGACCGACTTTAGCTGGTCACGGATCTGCTTCGCGTGCGCTCTCCGGCAGAGGATGAACATCTGGAGGCTTTTATTGCTCCTCAGCTCGCGTCCGCCGTTTTGGTGCTGGCACCTCCTACGTCGCGTGGCGCACGCGCTCGAGAAGGAGGAGGTTTTGGTGCAGGCAATGGTAAACTTAGCCAGGGTCACGCGCAGGTCCTTCCGGATGGTGTCTGTGAGCTGGCGCCGGCCGAGCTCGTCAATGGAGGACACCATAAACATGGTGTCAAAGCCCACGTAATCGGAGCCTTCGCGGTCCGGCGGCTGCCCATCCGAGGGCTCCTGTGCGTTTGGGTCGCGGAGAGCCCTCAGTGGGGAAGCGCCGGGCGGGCCGGCAAAAGCGGACGGCGGCGCGCCCCCAAAAAAATCCCAGGCCGCGGCCTGGGCGGTCTCTACCGCCCACCCCCACTCCCCGAGGACGGCTAGAGCTGGCTCCATTCACGGCGCGCGAGGTGGCGTCGGCGAAAGCGGCGTTGCTTATGTAGCCGGGTGGCCATCGTGGGCGTTGTTTTCACCGTCGTTTACTCTATTAGCCAGTCAATGGGGTCTTTGCCTAATCCTGCCAGGTAGGCGTTGGCGTCGGCAAAGTGCGGGCAGTCCCGAAACGGGGCCCGAGAGAGGGGCGACGGGTGGCCGTAGGTAAGCACGAGGTGGCGCTGCCTGTTGGGGGCGCAGAACTTTTGCGCATGCGCCCCCCACAGCATGAACACGAGCCCGTGGGAGAGCGCGCAGAGGCGGTCAATGACCGCACGCACCAGGCGGTGCCAGCCTAGCGACGCGTGTGACCCCGGCTGTCCGCGCCGCACCGTGAGCGTCGTGTTGATGAGGAGCACCCCCTGGAGGGCCCACTTTTCCAGGTAGCCGTGGGCGGGGAGGCGAAATGCCGGGTAGGTCTTTTGCACCGCCGCGTAGATGTTGCGCAGGCTTGGGGGAACTGGCACCCCCTTTCGCACGCTGAAAGCCAGCCCGTGCGCCTGGCCGGGGCCGTGGTAGGGGTCCTGGCCGACGATCACAACGCGCACCCGCTCTGGGGACGTAAAGCGGGTCCAGGCGAACACGTCTTCCTTTCCCGGCAGAACCTCCTCCACGGCGCATCGCTGGCGATACTCCCGCAGCAAATGCAGGGCGTACGTCTGGCGCATCTCGTCCTCGAGGATGGAGCGCCAGGCGGGGGAGATGTTAAACTCGCGCGCCAGCTCCTCCCAGCCCCCGGAGCTGTGCGCGGGCGACACGGTCAGCCCAACGGTAGAGACGCAGGTGTTAACTAGGCTTACGCCCGCTGGAAGGCCGCAGGGGCGCCTCCGTTTTGCCGGAAGAGGAGCGGGCGCCTCTGCGGCTTCGTCGTCCGACGGCGGGCGCTTGGGGGGCGGGGGCGGCGCGGCGGGCGTTGCGGTTCCAGGCGGGGAAGGCGGGGCGGCCGCCGGCGGCTCAGGGCTTTTTTGGGGCGGGCGCGGCGTCGGCGTCTGCATCTTCTAGCGAGGGCTGTGGGTACGGGTCCTCGAACGGTTCGCAGCTGTTTTGGGTTCCTATGGCGATGTGCCTCCCGTCCCGGTCTTCGTCGCCAGACCGAACGTACGGGCCGCTGATGCAGCCGAGCGGAGGCGGCCCGAGAAACTCGTCGGGATACCTGTCCGTTTGAGTGAGAGCCGCGTCCAGCACCTCGAGCAGCTCCTTCTTAAATTCGGCCGGGGCAGAGCCAAACCTGACGTCGGCAGCCAATCCGTGAACGCTTGCGTAGGGGTTGACCCACACGGGCCCGGCGGACTCAACCCACAAGATGACCTCGGGGGGGGCGCAGTTGGCCTTAACGAGAACGCCCAGCGTTTTGTTAAGCAGGTCTTTCGTAGGGGGCGGCGAGTACAGCTGACCCTCGAGCGGGCCGCCCCCGCAGGGAAGCTGCAAAACCGCCCTGGGCCCCCAGGGCAAGGGGTACCGCTTGGACGCCTCCGACTCGGAGGCCGGCCAAGGGCCCGCGACCGCGCGGTTAGTCGCGAGCAAGAGCGAGAGGGCGAGCAGCATCGACGCCCCCAGCTCCCCCCGGCGGTGCGGCGTCCAGAGCGTCTTCATCGCGCCGTAGGGAAGCTCGCGTCGAAATGGCGCTGAAGTTCTGCTCGGGGAACGGATTTATGCGCGGGGTCCTCGGGCGCGGGTCCTACTAGAAACACACGCCCCGCGTCTTTGTTCACACTCGGCAGTCCGAAAACACACAATTCAACCCGTGAGCCTTTCCACTTCCGCTGCGGCCCGAGTGGCTTCTGGCAACGGCAACGTGGGCCTCGCACCCCATGGGGGGCGCAGAACCCAACATTAGCGCACCACCGGCGGCCAAGTCGGCGGGGGTGGGCGCATATGGCCCGCGGCCCGGGCTGTAATCGACCCCTCTGCATTCGGCAAACTGGCGGTAGTGCTACCACTTCGCGGCTTGCCGACGCTGGCAAAACCCAGCATCGCTCTTGGGTTAGTTTGCAAAGGGGAGAAGTTTACGTTATATCCTCGAGCGGTCGTTTTACCTTCGCAGCTGGGCCCCGCCGCCAAGGTTTTCCAGTCTTTTGTGTTTGTGCTACCCCCTCCCCCGCGGCACAAAGCGACCCCCGCGTTGCCGTGCGCCGATTGAAGACGCAGCAAAGCTTTTTGGCACGCGAAGGCCGCGGAGTTAAGGTGCCAACAAAGAATTAAACAAACGTCATTGTTTTGCGAAGGGGGGGGGTACGGCTTTATGCCCGCGCGCCTGTTTTGCAACAACTTTTAATGTTTTTAGCAGCTACCTCCGCTGCGCGAAACGGCCTTGCGCAGCGGAGGTAGCGGGGTTGGGGGTTTCCCAAGAGTCAGCAATGTTGGCAAAGCTGGTCCTGTAAACGGTTCTCTTGGTAACAGGGGCCGGGCCCGAAGGTTTGGTAACCCTAACCCTAACCCTAACCCTAACCCTAACCCTAACCCTAACCCTAACCCTAACCCTAACCCTAACCCTAACCCTAACCCTAACCCTAACCCTAACCCTAACCCTAACCCTAACCCTAACCCTAACCCTAACCCTAACCCTAACCCTAACCCTAACCCTAACCCTAACCCTAACCCTAACCCTAACCCTAACCCTAACCCTAACCCTAACCCTAACCCTAACCCTAACCCTAACCCTAACCCCTTTTATTTGGCCTTTTTAGAGAGGTTTGGGGGGGCAGGGCGCGCCCCCATGCTGGCCCCCCGTTATGCATATATAAGGGGGTGGAGCGCTCGCCGCAGAGGGAGCTTGGGGAACCCCAAAAGTGCACTTTAAAATTTTAGGTGCGCCTGCGCTAGAGGCAATATGGCAGCCGCCATGTAAAGCTAGGCCACAGGAAGTTGTCATAATGCAGCCCTAGCCAGAAAGTCTGCCCACGTGGGCCATTAAAAACCGCAGTCCATGAAGGAAAACCACAAATCCATCAATTGTGGCTGTGGGGAGCCCTCTTAATGGGAGTTAATGGATTTGCATGAAAAATTCATGTGAAACTTCACCCTTTTGATGAGTCACCCTTGTTTTTCATGTATCGGGTTGCAGCCTGGGCGGGGAGGTGCCAGGGTATATAGGGCGCCATCGCTGCATCCCAGCAAAGCGATTGGCTGCTGCTTTTGAAAGGGCAGGGGGCTTTGCCGCTCGACTTGGGCGTCCCCCACCCATCAAACTTCTGGCTGTTGGAGACCGCTGCCCCTGCAAAAAGATAAGCCTTTTACCTTTATTTCTGGCTGCTAAAAGTGCGCCTTTTGCACACATGGGCTGCTTGGGGCGCCGTGGGCTTGGGGCGACCCCAAGGGGTGTTTGGTGGAGGCCAACGTCCTATCATGCAGATAGGGGCAGAGCATGTGCGGCCCGCGTTCGCCCGGACGGCGCCCCCACTCCCCGCGTTCCCCATAAGGGGCGGGGGTGCGCAGAAGACCCCAGGGGCCTGGGCTGGGAAAGGGAAGCCCCACAGATGTGTGGGTAATAGCCATATTTACACCTATGGAGTTCCCCTTTCTCGGATAAGACCCCTACCTTCTCTGTGTTGTGCGAGCTGATAAAAAGCGGGGCTGTGACAGGGGCTTGGTAAAAGGGGCTGCATGCCTATGCACAACCCGCGAGAGTGAAAAGCCTGTCTCCTCGTGTAGAGAGCTGTGGGCACACTGCCACCTCTACAACAGGTGCCCGGGTGTAGCGGGAGGGCAGAGCTTATCTTCCTTTTTCCTGCTGCCCCGGGCCAAGCGGCCCGGGCCTACTACCCCCCCCACCGCTTGCAAAAAGCCCGGGCGCGGGGGTATGCGTGGAGATTAACACTCCCTTCCTCGCCGGACAAAGCCCGGGTGCAGGGACACGGGACTTAAATTTCCCCCCTGCCAGCAGCCGGGGTGAAGCCGAGGAGTGGCTGGCACCCCCCATCTCGGGGGTGCCCAGGGGCCTAACGCCGCACTCCTGTGTAAGAGAACAGCCCCGGGACGCTCACCCCTCCCACTCGCAAGAGCACGGGGCTTAATTACCCCCTCTTGCACGCAAGGGGCTACAAAAACACTAGGGCCGGGGGTGGGTTTATCCCACCCCCGACAAAAGCAGCCAGGGCAGGACACCCGGGACCTAAATCCCGCCTGCAATAGCACAGCTAAGGCCGAGTGCCGGAGGCGCGGAGCTTAACTCCCCTCGCACGGAACTCGGGGCGGGGGCCTGGGGTCTAACCCCCTCCCGCAAAAATCCCAGGCGCGCGGCGGGGCTGGGGCCTAACCCCCTTCTCCGCACAAACACATGCCCGGGTGCAAGGGCTGCGGGGCGTAACCCCCCCTTGGCTGGCAGAAAGGGCAGTGAGTCTGGGGGTGAGAACCTCTCTGCGAGGGTTGGGCGCAAAGCCCCCCCCCCCACCAGCAGCTGGTGTGCGTGAGGAGACTCAGCGAGAGCCTAACTCTTGCTAATTTCTCCTCTATGCGCGCATGCCAGGGCCGAGCCTGAGGGGTTTGGGGCGTAGCGACCCCCTCTCGCTCTCGCCCGCCGGGATGTCTGGGGCATAACCCCGCTCCCTGCAAAATTCAAGCTTGGGTAGGTTGGGGCCTAACCCCACTCCCGGCACGGCTTTACGCCGGTTAAACCCGGGCGCGTGGCGTTGGCGGAGGCCTAACCCTCGCCCCCAACGCGCGGGCCCAAACTCGAGGGGCGTGGAGCTTAACCTCCTCCCCTCTTAAGCCGAGGCCCCACCCGGGAGGGGGTGAGCTTAACGCTACCCCCCTTTGCGCCAAGGCCGTTTGGGTTTAATAGCTGCCCTGGGGGCTGGGCTCCCCGGATGGGGTGCGGTGGGGTCTGACCCGTGCACTCCGCCAAGCGGCCGTACGTTAGCCCCTCGGGGGAGCAGAGCTTACCTCTCTTCCCCTTTCCAATAGGCCCCCGGGGGCGCAGAGCTTACCTCTTGCCCCCCATGTGGCGGGTCTAAAAAAGTTTTTTCCCTTGTGGGCATTAACCCCCAGTGTAGCAAGCCTGTTTATAATGCCGGGCGCCCCGTTGTATATCACGAAAACCCCGCTCAGCCGTACACCGCGGCGGTCCCCACACACCCTCTTTTTTAAGAGGAGTTGCTCGCACCCCCTAAAAGGGCCAGCACGGCGCGCCTTTGTTTAGCATACTACAGAGAGGGGACACTACCGTATAGCGCCCGCGGCAGCGCCCGGCTTGCAAACTACAAGACCAGATCTCGGCTCTCAACGCTTGTGTTGGGTGCACCCCCAAGGCCCAAACGAGTACCCCCCCCCCGTTTAAGTTCGGCCCACAACCAACCCCGCGGGAATACCCGCGCAGCTCGCGGCTCCTGCCGCGAGCGTGTTGGAACGGACCCCGCGCGTGTTGCGGCGGCTCGGGTAAACCCCCCTCTCCCCTCTCGCTGGGTTTGGCTCACACAGACACGTTTTGGGACCAAACCCGCGCCGGTTTTTGTTTGCCACACAAAAGTTTCTCAGCGGCGGTTTGGCGAGCGGTTTGGCGAGGGGCGTTTAAACACTTGTTTGCCGTTTCTTAAAAAGGCCAGCCGGGCGCATGCTTGCGTCCCCCCGCAAATTTTTGGGCCTTCTTCACCGCGCGAGCGCCGAGGCGGTTCTTTGCCCCTCGGCAAAAAGCCAAGCACCAAGCCTCCGAAAACAATTGGGCCTTGAGGGTCAACCCTGCCCGGGCCAGCGTAAGCCTCGAGGGTTTGCTTTATATACACTGTTCTGGGCAGAGTGAGCCTGAGAGGTCAACTGTCAACTGGCGCTGCCCCGAATAGAAAAGTTCACGACACCAGATCTGCACCCGGCAAGGCGACTCAAACACGCCGACGCTGCTTTTCTCCGAGCACCGGGCCACAAGAGGGCGCCGGCTGGGGAAACAAGAAAAAGGTTATTTGAGACAAGGAGATTCCCGCTGGTGCATAAACTTCTAGCCAGTATGTGCAGCGTCGAGGATCCCTTACCTCAAGTACAACACTAATCTCTCCGCAACGACCGCTTGTCGCCGCAAAACGGGGCTGGGGGGTGCTGAGGGGCCGAGTTGCCCAGTGGGGGGGAAATGTTTATCCCCCACCCGGGTGTTGTATTTTTCCTGGCCATACCGTTCTGGCGCCCGGCCGTTTGCTTTCCTGGTCTTCCCCCGCCTCCACGCTTTTCTTCGCGCTCTGCTTTTGGTTTATTTTTGGCGATTGATAAAAATGGATGTTAGGCAGATAGCCAAGCTAGCACTGAGAAACTGCTTTTAGACTTTCCAGTTCAGCCTGGCTATCACTGCCAAGTTTCCTGGAACTCCTCGAATACGCTCAGCATATTCTCTGGGTTAAAAGCAAGCCTCTTTAGCCGCAACCTTGTCCCAGTAACCTAAAGAGCCATTTGCGGCTTGAGCCGGGGAGTCCTGGGAGGCACGCCAGCTTTATCTGCGGTTTGGCCGCGCCCGCCGGGCGCCAGCTAAAACAAAGCGCCCGGCAGCGGGTGTTTTGGGGTAATGCCAAGGTACAGCGTGTGGTTGTGGGGGTTTCTAAACTTTTTCATCGAGCGAGCCCAACTCATTAGTTGAAAAAATATTTTTATTAAAAACCAATACAAAAGTGGCCTGTAAAAAAGGCTGCTGGTGACGCTCCGCGTTGGGTGGCCGTGGGCGCTGCGGTCATCGGCCCTGGCTTGAGGAACGTCCCTCGACAGCGCTCGCGGCTGCCCCCCGCGTATTCTGGAAAGGCGGCCGGCGTGCTGCGCCGTCTGCGGCCCCAAGCGCCAGAGGGCGCCGGGCGACCGGGTAAGGGGTTGGGGCGCGCTGCCTCCCGGCACCACGCACCACCCCGCCGCGTAGCCTGGCCGCCCTCTCCTCGGTCCAGCGCCGGGGAACGCCCTTCAACCGGCGCCTGGCGCCCCCCGCCTCGGCGGGGGGCGCGGTCCCGCCGGGCTGAGGCCGAAAACCCTCCACCCACGCAACTATCGCTGGGTTCAGCGCCTCCGGAGGGGCGCAGACGCGCGGGGCTAGCTCGGCAAACCTCCGCACAAACTCGCCGACGCCGTACCTCGGCCCGCGTCCGGGGGAACCCACTGCGGGGGGGGCAGGGGCTGCGGGGGCAGAGGTTTTGGGCGCGCCGGTGGGCCCCCAAGAGGAAGTGCGGGCAAGGGGCGGGCGCCCTGCGTTTACGGCCCCGGGTGGGGCCGTAAACGCCTGCCCGGGGGCCGGGGTGGCTCGCGGGCCCGGGCTGGGTAGGCGGCCACCCCGGGCCGGGCAGGCGGCCGGTTGCGAACCCGCTTGGGCGCCGAGAGCCGGGGGGTCTCGGCGCCCAGCGTTCGCCTCGTCCTCAGTGTCACTGTCCAGAGTTAAGTCTATCACGCTCAGATGCCCGCGCCGACGAAGGTCGCGTCTGGACTGGGGCCTCTCTGTCGCAGCTCCGTCCTGATTAGCGGCCCTGGCCGGCGGGGGTCCTCGCCGCCCAGATCTGGTCACTATTGGGTATGGGGTCGCGGGTGCTGAGCCGCAACCCCCCCGCTGGTGGACGAGCGGCGAGTGGGTGCTCTCCGGTTCTGAATCGTCATACTCTGTGTCCTCTGGGTCCGTCAGGTCGTCCGTGTCCACCTCGCTGTCGTCGTCGAAGTCGCTCTCCTCGTCCTCGGAGGACGAGCTCGAAGAATCGATGAACTCCACGCCGCGCGCCCGGCCGGGGTGCGGCACAGCGGCGGGGCCGGAGACGCAGCGCCGGGCCTCGGCCACCAGCCCGGCGACGAAGGCAGCCGTGTCGTCGTGAATCAGAGGCCATAACAGGCGAGTAAGCTCAGCTTCATTGCAGCCATACTCGCACAGCCCATCCATTACGATGTTCCTCATCACCAACGCAAAGTCGTGGGTCTCAAATAGGTCCTCTAGCCTCTCGCTCATCCAGTCCACTAAGGGTTGAAACCTGGGCGCCCCGGCGGTTCCGTTGGCGTTTAGAGGAACGAATGCGGCCGGCCCCGTCCGGCTGCTGGCGGGCCCGCTTTCCCTGTCTTGCGGGGGAGTAGGCGTGAGGGCGTTTTCGAACGCCTCGTCATACTCAGCCACGGGCCCTCCGTTTACCGCGGTTTCCTTAAACTCGCGATCGTTCTCGATCGCGTGAAGCAGCGAGGTCACCGGGGTTTTGCAGAGAGGACACCTGGGGTTGAGGGCCACCCAGCGCGTCAGGCATACGTGGCAGAAGCGGTGGAGACACGGCAGCGCCGCGGAAACGTCCTCGGGGGGCTCCAAGCAGATGGCACACGGGTTTTCCTGGGGGTCCATTGCGCTCCTTTCAAAAGCTCGGTTCAAAGTGCGAAAGTTGAGAGCAGCTTTTCCCGGCCGCTGATATACTTGCCGCGTCTGGCACGTGGCAGGGCACGCCTACGGGCGGGGCGGGGCGGGCCGGCCCAAAATTTTTTGGTGCGCAGTTTGCGGGGGCCCTTCTTGTTTCATGTTTCCTTACTGCCGGCCCCGCCGCGCAAGCTGGTTTGTTTTTTAAAGTTGCAGACGGCGTCGGCACAATAGGCGATGGGCAGGGGGGCGCTCCGACCGAGCGTCCCCCGCCCGGTTTGCATGCCCCGCGTCTTCTCTTTTCTCCCGTCGGACGCATGCTTCGATCTTGCATGTTGCCTGTTGCATGACGGGGCGTTCGCGCGGTGGGCATTTCTTGGGTATCGGGGGCTGCCTTGCGTAGGCGGGCTCCCGTTTTGGCGCCATCGCGGCGCGGGGGTGCCTCCGGGGTTTTGGGGCGCGAAAGTTTGGCGATCGCCCACCCGGGGGTGGCGGCGATGGGAGGGGCGCCAGTCGCTCCCGCCCCGCGGGCGCGCCCGGCTTTCCCCCCCTCTCTGGCCCGCGGCGCAACTCCCGATTGGCGCGCTTGGCCCATTTCACATTGTTTTGTATTGGTGGGTTACCAAGCGCGCACTGCCGCCCACCCCTTCAAGCCGAGAGCCGCCCTCCGGGCCCTAGAGTTTTGCCCCTGCCGGCACCCTGTTGCGGGAGTACCTATTCACACCCCGCAACAGGGTCAAAACCAGTTAACACTCTCCCCACACCCGGGGGCGCTTTTAACTGTTCATACCTGCGCCGCTCTCGGCTTGTTGGCGCGTCTTTTTACGGCCCATCGAGCTGTCATTTCGCGTTCCGGGCGGCACCCCCGATGCCCCGTTGCGCCCGCCGAATGCGGTACCGGGCACGGAGCAGGCAGTAGCGGGCGGCCCCGCGCCCGCCAGCCCCAACGCGCGTAGTGCTCCACTAGGGGGCCCGCGCTTTTGCGCTTTACAGAAAAGGCCCGGCGCGGAGGTTCCCCTAAGGCCCGCGCCGGGCCTCGGTTGGCATGCGGGGTGCCCCCTTTGGGCACCCCCGCGCGTGTGCTGCGGCTTGGCTCTCGCGCCGCGTCCCCTCTTCTGGTCTTCTTTCGCGTTCAACGGGCCCGCCGAGGCGCAACGCGCCGGCCCGTAGCTCAGACGGCTTTTGTTTTCTGGCCCATCTTTGCCACCGACCTGCGCCGCGCGCTCGGCCCGCGCCACCGCCCAACGCTAGGGTCCGCCGCAGCCCGGGACGTTGTCCCGAGGCGCTACCGCCCCCGTTCGTCCGCCTTTTCGCCACGCCCAGCGGTGTTGCCCGGACGCTAGATGGCGCCCTCGACACGCCACCGGCCGGCGAAGCGCGCGAGCGCTCCCCCGCCCCCCAAACGCTCGCGCCCCGCAAGCGGCGCTTTGTGCCCCCATTTCTTGTTTAAGCCGCGGCGGGCAGGCGCCCCTCTCGTTTTCCAGCCGCCCGGCCCCCAGTTTGTATCTTTGCACTCGCAACCCGTACAATCCCGCCGCCGTAGAGCGGGCGCGTGGCGGGGGCACCTACCCCGTTCCCTGAGCTGCCTTTCCCTGCCCCCCCCTTTCACGGGGGCAAACAGGTGCGATCACCGTCTCTTTGGGAAGGTAAGCTTACATGTGCCGGGCTAGGTTGCTTGCGAGATACGGTAGGGTTGCCAGTAATCCAGTCCGGTCACGTCCGCTTGTCTTCACCGCGCACGTCGGCGACCAACTCGTCTCCTCCTTATCGGGCGGGGACCGCCTCCCCTGCCGCGGAGGCACGCCGCCCAAGCTTCTTCTTTGACCGGCGTCTTGGATTTTTTCGGCCGGCCGGACACCCGCTGGAACTGGCCACCGGCCCACACCTTCCGTTTTTCTTCCGCAGCTCTTCTGTCTTCCAACCAACACTAACGTCTCTCCTCTCCTCTCTCTGTCAGCACGCCGTTTGCCCATCGCCTGCCGCCGACCCCGTCTGCCGCGCTGGCGAGCGCCCTTTGTTTGCCACCCCCTTTGCGGGGCTGTCTTTTTGTGCCGCCGGCCTCGCCCCACACCCGGCGCGCTGCTCGCTCACCCCCCCCCCGCCCGCGCGGGAGCCGGCGGCGGGCCCGAGCGCCCCCTCCCGCTGTTTTGGGAGGCCCGCCCGCCGTGACAGGTCTCTGCCCCCCCCGCCCGCGCGGGAGCCGGGCCCGGCTGAAGGGGGGGGGGTTGTTTTTTGGGGGGGGCCCGAAACGGCGGTCCGCGGCGGGCTCTGGGCTCTGCGTGTGGGTGGAGCTCGGCCGCGTGCCAGCTGCGGGGGGCGGGCTCTGCGTGTGGGTGGAGCTCGGCCGCGTGCCAGCTGCGGGGGGCGGGCTCTGCGTGTGGGTGGAGCTCGGCCGCGTGCCAGCTGCGGGGGGCGGGCTCTGCGTGTGGGTGGAGCTCGGCCGCGTGGGTGGAGCTCGTGACGCCGCTGACGGTGGGCGGCGGTGGAAGGGGAGTCAGGGAGTGTAGGGCGCGCTCTCCACCGCCCACTTCCCACACTCCCCTCTGCCCCCCCAGTGCTGTGCGCGAGAGGGAGGCTGTGGGCGGGGGCTTTCGCCGCGCCGGGGGCGGGCCCCAGGCCCCTCCCCTCCCGCCCCTCCCGCCCCAGGCCCCTCCCCTCCCGCCCCTCCCGCCCCAGGCAAACGCGAGGACACCGAAGCTGTGTTTCCCCGGCCGCGAGGGGCCGGGTACGGTTTATTGCTTGGGCGCGGGCCTCCACCCGCGGAGGGAGTCCCGGCCGCCTGGCCCTCGGCGGGGCGCACAGTCTACTCTCTCCCGGGGGGCGCGGCCGCTGCTGGTGCCGGGGGTGGCGTGCTGGTGCTGCTGGTGGGGCACGCCCGGCGGGGGGGGGGAGTAACGGGGGCGGGGCGGCGGGCGGCGTTGCGTGCGGTGGAACATCGCTGCGGATGTGCTGAAGCTCGCCGTCTCTTTCTCTCTTCTCTCTCCCCTCTCCCCCTCCCCGCCGGTTCCCCGCTCAGGAGAGGTACGGGTTGAAGACGCCGCCGTCGCCTTCGTCGTCGTCCGAGAGCACCTCGATCTTGATGGGCCCGCGGGCCCCGGCGCCGGGGCGCCCGCTGCCGCCCGCGGGCCCGGGGCGCTCCGAGACCAGCTCCACGTCGGCTCGGCGCCCGCCGGCGCCGTCCGTCTCCAGGTAGTCGTCCTCCAGCACGGGCCGCCCGAAGGGCAGGCACATCTCCACGGCCCCGGCCGCCAGCACCGCGGTGGAGCGCGCCCCGAAGCCCGGCTCCCACTCGACGTGCGGCGCCCGGGCGGGCAGCTCCTCCCCGACGCGCAGCACCGTCGGGCCGGCCTCGAGGTCCGGCTCCAGCAGCGCCACGCGGCAGAACTCGCGCAGCGCGGGCGGCAGCAGGTCCGCGGGCGCGGCGGACTCGTCCAGCGCGCCGCGGCGGCCGGCGGCCAGGTAGAGCGGACGCAGCGGCGCGCCCAGCCCCCAGCGGTTGGCCGCGCGGTGGCTCCGCGCGGCGCCCTCGTCGAAGTCGGGGTCGAAGACGGCCAGGCCCCGGCTCTGGGCGCCCATGTCCTTGCAGCCGTCGTAGACGGGCAGCACGCGCTGGCGGTAGTCCCGGGGCGGCATGGGCACCCGCGTGCGCTCCCCGGCGCGGGTCTCCACCACGTAGGCCACGTTGCCCGCGCGGCAGAGGCGCGGCGCCTCGAGCCCGGGGTGCAGCCGCGCGAAGGCCGCCTCGACCCGCGCGAAGAAGACGGGCCCGAAGACCGAGCCCGAGGTCAGCACCGCCCGGGAGAGGTCCCGCTCGGCGGGCCAGCGCACGGCGCAGGCCGCCCGCGGGGTGAGGCGGGCGCGCATGTAGAGGTGGTACTGCCCGACGGCCGGGCCGTCGGCGGGCCAGTCCTCGGGGTCCACGGCGTCGAGCACGATGAGCCGGCGCCGGGCCGAGCCCAGGCGCAGACACAGGTACTCCACGCAGCCCGCGAAGGCCAGGTCCCCGGTGGAGAGCAGCAGCACGCCCTGGCGGTTGAGGGCGCTCACGTCGGGGGGGCCGGTCCAGTTGCCGGCCCAGCAGTGCGAGCCGCGGGTGAGCAGGCGGTTGCCGAGCGCGGCGAGCAGGGCCGAGAGGCCGCCCTTGCGCTCGCTCCAGCGGGGGCCGCCCTCGCGGCCCGCCGCGCCGCCGGCGGGGAGGCCGCCCAGCAGGTCCTCGCCGGGCAGGGGGTGGTAGAGGACCACGATCCGCACGTCCTCGGGGTCGGGCACCTGCCGCATCCAGGCGGCGCGGCGGCGCAGCGGGCCGCTGGGGGCCAGCGCGCCGAAGCGGGCGCCCTCGCGGGCCGGGGGCCCCGTGCGCCGGGCGGCGACGGTCGCCAGGGCGGCCGGGTCGAAGGTGAGCGCGGGCCGCCATGCCTCCGGGAAGAGCGGGTGGTCCACCAGCTCGGCCACGGTCTCGGGGGAGCAGTAGGCCGCGCGGGCGGCCTCGCCGGGCGCCGGCGTGTGGCTCTCGCCGCGCGGGACGCGCCTGAAGCCGCCGCGGGGGTCGGGGCCGCCGGCGGGCATGGGGCCCAGGGCGCGAGGCGGGGGGGCGCCGGGCCGGCGCTTGGGTGCCGGCGGGGTGGCGGCCCCGGCGCGCTCCTCCGAGTCGTCGGTGCCCTCGTCGGGGCGCGGCGGCTCGGAGCGGCGCTTCCCCCGCTGCCTGGGGCGCCTCTCGGGAAGGCGTCCCAGGCAGCGGGGGGACGCGGCCTCCGAGGCCTCGGGGAGGCCCCGGGCCGCTGCCGGGGAGGCGCAGGGGGCGGCGGGGGCCGGGCCCCGTCCCGGGGACGGGGCCCGGTGCGCGGCCGGGCTCGGAGGGCCCGGCGGCTGGGGCTGCGGCGGGTGGGCCCACAGGGGCGGCAGGTGGTCCGCCTCGCCCTCTTCGGCGGCCTCCCGCGGCCGGGGCGCGCCGGGGAGCGCGGCGACGGCCTCGGCCATCTGCCGGGCCGCCAGCGAGGGGATGCTGAGCGCGGCCCGCGTGAGGGTCCAGGCCGAGGCGCGGGCCCGCGCGCTCTCCGGGTTGTACCGGACGAGCGGGGCGACGGTGCGCGCCGTCACGAGGACGGCGCGCACCGCGAGGCGGAGGTCGTCGTCCCCGAGGCGCGCGCCGGGGTCCTGCGGGCCCAGGAGCCGAGCGCGCTCCACCAGGTCGCGCAGCTCGTAGATGGCCGCGGCGGCGGCCCGGAGGCCGCCGGGGTTGCCGCAGAGGGCCTCCGGGGGGCAGGCGGGCGTCGGGAGCTCCCCGGGCTGGAGGCCGGGGACGGCCGCGGCGCCTCCGCGGAGCCGGAGCAGCGCCTCCAGCGCGGCGTGGCAGGCGAGGACGCAGGCGTCCCCCAGCTCCTTGACCCGGGCGCCCCCGGGGTGGCGCCGCGCCGCCCCGGGCTCCCCGGGCTCCCCGGGCGCCCGGCGCGCGCCGAGGGCCGCGCAGACGCGGGCGTACGCGTCGCGCACCCGGGCCCGGGCCTGCGGCGGGGAGCGCGGCGCCCCGGCCGTCGGGGAGGAGGAGGAGGCGTCGTGCCGGGGCGAGGGGGCGGCGGGTCCGGGGCCCGGCGGCGAGCCGGGCTCGGCGGCGGGGGCGCCCTCGCCCTCGGGCCGGGGGAAGGCCATGTCCGAGTAGGCCCGGCGCAGGCTCTGCAGGATGAACATCTTCTGCGTGCGGTCGTATCGGCGGCTCATGGCCACCGAGGCCGCCGCGTGCGGCAGGGCCCAGAGCGCGTCGCCCCTGGCCATGGCGTCCCCGACGTGGGGCAGCGGGTTGGCCACGCTGCCCGTGATGAAGGAGCCGTGCCCGCGGGGCGCGTGGATGAACTTCTGGCAGAACTGGGCCAGGTTGTGCTCGGGCCCGCTGAGCTTGGAGTTCTGCAGCCAGGACATGGCGTCCTGGTTCTCGAAGATGAGCCGCACGAGGGCCCGGTACTGCTTGCCCGAGTCCCCCATCTCCGGCACGTAGACGGGCACGGGCCCGCCGGCGGCCTCGTAGCGCTCGGCCGCGAGCAGGATCTCGGGGTCGTCCCAGAGCCCCTCCCGCGAGTCCCCGGTGCCCCCGTAGCGCACGCGGCCCTTGGGCGGCGGGTCGGAGCCCGGCCAGGGGTCCCCGGCCGGCGTCAGCAGGGGCTCCGCGGGGCCGGCCGCGGGCTCCCGGGCGGCGTCGGGGCCCGGGCCCGAGGGGCGGCCGGCGCCGGAGCTTTCTCTTCGCCGCCTCTGCGGCTGCTGGGGCAGGGGCGGCGAGGAGGGCTGCGGCGGCGACCGCCGCCGCTGGGGCGAGGACCGATCGGCGGGCGGGGACGGGGTTCGCGGGGCGGCCTGGAGGAACGCGGGCACCGGCCGGCTGCGCTTTCTCTTGGAGGCCCCCGAGGGCGGCGGCGGGCCCCCGAGGGCGGCGGGCGGCGGGGCCCGCGGGGAGGGCGAAGGGGCCCCGCCGTCGGGCGCCTCCAGGGTTCGGGCGAGCGCCGCCTCGCGGACGCTCTCGAGGTACTGCAGAACGCGGTCTCCGGGCGGGAGAGCCGGCCGCGAGCCGGGCGGCGGGGGACGGCGGGCGCCGTCCCCGGACGGGGCGGGCGCGGCGTCGGCGCCCGAGTCCGAGGCGGAGTCCGAGGCGGAGGAGCCAGAGGAGGAGGACGCGGACGAGGACGAGGAGCAGGAGGCGCTCCGGGCGCGCGGGGGCCTCGACGGCGGGGAGGCGGACGCGGGGAGCGGAGGGGTGGCCGAGCCCGGGCAGGTCTCCGTCTCGCTGTCGAGGCCGTCCCCTTCGACCTCCGTGGTCTCCATCTCGGCCCGGACCATCTTCAGCATCGCGGCTAGGCCCGCCGGCTCCCCGCCGGGGGCCGGCGAGGGCACCGTCGGCGGGGCGGGCGGCTTGGTGGGCGGCGCGGCCTGCTTGGGCGCCCCGCGGGGCTCCGGCGGCGGCGGAGCCGGGGAGGCGGGGATGGCGGGGATGGCGGGGGTGCCGAGCGGAGCATCGTCGTCCACCCCGAAGAGCCCCTGGCTCCCGTAGAGGAGGTCGGGGTGCTGCTGGGAGCCCTCCTCGGCGGCACCGGCGGCCCGGATGAGGTCCTCCTCGAAGTTGCGCTCGATGAGGTCGTACAGGTCTCCGGCGCCGAACCCGGAGTTCTGGCTGTCCATGGCCGCCGACGGGCCCCCCTTCCCGGCGCCGGGGCGCGCGGCGCTCGCTGCGGCGCTCGCTGCGGCGGCGATAGCGCTGGCGCTAGCGGCGGCTCGGGGAGAAGCGCGCCCGACCTGTGTGTACGAAAGCGGAGAGGGAGTTTTGAGTCGGGGCGCGGCGGCCGGCGGAAAAATCGACTCGGCGGGGGGTCTCCCCCCGCCGCGGCCCGCCTCCAGTTACGTAACAAACACCGCTCTGGAGCCGCCGCTTGCGTCAGCGGGGGTTCCCTGGCACGGCCGCGCACCTCGAGAAACATCTCGATGGCGATCGAAGAACCCCGGCTCGCCGCCAAGTCGGAGCCCGGGCTCCGAGCCGACTTGGCGGCGAGCGTGTGTTTTGAAGGAGCGAGCGGTGCTGCGATGGGAATGTTTGAGTGTAAATAAACAATCGAGCGGCTGAGGCGCGACTCGGGAGCGGGCGGGGAGGCGCGGGCGGGCCGCGGCGGCGCGCGACCGACCAGACCCCGGACCCGAAGACGACAACGGAGGGGTGCGGGTGGGCAAAGACACCCCTGGTAGAGCTGTAAGATGCGGGTGGCCCTGCCCAGGGGGTTCTTTGGACCACCCGGCCCGCTGATCAACGGCGGCGGCGGCCGCCGCGCTCCGGCGGTTCCCCCCTCCCCGCGCTCCCCCCCGCCCCAGCGTCCGAGGAGGAGCGGGGAGAGAGGGAGAGCGGAGAAAGCTACGGGGAGGCCTTCTTTCCCTCTCTCTCACGCTCCCCCCGCGACCGCCGCGTTGAGGTGTACCGAGGTCCGCGGGGTAGTGGTTGTTTTGCGGGTAAACTTTTTCCGACGCCTACCTCGGCCCGCGCCCCGCGGGGCGCGGGCACCAATAATTGCAGTTTATCCGCAGACACCACCATCCCACCGGCTTCCCCGTCTCTCTTTTTTTCTCTTTTCCCCCCCCCCCGCCCCTCTTCCCTTTCGCGCAACACCGGGGGGTGGGCTTTATGAGAGTCGGCATGCCATGAGCAGTACGGGGCGGCTTTGGTCTGTTGACCCTCAAAAAGCCCTTCTCCGCCAAAGACCGCCGCCCCCCTCCCCTGTGTCTCGCGCCCGTCCCACCCTCCCCCCCCCCTCCCCCGAGGGCGGTGGTGTAGTGAATTAGATGGGGAGGGGGCCGGAGCGGGCGTGTATGTGGGACGCGAGAGAAGAGGAGGCGGCGAGGAGAAGCTCGGGAGCGGGAGCCGCTTACCTCGGCGGGCCGGGCAGAGCCGGGCATAGACGGCGAGCTCGACATGGCTGCAGGATCTGCGATGGATCTCGGGTAGAGCTGAAAGTCGGTAGACCCGCGAAGTCTGCGATGCTACGATGGGCGAGCAACAGGTACTATATACTGCTACGATGGGGCGGGCCCTTTCTCTGGGGGGCGTTTGCCGCCCACTCGACGGCCGGGGATTGGAGCGCGGCCGGAGCCGGGGGCCGATCCGGCCCCGGGCCAATGGACGGCCCGGGTTGCGTCCCATCTGCATACGCCGCCCGCGCGGAAGTCCTCCGGGCCAACGGGCGCCCGCGGGCGGCCCTCATCTGCATGGAGAGGGGACGGCTCAAGGCGCCATGACAGTTCGAGGCATCCCTCATCTGCATGAATGGGGGAGTTCCAGTGCCATGCAGGTGTAGGATGCCCCCCATCTGCATGGCCAACCCACACGCGGAAGCTCGCCCGTCCAACCGGAGATGCGGGTCGCGGCTAATCTGCATGCCGGGGGCGGGGCCGGTCTTCACGCCCTGTCGCCGGGCGCATCTCATCTGCATGCGGAGGGGGCGGGGGGCGGGCCGCGCGCGGGCCATTTGCATGCGCATGTCACCTCCCTCCCGGAAGGAGGCGGTCGTTTCCGGGACTCCGAGCATACCATTAAAGATTCACCAACCGAAAAGCGTTCTCGTTCTGCGTGGTCTGTGCGCGTGCGTGGGAAAAAAAGACGAGCGGCTTCCGGGGCGGGCACGGGGCGGAGCGCGACTCGCGCTTCCGGGGCTATACGGGAAAAAATTTTGCCGGCGCGAGCCGCGCGGGGGCGCCGGGGCGCTAGGTGGGGGATGCGAGCGCCCTCGCGCGGATGACAAGATCGGGCGCGGTGGGGGGGTGTCAAGCGGCTGCAGTGGCGCTTGGGGCCGAAGGGGGCGCGCAAGAGAAAACTGGGCGCGCGCACACAGACCGCGCGCCCCCGCCTTTCCCCTTTACACACAATACGCACAGCGCCATCTGCTTGGCGAACACGAATAGGTACAGCAGCGCCCGGCTCTCGGCCGCCACCGCTCGGCAAACAGCGGAAAGCCACCCACACACGTCACTAGGGGGGTGGGAAAACACAAGTAGGGGGGGCGTACATGCCCCCAACTCCCGCTTGCTGCCCCCCCCCACGCTCTAGTGTGACACGCCCACTCCATCGCGCGACCGCCGAGTGTTCCGACGCGTGTTTCCTGGGGGCGAGGCGCGGGCCAAGCGCCCCGGCGGGGACTCGGAGCGAAACGCTCGCTAGCGCGTGCGGCCCGCGCTTCGCGGCGATACAGAGAGAGCGCAGGCGAAACAGCTCCGCCACGCGCTGCGGCTGAGTGGAAAAAGCGCCCGTGGCGCGCGGGGAACGGCAGAGCCGTTCCCCGCGGGTTGTGCCCGGGGGGGGGGGCCAAAAAAATCGCACCTCGCGCGCGTGGGCGTGCCTCACCCGGGCAGCATCGGGGGGGGGGCGAAAAAATACGCGGGTTTTACTACAGGTGTTTACAATGGATAGCGCGGGGTGGCGCGGGGGAGGGGGCAGAACGAGACAGCGAAAACAGAGGTGAAAGTGGCGCGGGGAAAGGGAAACGGAGCGCGGGGGGGGGGGGGGGGGGGGAAAGAGAGAGAGGAGGAAACGAAAAAAGAGGAGTGTAAGCGAAAGGATCCTCCGGCGGGTTTCCCGCCCACCGCAGAGGCGGGGGCGGGTAGGAAAAGCGGCCGCGCGCGCTCCCGCGGGCGGGGCGGGGCACCGCGCGCGCTCCCGCGGGCGGGGCGGGGCACCGCGCGCGCTCCCGCGGGTGGGGCGGGGTTTGTATAAAAAGTGCGAACGCGGAGCGTTCGCACTTTGTTCTAATAGTATATATATATAATATTATTGGCGATTGGTGCGAACGCCGCTCTTGGCCAATCACGAGCCCCAAATCGGCCCACGTGACTCACTTCCGATCAGGCCTGGCCATATCGATACCAAGACCAAAGGGGAGCCGATACGGATCAATGCGTTACACCCCCTTTCCAGTCACATGGAGCCGGGGCCGCCCACCCGGGGGCGGCCCCCCGAGCGGGGAGCATATATTCGGGCACCCCGGCACCGGGAGGAATACACGACGCCGCCGCTCTAGGACGAAACCCCCGCGCCCGCTTCGCCGCAGGACCCGCGCCGCGCAGCAGCTCTCACCGGCCGAGGTACGATCGGGGAACCCGCCCGGGGGAGGGGGGGCGAGAGCGCCCCGCCGGTGGAATCGGGGAGGGGGTCGCCCGCCCGCCCAAACCCCCGCCGCGTCCCCGGGCCCACAACCGCCCCTCCCCTCTAGGACCGCCGCCCCTCGAGCCGAGCCAGCCGAGCCCCCAGACCCGCTCCAAAACCGCCGCCCGCCCCAGCGCCATCCCCATGCCGCGCCACGGCGAGCCCTGCGAAGCCTGCGACGGGTCCTGCCGCCTGCGCCCCCGGGGGGCGCCCGCCAGCCCCCTCATCCCGCCTCTGTCGCCGTCGCCCCCCCGCTCCGGCGCCACCGCCCCCTCCTGGCGCGCCTCCCTCTCCCCCACGCCCGGCTCCGCCCCCCAGTGCGTGCGCGCGCCCGCGAGCCTGCCCGGGGGGGCGGACCACCCGGAGTACGGGGATCCCGTCTCGCCCCGCGCCCTCGCCCCGCGCCTCGCCGGCGGGCCCGGGGCTTTCTGCGCCCCGCCCTGGAGGGCCGACGTGAACCGCCTCGCCGCGCGCCTGAACCGCCTCTTCCGCTGCATCGCCACCTCGTCGCTCGACGTCTCCCGCGACTCGCGCGCCCTGCGCCGCGTCGCGCTGGATTTCTACGCGATGGGCTACATGCACCAGCGCCCCTCGCGCCGGTGCTGGGAGGCGCTGCTGCAGCTCACCCCCGAGCAGTGCCTTCCGCTGCGCGCCACGCTGCGCGCCATCAACTCGGAGGAGAGCTACGAGCAGCGGTTCCTCGACCCCCCCGAGCCCCTCGCGGAGCCCCTCTTCGGCGAGGAGTGCGACGTCAGCGCGGACGAGGGCTCGCCCTCCCCGTCCTCCGCCTCGTCGTCCTCCGCCCCCTCCGGCGACGACGGCTCCGTGTTCAGCCCCGACGGCGAGGAGGAGGATTCCGAGTCTGAGTCAGAAACCGAGTCCGAGTCCGACTCGGACGGGGGCTTTGGCGGCGTCCCCGACTCGCGCTCCACCGGCCGCTGGACCAGCGGCGACAGCGACGAGGACCCGCCCTCCTCCCCCGAGACGCCGCCCGTGCTCCGCGACGCGGCCCGCGCTCGGGGGCGCGGCTCGCCCCCCTCCTCCCCCGAGACGCCGCCCGTGCTCCGCGACGCGGCCCGCCGCGCCGCCCGCGGGAGGCCCCCCTTCTCCCCGTTGCCCTCCTCCTCCCCCGAGACGCCGCCCGTGCTCAGGAGCGCCGCCAAGAGGAAGGCCCGCGGCCGCGGCCGTCCCGCCAAGAGAGCGCGTCACTAGCGCCCGCCCCGCACCGCCCGCCGGGCCAACGCCGCCCGCGAGCCCCTCCCCCGCCACTCCCCTGGGGCCGAGGCCCCCTAATAAAAAAGCGAAACGGAACGAACGCGTCTCGTGCGCCTCTTTCTTCTCCTCTCCCCGCGCGCGCTCCGCTCCTCCCGGCCCCTCGCGCCCTCGCCGCCCGGGCCATGGACGCGGCCTCGGTCTCCCCCATGGCCCTCGACGACGCGGCCGCCGGGCTCTACCCCACCCGCGCAGACACGCCAGAGCACGCCGAGTCCCTGCCGCGCTTCGTCGGCGACTTCGCCGAGGAGGTGCGCGCCGCCTCCGCCGAGGCCGCCGAGGCCCTGCGCCGCGGCGAGCCCCCGCCCCAGGGCCTGTGGCCGCGCGTGCACGGCGCCTTCTGCGAGATGTTCCGGCGCTACGCCGCCGGGCCCTCGCCCGTCTTCCACTCGGCCGACCCGCTGCGCCGCGCCGTCGGGCGCCACCTCCTCGGGCTCGGCGCCGCGCCGCCCGCCGCGCACGCCGAGCTCAGTCGCCGCCTGCTCTTCTGCGCCTACTGGTGCTGCCTCGGCCACGCGCTGGCCTGCACCCGCCCAGAGCTCTACGAGCGCGCCTGCGTCCGCTTCTTCGAGGCCCGGCTCGGCATCGGGGAGACGCCTCCCGCGGACGCCGAGCGCTACTGGACCGCGCTGTTGGAGCTGGCCGGGGCGGACCCCGAGCTCTTTCCGCGCCACGCGGCCGCCGCCGCCTACCTGCGCGCCCGGGGGCGGCGGGCGCCGCTCCCGCCGCCCCCGCTCGCTCGCCGGCCCCGCGGCGGGGACCCGGCCGCGCTCCGGGAGACCCCCATCTGAGCGCCCCCCTCCGCTTCCCCAAAGGAGCCGGGAAAATAAAGGCCGTTTCGCCCGGCGGCGGCAAACCCGACGCGGTCGCGCGCCTCGTTTTCTTTTAGCCCCGGGAGCGGGGGGGAGCGGGGGCCCGGGTTTTCTAATCTTTTGCCCCCCCCCCGCGGCCGCTTACACGACGGGGGCCGAGGGGGCCGAGGGGGCCGAGGGGGCCGAGGGGGCCGAGGGGGCCGAGGGGGCCGAGGGGGCCGAGGGGGCCGAGGGGGCCGAGGGGGCCGAGGGGGCCGAGGGGGCCGAGGGGGCACACGCGGACGCGGACGCGCTGGCGAGTTCAGAGAATGCGCGGTTTATTACGGGGAGGGGGCTACGGGCCCAGCAAGCGGGCCAGGAACGCCCCGGCCACGCCGGAGATTGCGCACAGCGCCACGACCAGCGCCACGCCGGCGACCGTCAGGGCGCACTGGCGGCGGCGCCGCCGCGAGGTCTGGCGCCTGCCGACGCGCCTGATAAACATGCCGGCGGTCTCGTTGTCGCTCTCGCTGTAGTAGCACCCCGCGTCGGAGTCGTAGCCGCCCGCCCCGCCGACGCGGGCGAGCGGCAGGTAGCCCCCCGGGGGCGCCGCCACGGTCGCCTCCAGGCCCACCAGCGCGGGCGACGGCGGGGACCGCGCGAGACCGCCCCCCTCGTAGTTCTCGTTCACGGCGGACGTCGGGGGCTCCATGGGCGCGGACGGAGGGGAAGGGGGCACAGACGCACGGACGCGCAGAATGCGTTTAAAAACAGTTTATTGCGGAGAGAAAGGAGCTGGAAATGCCGACTCAGCTGCGCCGCTCCCCGTTTTGATTATCCAGGTTGGCGGGCGTGGGCGGCGGGGTTTGGCCAAACGGGCACGGGTCCAGCTTTAAAAACCGCGTTTCAATGAGCTCGAACGCGTCCTCGCTCAAGTCCAACTCGTACTCGCAGCCTTTCTTCAGCACGTAGCGCTCATGGGGGAGCGGCAGGGGCCTGGGTCCTCCCCAGTTGGATATCATTTCGTTGATGGCGGCCGGGACTGCCGCAAAGACGTCCTCGGAGAGGGTGCTGGGGTCCAAACCTCGCAGGCCCTCGGCGTCAGCGCGAAGAAAGTACCGCTCGCACGAGGGGATCTCCTCGTCCTCGTAGTACTCTTCGGGATACAGAAACGGCAGCCGGACAAAAGTTCCATCGGGAAGCTGCTTGTAGAAGCGCCTCTCGATGTCGAGAGGGGGCAGGAAGGAAAAGCCCAGCGTCTCGCCCTCCACCTTCACCTCGCCGTACAGCCGGTGGGGGATGTACTTCGGCTTTACGGGAAAATACTGGGCGGGCACGCAGGCGAAGAAGCCCTCGTTCATCTCTTCCCGGCAGCGCCTAAAGTACTTGCGCCCCGGCTGGTACACGGTAGCGTGCACCAAGCTGGTAAACACGCAGCGCTGCCGGTGCAGAGAGCGCCTTCGCGCCCGCCCGGCGCCGGCCTCCGCGGCCGGCGCTAAAACCCCGGCGGGCTCTCTGGAGTCAGCGGCGTCTTGGCGCTGGGCGAGCGCGTCCCGAAAGATCTCCGCGGCGGCGGAGGCAGCGCGAAACATGTCGGAGCTCATGGCGGCGGCCGCGAAGGAGAGAGGAGTTTACTCGCCGGCGAGAGAGGCAGCGGGCGCGCTCGGTGCAAACGAGCGAGGTGCCTCTCTGCCGCCGGGGCTCTCCTTTTAACGCGAAGAGGGCGCTCCAGACACACCCCAAAGGAGGCGTGCTTTCCACGTATGGCACCGCGCCCCGACGCCCCCTTCACTCCCCCGGGGCTCGGCGTTTGGGTTTTGCGTTCCGCGGGCGGGCAACTCTGCCGGGGGGGCCCGGGGCGCCGCAGCCGGCATTGCGGAGCCTGGCCCCCAGACGGAGGCCGGGGTGGGCGCGGAGCCCGGGGACGCGCAGCGCCCGCGCCCAGACGGGGTCGAAACGCTGGGGGTGGCTGGCGTGGCGCGCCCGGGGACGTGGCGGAGGGGCCGCGAACGCAGCCAAGACTTCCCACCGCTGGGGGGAGAGCCCGCGGGTATCGCCGGGGGATTGCGCTCGCCCGGGCGCGTGCGGTTTACCACCGCGTAGACCATGCGCGCCACCCGCGGCGGAACTTCCAGGTCGGCGGGGGTGCCGCGCTCTGGGGCAAGCTCGCCGACGGCCGTCCACGGCACGGCCGGAAACCGGCGACCGCATCCAAAGGGGGGCTGCCACGAGGGGCCGGGCCACTCCTCCGACAGCTCGGCGTACACGAGCCTCTTGGGCCCCGGGAGGAGGTCGAACACCGGCCGGCAGATGTCGGCCGCGCCGAAGACCCAGAGGTGGTAGGGGCGGTTCCCCATCACGCTGGAATTCAAGTGGTTGAACCCGGAGACGACGGAGTGCCACTCCGTGCTTGTCCCGGGCCTGTCCTCGTAGTAAAATACGCCGTTCCGCTCCAGGATGACGGAGCCCAGGCCACCCGTTCGCACTATCGGCCTGCAGGGCTTCGGTAGGGTCAGCAACCTCGCGGAAAATTGGTACAGGTCTGCCGAACGTGCCACAATGGGTATTCCCAGGGGCTCGGACGCGAGGGCGAAGCACTGCCGCGCCAAAAACTCCCACAGGTGCCCGTCCACGTCCACAGAGCGCGCGGGCAGCGCGCCGTGCTTGTCAACAAAAGTCACCACGGTAATAAGAACCACACCCATAATAAATCACAATTGGGGGAGGAGGAAGCGGCCCAATAAATCTCAGCCGCGCTCCCGCCAGACGCACACTTTATTCGCCCGGGAACAGAATTGACTCTCCGCGCTCCGCCGCCAAGCTTATAAACGCGCGTCCCCGCCAAAATGGAGACGAGACACCGCGACCGCATCGCTTTTGGGTGCTGCGCGGGCTCAAGCGACGACAGGTCGGAGGTGTACGCCCCCATGGACACGTCTGTTGCTCCCGATGCCCCCCCAGCCAGGGGTGGGCCCGGTCGGGGGGCGGAGAACGTTGCGATGGACGACGCCGATCTGTACTCGGACATTAGCGACGGGGAGCTCGACTACAGCGACGACGACCGCGCCTCCAACTGCGGCGACGACGAGGACGACGACCTCGTCCCCTCCAGGTCCAAGGCCGTTGAGGTAGCCGCCTCCTTTCGGTACAAGATCGTCAAGACGCTAACCCCCGGTTCGGAGGGGCGCGTGTTCGTAGCCCAAAAGGAGGGGGAGGACGAGACGGTTGTTCTCAAGATCGGCCAAAAGGGCACCAACCTGATCGAGGCGATGATGCTCAAAAACGTGGAGCATCGAGCAGTCATCAAGCTGCTCGACACCCTCGCCGCGGGGGACATCACCTGCATGGTGCTGCCCCACTACCGGTCCGACCTGTACACGTTTTTGACCCAGCGGGCGCGGGCCATCCCGCTCGACCGGGCCCTCATGGTGCAGCGCCAGATCCTCGAAGGGCTGAGCTACCTCCACGGGCGCAAGATCGTCCACCGGGACATTAAGACCGAGAACATCTTCCTTCACGATTTCGACCGCGTCTGCATCGCCGACTTTGGGGCCGCCAGGTACCCCGTCGACGCCCCGGCCGAGCTGGGAATAGCCGGGACGGTGGAAACGACCGCCCCCGAGGTGCTGGCCAGGGCCAAGTACAACTGCAAGGCCGACGTGTGGAGCGCCGGGGTGGTGCTGTTTGAAATGCTTGCTTACCCGGAGACCCTCTTTGACGACGTGTCCGTCGAGGGCGGCGACGCCCGGAGCTGCAAGCGCCAGCTGATCAAAATGATAGCTACCCTGAAGATCCACCCCGACGAGTTTCCCCCCGACCGCGAGTCTAAGCTGTTTCGCAACTACATCGACTACGCCACCCGAGAGCGCCGGCCCCGCACGCGGTACGTCTGCATGCAGCAGCACAGTCTCCCCCTGGACGGCGAGTTTTTGATCCACAAGATGATGACCTTTGACGCCGACGAGCGCCCCTCGGCGGCGGAGCTGCTGGCCTACCCGATGTTGAGCAACAATCGTCCTTGTGCGTAATCGCTTCCTGGGTGGAGATTTGGGCGCTCTACGTGTATAAAGTTGGCAGCGCGTATCTAGAGATCATTGCTCTCCAGCGAGCGGCGGCTTTGCGTTTCTGTGGAGCTTGCGATCGGCGCAAACCCCACAAAACGATGAAGGGCGCCGGCGCCGTAGTGTGCGTGCTGAGCCTGTTGGCTGTGGCAAACTGTCGCAGGGCGCCCGCCAAGCTTTGCTACGCGGACCCGCGCGACGGCCCTGAGCCATGGCCCCTGCTCCCGGGCCCCATGGACAACGTGACCGAGCCTACAGTTAACGCGACCGAGCGGTCCAAGGGCTGCGAACTCAGACTCCTGGAGCCCCGCGTAAACGCGGCAAAGCGGCCGCCCGAGCGGGTAAACGCCACCATCGCCTGGTACTACGACCTCGGGATCTGCCGCGCTCCGGTGGTACTCAGAGAGTACTACCTCTGCGAGGGCGACAAGATGCCCTCTCCCGATACGTGCGAGGGCTACTCGTACACGGTCGCGAGAACAGAGGGCTTCGTAGAGTTTGTTCTTGTCAACGCGAGCCTGATGCTTCAGCCCGGCATATACGACAGCGGCGACTTCATCTACAACCTCCGGTTTGGGCCCGACTTGTATAGCGGTCGGATCGCCCTGCGCGTAAGCCGGAACCTGGACTACCCCTGCAAAATGACCCACGGGATCACGGCCCGCGACCACCTGCGAGACCATTACAACATAACCCGGTCTCAAAACTCCGCCCACAAGAGAGCCACGGGCTGCTTCCCCGCAATCGTGGAGACAGAGGCGTGGACCAACGTGTCTCTCGGCAGCCTGGGGCTGCCAAACGACTACGACGAGTCGGATTTCACCGATGACGATGCCGAGTTCACCTACGACAACATTTACGACTGTCGCGAGTATAACCTTTTTGAGCCAAAGCGCTCTCTCGGCCTTGCCAGGGGCCCTCAATCCCTGCTCATTGGCGCCCTGGGACTTCGCATCCTGAGCCAGCGCTGGTACATGCTGCCGGGCGAAACGTACGACCAGCTGCGGCAAAATTCCAGAGGGTCTGCCCGCGGCGCAGACAGGGAATCCGCGGCCGACGTAACAGAACCCGAAGAAAAGCCTTCGGAAAAAACCCCCGCTTCTCCCACCGATGACGAGGAGAAAGAAGAAGAGGAAAACGGGGATAACGAGCCAACCCCAGCGCCACCGGCCCCGGGATGCGACGAGCAAGACGCACCTGCCGACGGAGACGGATCTCCGTGGTACACCGGCGGCATTCTCGTGTCCGGTCCTGAGTGCGGACAGCAGAAGGGGACCAACTACGCGGGTATCGGCTTTCTCATCTTGGGAGTGTGTCTCCTCATCGGCCTCATTGTCTACGTTTGCGTCCTGCGGTCCAGAGTCGCCGAGCGCAAGCTCCACAACAGCTACTCTCGCTTTTCGAGACGCCACAACACCCAATACCGCCGCCTAGATTCCCCCGCATGACCCTCCCCCCCGTGTAGTAAATAAAGCATTTAAACTTATACATGGCGTCTGTGTAATAGCTACAGGTGACTTGGGAGAGGGTTAAATCGCGACAGCGCGTTAGCAGTAGAGGGTACATAAGAGTGGGTGTAGCGCACCCGAGGATAGTGGGCCAGCCGCGAGCCGGAGATTGCGCACCGGCTCGTTTGCGAGCAGCACGATGATGCTCTCGTGGGTGCTATGTTTGCTGCTGGCGGGCCCGGCGCACCCGTCTTGGTACGGCCTTCCCGGCGCGGAGGCAAACGATGACACCGCGCCAACCGTAACAGTGTCCGCCGCGGACGGAGGGGAGGGCTCTGAAACCACAGCCGAAACTACACCTCCCGCGTCGCGAGCGTTCTCGGGTACACCCGCCGCAAGCACGGGTGCGCCGCCCACCCTGTCCGGTCTCTCGAAAGAGTTTACTGCTGGCGCGAGCTCTCTTGACGCGCCCGCCTTCACCGCCCTCGCAACCCGGGAACCGGCCATCGCGTCGGAAGCGGCCACCCGAGCGTCTATCGCGGAAGTCAACGCCGCCGAGGAAACCCCAACGCATCCGCCCAATGAAACGTTTAAGGCACCGCGGTTCAGTCTCACTGCGACCACCACGCCCTTCGCCGCAGCCGGCTCCACCAGCGCAACGCCCGCCCTCTCTACCACCAAGCGGCCCGGTGCCGCCCCGGCAGCGCCCGACGACGACCCAGGGAGTTTTTCTCCCGCTCCGATCACGCCCCCCGGCCCGCTGGGGCGCGACATGAAGATTTCGGTGGGCACCAAAAACAAAAGGTACTTAATCGCCTCTTGCACTGTGGTGACCCGAGCCGACCTGGTTGTGCTGTGGAAAATCGGGAACGCGAGCGTCAATGCGTTCGGCATGGGAACCCGGCGCAGGCGCGCCACTGTCAGGGGCGTTATGGTGGACGTGGTGGTTGGAACGGTCAACATCCCCTGGGGAAACGTGCTGCCGCTATCGGATCTGCAGTGCGCGGCCTGCGTAGAGGAGACAGACGCGAACGGGGTGCAGACCTACCCGGCGTGCGTGACGGGGGCCGTGCGGCTGCCCTGCCCCGGGCCCCAGCGAACGGACATATTGTTCTCGACCTCCGGGGACCGCGCCGCGTGCGTGACGTCTAATCTCCCCGCGCGGCCCGTGGTCAGGTGGACAGTGGCGGCGCGGGCGCTGCCCCTAGACTACCCGGTCGAGTCTTGGAGCGATGTCGGCCCGGGGGAGTGCGGCGTCTTGCGGAGCGAGATACACATCCCCGCTATGCCCCGCGCCGACCCGACGGCCTCTGCGTCCTACCTCTGCGAGGTGAGCCCCCCGGGCGGCCAGACCACCAGCGATTTCAAATTCTTCGGCAGGGCGCCGCGAACGCCCCGGGGAAGTGGCTTAGTCACCATGGTGACCGTATCAACGCTTTCGGTCGTGTGTTTGTTGTGTTTTATGTGCTGCCGGTTGGCACGCCCCATGTCCTTAAATTAACTCGCGGCGCCGGTAAGTCGCTTAAACCGCGTTCCCGCGCCGCGACCTTAAGAAGTGCGCACGCCCCCAACGCTCGCTTCTGTGAGGTGCTCGCAATGGCTGCGGCAGGCGCATCGATCGCAGGCCTCGGCCTCCTGCTGGCCCTGCTGGCCCGGCCCGTCGCCGGGGCCACTGGCCCCGGCCATAATCGCGTGGAGGTTATCGATCCGAGCCACCCCGAGGCGAGCCTGAAAAACGTTCCGCTGCCAAAGTTTCCACCTCCCCGCTACAACTACACGATTGTGAAAAAATATGACTCCATGGCCATCTCGCCCTTCTCGAACGACCCCTCGATGGACACGGACATTCGTCACGTGGTCTCCACGGAGCCCTGCGAGATGTTTGGGATGATCGCCACCCCAGACATAGAGCACATCCTGAGAGAGCTGGAGCTCAACGGCAAGTCGTATACGGCCAGGGTGATTTGGTACCACATACTGGACGACTGCGCCATGCCTCTGCGCGACATCTATTACGAGGACTGCGACCCCAAGCAGCCGTTCGGCATCTGCAAGAAGAGGTCCCTGTCGAGATGGCTCTTGTCGATCGTGGACTACGTGGTGGACACGTCGGACGAGCTCAACCTCATTATGGCTTCTCCGCCGCCGGGCGCCGCCGGGCAGTACAGGCGCGTTATCCGCATCAACGACAAAACGCTGTTTACCGATTTCATGGTGACTCGCCCGGAGGAACCCTGCCCAACGTCGCTCCGTACAAAGTTTGGGATGTACGGGGTCTGCGCAACGTCTCAGGAGTACGCCGCGGGGGAAATCGACCTCTCTGAAACGCTCAGTCGGTATCACGACCAGCCGCACCACATCGCCTTGGTGTACTACCTGTTTAAGAAGAGGTGGGGCACCCCTCCGGCGCATTTTCCAGAGTCTCCGACTTACGCCAAACCCGCGCCCCCCAAGCGCAATCACGAGTCCCCCGACGCGCCGGACATGCTCGATGCCGACTCAGACCGTCCACAATCCGGACCTCCGCATCCGGATGCTGGCCCGCCACCAGACGCACCCGAGGAGCGGCATCCCTTCGACGATCTCACCCCCAAGCTCCAGCGGGACGACGAGTCTGCGTCGGGCGGAAAGTCCGGGGGAAGACCGGGCGTTGTCGTTGCCGCCGTGGCGGCCGTGCTCTTGATCCTAGCCCTGGCCGGTGCCAGTGTTTACTTTTGCTGCCTGAAAAAGCGATGGGGCGTCAGCAAGCTACCGCCGGTGGGAGGCATTGGGGCGCCCACCAAATACAAGGACGTTCGGTACGAGCGGCTTCCGTGAACATCCGGCTGCGTGATCTCCTGGGAGGTGCCAGCGACCATAAAACTACGCGCTTTGGGGATGGGACGCACCACTCACGGCAACGCCGAGCGGCGGCACGTCGTTATGGCGAAGCCCGCTCTCTTCGCTTTCTGCGCGCTCGCTCTCGCCCTCGCGGCCGGCCGCGCCCGCGCGATAATCTATCGGGGTGCTCACGTGAGCATGTACCTCAACGCGAGCTCCGAGTTTGCCGTTCACCCGACAGACGAGCGCCTGGAGATCGCGGGACACCTCCTATTTCTGAAGGACCAGCGCCTGCCCGTCAACAACTACAGCGGCGTGGTCGAGGTTATCTACTACAACTACACTAACCTCTGCTACCGGGTGCTCCAAACGATCGAGTACGAATCGTGCCCCCGAGTGGCCAACAACGCGTTTCGGTCCTGCCTCCACAAGGTCTCCAGGCACCACCACGGCGACCCGCTGCGGGTAAACGTCTCCGTGGAAACGAACGTTCTCCTGCACATCGCCCAGCCCCAGCCCAGCGACTCTGGGCTGTACGTTCTCCGCGTGAGGTTCGGACACAACGCCGCAGCCGATGTGTTCGGGGTGTACGCCTTCGTATACGACTTTGGCGCCGCGCGCGGGGAGGGAGAAGGCAACGGCACGCTGACACCAACGCCCGCCCCCCCGAGCGACCCCCCGTCTGCTCCCGCCACACCGACGCCCAAGGCAACACCAACCGCGGCCGCAACCGAAGCCAAAAATGGGTCCGCGGCGACCTTTATCGCCACCCCCGCCCCACCATCTGCGGCGGCGCTGGCCCAACTTCTGACAGCCGCCGACCCGACGGTGCAGGTCGGCGGAGATCGCATCCCCTGCCGCTTTTTTGCCCAGGGGCCGGGCTCCCCGACATTCTTCATGCATCTCCTCGGCATTGAGGGGAACATGACGGATGACTACGCCATGGAGGAAGACGGCGCCGGTGGGTCGTCTGCGTCGGCGAAGGCGTCTGCCACCGGCGGAGCCGCCACGACCACAACAACCGCCCCACCAACCACACCCCCGGCGAACGCTACTGTCAACTCCAAGGCGCACAGCAAGGTTCTCGCCCTGGTGGTGATCCCCACCGCGTGCATTCTCCTGCTGCTGCTCTTGGTGGTTGGCGCCATCATTAACAACGCCGTCCGTAGACACCTAATTGGCTGCGCGAGCCGCCGCATTTACCGCCCCGGCTCCGGGCTCGGGCCTGGTACGGCCGCGGAGCTGGCCACGCTCGCCCGCTCGCCCGCCGTTGGTGCGTCCTCGGAGTCCCTCGCATCCGAGGCCGCCGCCGCGGCGGCGGCCGCGTCCGCGCCCCCCAAGCGAAACGGAGCCTCCAGGAGCGGAGCCTCGAAGCCCGGGCAGCCCCCCGATCCGTTCATGGAGCAGTTGAGCCGCAAGCTGGAGTCCATCAAAGAAGAGTCCTGATTTGCCGCCCCCCTTTCCCCGGCTAAACCCTCGGCAGCTATCGCCCAGTTTCACGATACCCGCCCGCAGCCCCAAGCCCAAACGCAGCGTTGTACAGAGTTTGCAATAAAGCTTGAAAAAATATTGTTGTCGCTCCGTGTGTCAGGGGGGCGGTCAAACCACTCGGGGGTGGCGCGCTCGGGTTTAAAGTCCACGGGCTCTCCTCGAGATGCTACAGTTTGCTCCTCGGGGACCCGAGTGATAGGACGCTCCTTCGCGGGTTTCGGAGACCAACCATGAAGGTTGTCGCAGTCGCCTGTTGTGCGCTCATCGCGCTGTGCCTGGCGCCAGCCTTTGGGACCAGCGAGGTGCACCAAGTGCAGCTTACCGAGGGCGCGTACTTTATGATCGACGGGGGCACGCTCGGCGTTCCGGACAACGGGACCTCGCGGGTGCTCAAGGCCTGGACCTTCCTGGAAACCCCGCGCGGCTGCGCCGGGGACGTCTCCGTTTCGAAGGTGTGTGTCAGCCGAGCCCTGTGCGATGAGGAGATCGTCGTGGGACAGCGATGCAACCTGCAGACCATCGAGCGCCCCCTGGCCCTGGCCGAGTTCACCGCCGCAGCCGGTGCGCTGGCCCGAGTCCGGGACGCGTACTTTGTGAACGGGACTGTCTTTCCCATTTTGACCGAAACCCGAAGCGGCCTGCGCATCGCTGGGGCGACCACCAACCTCACCGGGGTGTACACGCTCCACGCGTCGCTCGACGACCGCCAGGAGCACTACGCGTTCCTGATAACGGTCAAAAAGAGAGTCGCGCCCAAGCCGTCCGCGGCACCCGCGCCCACGCCGACCACGACCGCCGCGCCGGCGAGGCGCCACTCCGAGTTTCACGTGCGCAGCTACCACAGCCACGTGTACAGGGTGGGCGACACGTTCGACGTCTCGGTGCACCTGGAGTCCGAGATCGTGGGGTTCGAGTTTAACGCGGAAATCCGGTGGTACTACATGGACACTTCCAAGTCGCGGTCCTGCAACCTGTTCCACGTCTACGAAACCTGCATCTTTCACCCCAGCGCTCGCGCGTGCCTGTACCCGGAGAACCCCAAGTGCAGCTTTACGTCGCCCCTCCGCGCCACGCAGATTTCCAACAGAGTTTACCGCAGCTGCAGGAGCAACGCGAGCAGCTGGACCATCCAGTGCCACAGCACCCCCTGGTTTAAGGCCCCCGATTACATCGAGGAGGCAAAAAACAACGTGGACTTGGTCTTTAAAAACGCGCCCGCTCCGGCGACAGGGCTGTATGTGTTTATGTTGATGGTCAACGGACACCCGGAGGCGTGGACTTACACGCTCGTATCGACGGCTGACGACTTCCTCAACGTAATCACCGACACCACCCGCCCACGGCCCGGCGAGGACATTAATACGGACCTTTCGGACCACGGAGCTACTCGCTCTCCCGCCGAGGTTCCGCCAGCTCCCGGACGCGGCTGGGCTCGGCGCTATCTCGCGTTCCTGATCATCTTCGCCTCCCTTGGCGGTTCGCTGTTCGTCGCCCTCCTGGTCTGGGGCTGCATCCTTTGCGCCCGCTGCAACAGGAAGCCCTTCGAGGTCCTGAACCCCTTCGGAACGGTTTACACGAGCGTGCCCATCGACGACGTGCTCGACGACGTGCTGGTGTTTGAGCGCGTAGCGCAGTCGGAGGACGACTCCTTCGACGATCTCTCCGATTCCGAGGAGGAGATCGACGGGTGCCCGGGACTGCCGCCGGCGCCCGACTCTCCTCCGCTCCCCCGCCCCCCCTCGGAGGAAGAGCTCGCGGACGTGAGCCGTCGGTCGGGATACAAGGTCTGGTTTCGCGAGGACCCCGAGCCCTCGCCCCCGAAGAGGTTCGAGCCGCCCCGCCAAGCCGAGCTCGACTACAGCAGCGTCGTCTGTAAAATTAAGTCCATCCTAAAATGAGCCGCCGCGCCGAGGGTATCGAAGCGGCGCTCGACAACGCGTGTCGGCCAACCGGCGGCGCGCGCGCCCGCAGGATGATCGCGGTAAGCGCGAGCAGCACCTTTCAGGAGTTTATGAATTCCATCAGCCGCTACCGCCGCGCGTCCGAGTCCGACGCGGACTCGGATTCCGACTTTGAATCGGAGACCGAGGAGTCGCGCCGGGCTCCCGGCGCCAACGCGGGGCCCGACCGCCAACCAGAGGGCGGCTCTGCGCCCAACTCTCCGGCCGCGCCGGCAGAGGCGCCCAAAGCCCCGCCCGAGAAACCCGAGCACTCTATCTTTTTCCACATTGCTTCGCGTTTGATCGCCGATCTGCTTGTGGTCTTTGCCGTGCCGGTCGTGTATGACCTGTTTATGGAATACTACGATCCCAAGTCCTAAATAAACCCAGTTAATTTCCGATTTTGGTGGTGCTGTTGTTTGGGCCGGGGACGCAAACTGTGGGTGGGGTGTGCACGCCCAAAGGAGGAGGCGGGAGTGTGCTCACGGGTCCCCAGGGAGCTCCGCGCGGCATATTAACTCGGGCCGCCCAGGGCCGCTGACAGTGCTCACTGCTGCTGGGTGCGTCTGTGCCCCCTTCCCCTCCGCCCGCGCCCATGGAGCCCCCGACGTCCGCGCCCATGGAGCCCCCGACGTCCGCCGTGAACGAGAACTACGAGGGGGGCGGTCTCGCGCGGTCCCCGCCGTCGCCCGCGCTGGTGGGCCTGGAGGCGACCGTGGCGGCGCCCCCGGGGGGCTACCTGCCGCTCGCCCGCGTCGGCGGGGCGGGCGGCTACGACTCCGACGCGGGGTGCTACTACAGCGAGAGCGACAACGAGACCGCCGGCATGTTTATCAGGCGCGTCGGCAGGCGCCAGACCTCGCGGCGGCGCCGCCGCCAGTGCGCCCTGACGGTCGCCGGCGTGGCGCTGGTCGTGGCGCTGTGCGCAATCTCCGGCGTGGCCGGGGCGTTCCTGGCCCGCTTGCTGGGCCCGTAGCCCCCTCCCCGTAATAAACCGCGCATTCTCTGAACTCGCCAGCGCGTCCGCGTCCGCGTGTGCCCCCTCGGCCCCCTCGGCCCCCTCGGCCCCCTCGGCCCCCTCGGCCCCCTCGGCCCCCTCGGCCCCCTCGGCCCCCTCGGCCCCCTCGGCCCCCTCGGCCCCCTCGGCCCCCTCGGCCCCCGTCGTGTAAGCGGCCGCGGGGGGGGGGCAAAAGATTAGAAAACCCGGGCCCCCGCTCCCCCCCGCTCCCGGGGCTAAAAGAAAACGAGGCGCGCGACCGCGTCGGGTTTGCCGCCGCCGGGCGAAACGGCCTTTATTTTCCCGGCTCCTTTGGGGAAGCGGAGGGGGGCGCTCAGATGGGGGTCTCCCGGAGCGCGGCCGGGTCCCCGCCGCGGGGCCGGCGAGCGAGCGGGGGCGGCGGGAGCGGCGCCCGCCGCCCCCGGGCGCGCAGGTAGGCGGCGGCGGCCGCGTGGCGCGGAAAGAGCTCGGGGTCCGCCCCGGCCAGCTCCAACAGCGCGGTCCAGTAGCGCTCGGCGTCCGCGGGAGGCGTCTCCCCGATGCCGAGCCGGGCCTCGAAGAAGCGGACGCAGGCGCGCTCGTAGAGCTCTGGGCGGGTGCAGGCCAGCGCGTGGCCGAGGCAGCACCAGTAGGCGCAGAAGAGCAGGCGGCGACTGAGCTCGGCGTGCGCGGCGGGCGGCGCGGCGCCGAGCCCGAGGAGGTGGCGCCCGACGGCGCGGCGCAGCGGGTCGGCCGAGTGGAAGACGGGCGAGGGCCCGGCGGCGTAGCGCCGGAACATCTCGCAGAAGGCGCCGTGCACGCGCGGCCACAGGCCCTGGGGCGGGGGCTCGCCGCGGCGCAGGGCCTCGGCGGCCTCGGCGGAGGCGGCGCGCACCTCCTCGGCGAAGTCGCCGACGAAGCGCGGCAGGGACTCGGCGTGCTCTGGCGTGTCTGCGCGGGTGGGGTAGAGCCCGGCGGCCGCGTCGTCGAGGGCCATGGGGGAGACCGAGGCCGCGTCCATGGCCCGGGCGGCGAGGGCGCGAGGGGCCGGGAGGAGCGGAGCGCGCGCGGGGAGAGGAGAAGAAAGAGGCGCACGAGACGCGTTCGTTCCGTTTCGCTTTTTTATTAGGGGGCCTCGGCCCCAGGGGAGTGGCGGGGGAGGGGCTCGCGGGCGGCGTTGGCCCGGCGGGCGGTGCGGGGCGGGCGCTAGTGACGCGCTCTCTTGGCGGGACGGCCGCGGCCGCGGGCCTTCCTCTTGGCGGCGCTCCTGAGCACGGGCGGCGTCTCGGGGGAGGAGGAGGGCAACGGGGAGAAGGGGGGCCTCCCGCGGGCGGCGCGGCGGGCCGCGTCGCGGAGCACGGGCGGCGTCTCGGGGGAGGAGGGGGGCGAGCCGCGCCCCCGAGCGCGGGCCGCGTCGCGGAGCACGGGCGGCGTCTCGGGGGAGGAGGGCGGGTCCTCGTCGCTGTCGCCGCTGGTCCAGCGGCCGGTGGAGCGCGAGTCGGGGACGCCGCCAAAGCCCCCGTCCGAGTCGGACTCGGACTCGGTTTCTGACTCAGACTCGGAATCCTCCTCCTCGCCGTCGGGGCTGAACACGGAGCCGTCGTCGCCGGAGGGGGCGGAGGACGACGAGGCGGAGGACGGGGAGGGCGAGCCCTCGTCCGCGCTGACGTCGCACTCCTCGCCGAAGAGGGGCTCCGCGAGGGGCTCGGGGGGGTCGAGGAACCGCTGCTCGTAGCTCTCCTCCGAGTTGATGGCGCGCAGCGTGGCGCGCAGCGGAAGGCACTGCTCGGGGGTGAGCTGCAGCAGCGCCTCCCAGCACCGGCGCGAGGGGCGCTGGTGCATGTAGCCCATCGCGTAGAAATCCAGCGCGACGCGGCGCAGGGCGCGCGAGTCGCGGGAGACGTCGAGCGACGAGGTGGCGATGCAGCGGAAGAGGCGGTTCAGGCGCGCGGCGAGGCGGTTCACGTCGGCCCTCCAGGGCGGGGCGCAGAAAGCCCCGGGCCCGCCGGCGAGGCGCGGGGCGAGGGCGCGGGGCGAGACGGGATCCCCGTACTCCGGGTGGTCCGCCCCCCCGGGCAGGCTCGCGGGCGCGCGCACGCACTGGGGGGCGGAGCCGGGCGTGGGGGAGAGGGAGGCGCGCCAGGAGGGGGCGGTGGCGCCGGAGCGGGGGGGCGACGGCGACAGAGGCGGGATGAGGGGGCTGGCGGGCGCCCCCCGGGGGCGCAGGCGGCAGGACCCGTCGCAGGCTTCGCAGGGCTCGCCGTGGCGCGGCATGGGGATGGCGCTGGGGCGGGCGGCGGTTTTGGAGCGGGTCTGGGGGCTCGGCTGGCTCGGCTCGAGGGGCGGCGGTCCTAGAGGGGAGGGGCGGTTGTGGGCCCGGGGACGCGGCGGGGGTTTGGGCGGGCGGGCGACCCCCTCCCCGATTCCACCGGCGGGGCGCTCTCGCCCCCCCTCCCCCGGGCGGGTTCCCCGATCGTACCTCGGCCGGTGAGAGCTGCTGCGCGGCGCGGGTCCTGCGGCGAAGCGGGCGCGGGGGTTTCGTCCTAGAGCGGCGGCGTCGTGTATTCCTCCCGGTGCCGGGGTGCCCGAATATATGCTCCCCGCTCGGGGGGCCGCCCCCGGGTGGGCGGCCCCGGCTCCATGTGACTGGAAAGGGGGTGTAACGCATTGATCCGTATCGGCTCCCCTTTGGTCTTGGTATCGATATGGCCAGGCCTGATCGGAAGTGAGTCACGTGGGCCGATTTGGGGCTCGTGATTGGCCAAGAGCGGCGTTCGCACCAATCGCCAATAATATTATATATATATACTATTAGAACAAAGTGCGAACGCTCCGCGTTCGCACTTTTTATACAAACCCCGCCCCACCCGCGGGAGCGCGCGCGGTGCCCCGCCCCGCCCGCGGGAGCGCGCGCGGTGCCCCGCCCCGCCCGCGGGAGCGCGCGCGGCCGCTTTTCCTACCCGCCCCCGCCTCTGCGGTGGGCGGGAAACCCGCCGGAGGATCCTTTCGCTTACACTCCTCTTTTTTCGTTTCCTCCTCTCTCTCTTTCCCCCCCCCCCCCCCCCCCCGCGCTCCGTTTCCCTTTCCCCGCGCCACTTTCACCTCTGTTTTCGCTGTCTCGTTCTGCCCCCTCCCCCGCGCCACCCCGCGCTATCCATTGTAAACACCTGTAGTAAAACCCGCGTATTTTTTCGCCCCCCCCCCGATGCTGCCCGGGTGAGGCACGCCCACGCGCGCGAGGTGCGATTTTTTTGGCCCCCCCCCCCGGGCACAACCCGCGGGGAACGGCTCTGCCGTTCCCCGCGCGCCACGGGCGCTTTTTCCACTCAGCCGCAGCGCGTGGCGGAGCTGTTTCGCCTGCGCTCTCTCTGTATCGCCGCGAAGCGCGGGCCGCACGCGCTAGCGAGCGTTTCGCTCCGAGTCCCCGCCGGGGCGCTTGGCCCGCGCCTCGCCCCCAGGAAACACGCGTCGGAACACTCGGCGGTCGCGCGATGGAGTGGGCGTGTCACACTAGAGCGTGGGGGGGGGCAGCAAGCGGGAGTTGGGGGCATGTACGCCCCCCCTACTTGTGTTTTCCCACCCCCCTAGTGACGTGTGTGGGTGGCTTTCCGCTGTTTGCCGAGCGGTGGCGGCCGAGAGCCGGGCGCTGCTGTACCTATTCGTGTTCGCCAAGCAGATGGCGCTGTGCGTATTGTGTGTAAAGGGGAAAGGCGGGGGCGCGCGGTCTGTGTGCGCGCGCCCAGTTTTCTCTTGCGCGCCCCCTTCGGCCCCAAGCGCCACTGCAGCCGCTTGACACCCCCCCACCGCGCCCGATCTTGTCATCCGCGCGAGGGCGCTCGCATCCCCCACCTAGCGCCCCGGCGCCCCCGCGCGGCTCGCGCCGGCAAAATTTTTTCCCGTATAGCCCCGGAAGCGCGAGTCGCGCTCCGCCCCGTGCCCGCCCCGGAAGCCGCTCGTCTTTTTTTCCCACGCACGCGCACAGACCACGCAGAACGAGAACGCTTTTCGGTTGGTGAATCTTTAATGGTATGCTCGGAGTCCCGGAAACGACCGCCTCCTTCCGGGAGGGAGGTGACATGCGCATGCAAATGGCCCGCGCGCGGCCCGCCCCCCGCCCCCTCCGCATGCAGATGAGATGCGCCCGGCGACAGGGCGTGAAGACCGGCCCCGCCCCCGGCATGCAGATTAGCCGCGACCCGCATCTCCGGTTGGACGGGCGAGCTTCCGCGTGTGGGTTGGCCATGCAGATGGGGGGCATCCTACACCTGCATGGCACTGGAACTCCCCCATTCATGCAGATGAGGGATGCCTCGAACTGTCATGGCGCCTTGAGCCGTCCCCTCTCCATGCAGATGAGGGCCGCCCGCGGGCGCCCGTTGGCCCGGAGGACTTCCGCGCGGGCGGCGTATGCAGATGGGACGCAACCCGGGCCGTCCATTGGCCCGGGGCCGGATCGGCCCCCGGCTCCGGCCGCGCTCCAATCCCCGGCCGTCGAGTGGGCGGCAAACGCCCCCCAGAGAAAGGGCCCGCCCCATCGTAGCAGTATATAGTACCTGTTGCTCGCCCATCGTAGCATCGCAGACTTCGCGGGTCTACCGACTTTCAGCTCTACCCGAGATCCATCGCAGATCCTGCAGCCATGTCGAGCTCGCCGTCTATGCCCGGCTCTGCCCGGCCCGCCGAGGTAAGCGGCTCCCGCTCCCGAGCTTCTCCTCGCCGCCTCCTCTTCTCTCGCGTCCCACATACACGCCCGCTCCGGCCCCCTCCCCATCTAATTCACTACACCACCGCCCTCGGGGGAGGGGGGGGGGAGGGTGGGACGGGCGCGAGACACAGGGGAGGGGGGCGGCGGTCTTTGGCGGAGAAGGGCTTTTTGAGGGTCAACAGACCAAAGCCGCCCCGTACTGCTCATGGCATGCCGACTCTCATAAAGCCCACCCCCCGGTGTTGCGCGAAAGGGAAGAGGGGCGGGGGGGGGGGAAAAGAGAAAAAAAGAGAGACGGGGAAGCCGGTGGGATGGTGGTGTCTGCGGATAAACTGCAATTATTGGTGCCCGCGCCCCGCGGGGCGCGGGCCGAGGTAGGCGTCGGAAAAAGTTTACCCGCAAAACAACCACTACCCCGCGGACCTCGGTACACCTCAACGCGGCGGTCGCGGGGGGAGCGTGAGAGAGAGGGAAAGAAGGCCTCCCCGTAGCTTTCTCCGCTCTCCCTCTCTCCCCGCTCCTCCTCGGACGCTGGGGCGGGGGGGAGCGCGGGGAGGGGGGAACCGCCGGAGCGCGGCGGCCGCCGCCGCCGTTGATCAGCGGGCCGGGTGGTCCAAAGAACCCCCTGGGCAGGGCCACCCGCATCTTACAGCTCTACCAGGGGTGTCTTTGCCCACCCGCACCCCTCCGTTGTCGTCTTCGGGTCCGGGGTCTGGTCGGTCGCGCGCCGCCGCGGCCCGCCCGCGCCTCCCCGCCCGCTCCCGAGTCGCGCCTCAGCCGCTCGATTGTTTATTTACACTCAAACATTCCCATCGCAGCACCGCTCGCTCCTTCAAAACACACGCTCGCCGCCAAGTCGGCTCGGAGCCCGGGCTCCGACTTGGCGGCGAGCCGGGGTTCTTCGATCGCCATCGAGATGTTTCTCGAGGTGCGCGGCCGTGCCAGGGAACCCCCGCTGACGCAAGCGGCGGCTCCAGAGCGGTGTTTGTTACGTAACTGGAGGCGGGCCGCGGCGGGGGGAGACCCCCCGCCGAGTCGATTTTTCCGCCGGCCGCCGCGCCCCGACTCAAAACTCCCTCTCCGCTTTCGTACACACAGGTCGGGCGCGCTTCTCCCCGAGCCGCCGCTAGCGCCAGCGCTATCGCCGCCGCAGCGAGCGCCGCAGCGAGCGCCGCGCGCCCCGGCGCCGGGAAGGGGGGCCCGTCGGCGGCCATGGACAGCCAGAACTCCGGGTTCGGCGCCGGAGACCTGTACGACCTCATCGAGCGCAACTTCGAGGAGGACCTCATCCGGGCCGCCGGTGCCGCCGAGGAGGGCTCCCAGCAGCACCCCGACCTCCTCTACGGGAGCCAGGGGCTCTTCGGGGTGGACGACGATGCTCCGCTCGGCACCCCCGCCATCCCCGCCATCCCCGCCTCCCCGGCTCCGCCGCCGCCGGAGCCCCGCGGGGCGCCCAAGCAGGCCGCGCCGCCCACCAAGCCGCCCGCCCCGCCGACGGTGCCCTCGCCGGCCCCCGGCGGGGAGCCGGCGGGCCTAGCCGCGATGCTGAAGATGGTCCGGGCCGAGATGGAGACCACGGAGGTCGAAGGGGACGGCCTCGACAGCGAGACGGAGACCTGCCCGGGCTCGGCCACCCCTCCGCTCCCCGCGTCCGCCTCCCCGCCGTCGAGGCCCCCGCGCGCCCGGAGCGCCTCCTGCTCCTCGTCCTCGTCCGCGTCCTCCTCCTCTGGCTCCTCCGCCTCGGACTCCGCCTCGGACTCGGGCGCCGACGCCGCGCCCGCCCCGTCCGGGGACGGCGCCCGCCGTCCCCCGCCGCCCGGCTCGCGGCCGGCTCTCCCGCCCGGAGACCGCGTTCTGCAGTACCTCGAGAGCGTCCGCGAGGCGGCGCTCGCCCGAACCCTGGAGGCGCCCGACGGCGGGGCCCCTTCGCCCTCCCCGCGGGCCCCGCCGCCCGCCGCCCTCGGGGGCCCGCCGCCGCCCTCGGGGGCCTCCAAGAGAAAGCGCAGCCGGCCGGTGCCCGCGTTCCTCCAGGCCGCCCCGCGAACCCCGTCCCCGCCCGCCGATCGGTCCTCGCCCCAGCGGCGGCGGTCGCCGCCGCAGCCCTCCTCGCCGCCCCTGCCCCAGCAGCCGCAGAGGCGGCGAAGAGAAAGCTCCGGCGCCGGCCGCCCCTCGGGCCCGGGCCCCGACGCCGCCCGGGAGCCCGCGGCCGGCCCCGCGGAGCCCCTGCTGACGCCGGCCGGGGACCCCTGGCCGGGCTCCGACCCGCCGCCCAAGGGCCGCGTGCGCTACGGGGGCACCGGGGACTCGCGGGAGGGGCTCTGGGACGACCCCGAGATCCTGCTCGCGGCCGAGCGCTACGAGGCCGCCGGCGGGCCCGTGCCCGTCTACGTGCCGGAGATGGGGGACTCGGGCAAGCAGTACCGGGCCCTCGTGCGGCTCATCTTCGAGAACCAGGACGCCATGTCCTGGCTGCAGAACTCCAAGCTCAGCGGGCCCGAGCACAACCTGGCCCAGTTCTGCCAGAAGTTCATCCACGCGCCCCGCGGGCACGGCTCCTTCATCACGGGCAGCGTGGCCAACCCGCTGCCCCACGTCGGGGACGCCATGGCCAGGGGCGACGCGCTCTGGGCCCTGCCGCACGCGGCGGCCTCGGTGGCCATGAGCCGCCGATACGACCGCACGCAGAAGATGTTCATCCTGCAGAGCCTGCGCCGGGCCTACTCGGACATGGCCTTCCCCCGGCCCGAGGGCGAGGGCGCCCCCGCCGCCGAGCCCGGCTCGCCGCCGGGCCCCGGACCCGCCGCCCCCTCGCCCCGGCACGACGCCTCCTCCTCCTCCCCGACGGCCGGGGCGCCGCGCTCCCCGCCGCAGGCCCGGGCCCGGGTGCGCGACGCGTACGCCCGCGTCTGCGCGGCCCTCGGCGCGCGCCGGGCGCCCGGGGAGCCCGGGGAGCCCGGGGCGGCGCGGCGCCACCCCGGGGGCGCCCGGGTCAAGGAGCTGGGGGACGCCTGCGTCCTCGCCTGCCACGCCGCGCTGGAGGCGCTGCTCCGGCTCCGCGGAGGCGCCGCGGCCGTCCCCGGCCTCCAGCCCGGGGAGCTCCCGACGCCCGCCTGCCCCCCGGAGGCCCTCTGCGGCAACCCCGGCGGCCTCCGGGCCGCCGCCGCGGCCATCTACGAGCTGCGCGACCTGGTGGAGCGCGCTCGGCTCCTGGGCCCGCAGGACCCCGGCGCGCGCCTCGGGGACGACGACCTCCGCCTCGCGGTGCGCGCCGTCCTCGTGACGGCGCGCACCGTCGCCCCGCTCGTCCGGTACAACCCGGAGAGCGCGCGGGCCCGCGCCTCGGCCTGGACCCTCACGCGGGCCGCGCTCAGCATCCCCTCGCTGGCGGCCCGGCAGATGGCCGAGGCCGTCGCCGCGCTCCCCGGCGCGCCCCGGCCGCGGGAGGCCGCCGAAGAGGGCGAGGCGGACCACCTGCCGCCCCTGTGGGCCCACCCGCCGCAGCCCCAGCCGCCGGGCCCTCCGAGCCCGGCCGCGCACCGGGCCCCGTCCCCGGGACGGGGCCCGGCCCCCGCCGCCCCCTGCGCCTCCCCGGCAGCGGCCCGGGGCCTCCCCGAGGCCTCGGAGGCCGCGTCCCCCCGCTGCCTGGGACGCCTTCCCGAGAGGCGCCCCAGGCAGCGGGGGAAGCGCCGCTCCGAGCCGCCGCGCCCCGACGAGGGCACCGACGACTCGGAGGAGCGCGCCGGGGCCGCCACCCCGCCGGCACCCAAGCGCCGGCCCGGCGCCCCCCCGCCTCGCGCCCTGGGCCCCATGCCCGCCGGCGGCCCCGACCCCCGCGGCGGCTTCAGGCGCGTCCCGCGCGGCGAGAGCCACACGCCGGCGCCCGGCGAGGCCGCCCGCGCGGCCTACTGCTCCCCCGAGACCGTGGCCGAGCTGGTGGACCACCCGCTCTTCCCGGAGGCATGGCGGCCCGCGCTCACCTTCGACCCGGCCGCCCTGGCGACCGTCGCCGCCCGGCGCACGGGGCCCCCGGCCCGCGAGGGCGCCCGCTTCGGCGCGCTGGCCCCCAGCGGCCCGCTGCGCCGCCGCGCCGCCTGGATGCGGCAGGTGCCCGACCCCGAGGACGTGCGGATCGTGGTCCTCTACCACCCCCTGCCCGGCGAGGACCTGCTGGGCGGCCTCCCCGCCGGCGGCGCGGCGGGCCGCGAGGGCGGCCCCCGCTGGAGCGAGCGCAAGGGCGGCCTCTCGGCCCTGCTCGCCGCGCTCGGCAACCGCCTGCTCACCCGCGGCTCGCACTGCTGGGCCGGCAACTGGACCGGCCCCCCCGACGTGAGCGCCCTCAACCGCCAGGGCGTGCTGCTGCTCTCCACCGGGGACCTGGCCTTCGCGGGCTGCGTGGAGTACCTGTGTCTGCGCCTGGGCTCGGCCCGGCGCCGGCTCATCGTGCTCGACGCCGTGGACCCCGAGGACTGGCCCGCCGACGGCCCGGCCGTCGGGCAGTACCACCTCTACATGCGCGCCCGCCTCACCCCGCGGGCGGCCTGCGCCGTGCGCTGGCCCGCCGAGCGGGACCTCTCCCGGGCGGTGCTGACCTCGGGCTCGGTCTTCGGGCCCGTCTTCTTCGCGCGGGTCGAGGCGGCCTTCGCGCGGCTGCACCCCGGGCTCGAGGCGCCGCGCCTCTGCCGCGCGGGCAACGTGGCCTACGTGGTGGAGACCCGCGCCGGGGAGCGCACGCGGGTGCCCATGCCGCCCCGGGACTACCGCCAGCGCGTGCTGCCCGTCTACGACGGCTGCAAGGACATGGGCGCCCAGAGCCGGGGCCTGGCCGTCTTCGACCCCGACTTCGACGAGGGCGCCGCGCGGAGCCACCGCGCGGCCAACCGCTGGGGGCTGGGCGCGCCGCTGCGTCCGCTCTACCTGGCCGCCGGCCGCCGCGGCGCGCTGGACGAGTCCGCCGCGCCCGCGGACCTGCTGCCGCCCGCGCTGCGCGAGTTCTGCCGCGTGGCGCTGCTGGAGCCGGACCTCGAGGCCGGCCCGACGGTGCTGCGCGTCGGGGAGGAGCTGCCCGCCCGGGCGCCGCACGTCGAGTGGGAGCCGGGCTTCGGGGCGCGCTCCACCGCGGTGCTGGCGGCCGGGGCCGTGGAGATGTGCCTGCCCTTCGGGCGGCCCGTGCTGGAGGACGACTACCTGGAGACGGACGGCGCCGGCGGGCGCCGAGCCGACGTGGAGCTGGTCTCGGAGCGCCCCGGGCCCGCGGGCGGCAGCGGGCGCCCCGGCGCCGGGGCCCGCGGGCCCATCAAGATCGAGGTGCTCTCGGACGACGACGAAGGCGACGGCGGCGTCTTCAACCCGTACCTCTCCTGAGCGGGGAACCGGCGGGGAGGGGGAGAGGGGAGAGAGAAGAGAGAAAGAGACGGCGAGCTTCAGCACATCCGCAGCGATGTTCCACCGCACGCAACGCCGCCCGCCGCCCCGCCCCCGTTACTCCCCCCCCCCGCCGGGCGTGCCCCACCAGCAGCACCAGCACGCCACCCCCGGCACCAGCAGCGGCCGCGCCCCCCGGGAGAGAGTAGACTGTGCGCCCCGCCGAGGGCCAGGCGGCCGGGACTCCCTCCGCGGGTGGAGGCCCGCGCCCAAGCAATAAACCGTACCCGGCCCCTCGCGGCCGGGGAAACACAGCTTCGGTGTCCTCGCGTTTGCCTGGGGCGGGAGGGGCGGGAGGGGAGGGGCCTGGGGCGGGAGGGGCGGGAGGGGAGGGGCCTGGGGCCCGCCCCCGGCGCGGCGAAAGCCCCCGCCCACAGCCTCCCTCTCGCGCACAGCACTGGGGGGGCAGAGGGGAGTGTGGGAAGTGGGCGGTGGAGAGCGCGCCCTACACTCCCTGACTCCCCTTCCACCGCCGCCCACCGTCAGCGGCGTCACGAGCTCCACCCACGCGGCCGAGCTCCACCCACACGCAGAGCCCGCCCCCCGCAGCTGGCACGCGGCCGAGCTCCACCCACACGCAGAGCCCGCCCCCCGCAGCTGGCACGCGGCCGAGCTCCACCCACACGCAGAGCCCGCCCCCCGCAGCTGGCACGCGGCCGAGCTCCACCCACACGCAGAGCCCAGAGCCCGCCGCGGACCGCCGTTTCGGGCCCCCCCCAAAAAACAACCCCCCCCCCTTCAGCC